CATTAATGTATCTACATTAATAACTCCTTGAAGAGTACCGCTCTCTAATGCATATGCAATATTAAGAGCCATACCTGTTATCATCCAGGAATCATATAGATTTGTTGTATTACAATTCCAAGCATTAACTTTTTTACTCCACTTGTCATCATAAATACATTCAAAGTTAGAGTTATCTACAGTAGGTATTCTACCAGATGTGTCATCTATAACTTCATAATTCCAAAGTTTTGCTAAAAGAAGAGTAGATTTAATTGTTTCAGCATTATTAAGAGATTCATAAAAGTCTTCATGACTAATAATAAAATCTGCTTTTTCATAATCCCCAACAATTACAATGTCATGCTCTTTAGCAACAACTTTAATTCTATCTAGTGATACGGGACACTTAGGTAATACAAAAGCCCTCTTAAAAGTTTTCCAACTAAATGTTGTTTCAGTTAAAAGTTTGTCTTTTATATACTCATACTTGTCCGGATCTTGAACACATAATACTGGATCAACAGTGTCAAGATTTGAAGAAGATAGCACCCCATATACAGGGGCACTATCTAATCCAAAGTGTTGTAATACTGTTTGATCTAAATCTTGATAAACAGATTTACTTGCCATTACTTCATTGTCATTTTGATGATATCTGGATTCATCATCATCTTGTTAAACTTCTGTTTGTTACCATTAAAGATTGTACGTACTACCAAATACTTTAAGTCATTGGTGAAGTAATCCTTAGTAGAAAGAGAAATCAAACGGTCAGTTACTTTCTGACTAATTGTATTGTCTTTTGCATATACAACTGCATAGTTAGCCAAACGTGTTGCAAGAGTTGAAGCAATGTCCGCTCTGTAGTTATCACCACTACCAATACAAGACTTAAGTTCACCCAAGATGTATGACTCATTATCATGTGTCAACAAATCTTTAGGTGTAACCAGCTTGTCCAGTTTGTTATTAATAAATACAGTGAACATGCTTGCAAATGCATCTCCTACAGAACCTTCACCAATCATTTGGATCATACCTAAGTTATCCTCAAATGAATCAAAGCTAGAAATAGCATTGAAGAAAGTTGTAATAGATCTTGCATTAGTTTCAGTTGTAACTAATTCAGGATGCATCAACAAGAAGTTAATACAACGTGAGTCAATACCTGCTTCCTCTGCCCAACGTGCCCATACATTAATGTCAAACCTTAAGTTTGCAGTAATGTAACGTGTCTTTTGTGCAGCATCTACAGAATTAACCATGTAATCACCATTGTCCGGGTTTGATGTCAAGATGATGTGCCAATCTTTTGGAAGAGACCATGAGATATAAGTCTGACGGTCAATCAATTCCATAACCGCTTGAATAAATCTCACATCAGCACGGTTCCAGTCATCAAGTAATAGAATACCTCCTTCTTTTTTATCTGCAATCCATTCAGGAGCACAGTAAGACATTCTGTTCTTACCTGTCATCTTATATCCATTCTTTAGATATTCAGATACAGCAAGTTCATCCACCCAAATTCCTACTTTCTTAACTACAGTTCCAGCCATGTTAGCTAGATCAGAAGAAGCTGCTGCTCTTTGAGCTGCTGTGTAATTTACTAAATCTGGAGAGTTTGTTGGCATAGCCTGTTCTTTGTACATCTGAAACTGACGTACAGGAAAACCTACTAAGTCACCAAGCTCCTCAATCTGTGCTAAGTTTAACTTTACAAAATTTAAATTGTGTTCTTGAGCAAGTTCAACAACTGTTGAAGTCTTACCAATACCTGATTCACCCATAACTTCAATAGCAACCGGTGGTTTGCCTTGAGCTTGCAAGAATCTGTTGTTGTTAATAATGTGGTTTACGAAACCTTTGAGATCATCAATGTTTAAATTTACTTGTGCCATAATTGATTAGTTTAATTGAATTGTTTTACCAGGTAAATGTTCTGTCTTATGAGATCTGCTACTAAGAACCCATAAAGTATTCTTAGGACAGTTCTCAGGAGAACTACATTCACCATCTGTTAAATATATAAGAGCTGTATAACGCCCATGGTCATTAAAATGATTAATTACTGGTTGGAAATCAGTGCCTCCGCGGCCTTTGATGTTCCAATCTTTTTTAGGATTAAAGTCTTCAACAGAATTAATCTGAGTATCACACTGTGCAACTGTAATCTTGTGACCAGTCTTATGCATGTGATGTAACTCATTCATAAATTCTTTAAGTTCATCACTACTTACAGATCCAGATGTATCTACACCTACAAGTATGTGATTCTTATGTTTAATCTTCAATCCGGGATTCTCACTGTATCTTTTATTATACTTTCTTCTGAGCTTCTTTGTAAAGACAATGGATGAATTCCCAACAAATCTTCTGAGATAAGCTTTCCAATCAAACTTTGGAGGTTCAATTGTAAAAAGTCTTCTAAATATCTCAGCTAACTCACCAGGTAAATGACCTTGTCTTTTCTCTGTTTGCTCAGCTGCCTCCTTAAGCTGATGATCAATCTGTTTTTCAATAAGCTTTTTTTCAGCTTCTGATAAATCATCAAACTCTTGCCAAGTCTTGTGATCATAAATACTTTCACCGTCCATTTGAGACATAATATTCTCAAGTGTTTCTGAAGTACCATTATCACGTGCTTGTTGAAGTAATTCATAATAAACTTTTGTACCGGCCTTAGCAGGAAGATTCAACTCTGGAAACTGGTCAAGAGTTAATCCACCTTCAGGTAAATATTTGCTATCAATATATTGATTGATCTCAAGATCAGCTGCAATATTAAATAGTCTGTGGTCCGGATACATATCCTTTACAGTCAAGTGACCAAAAGCAATATGCAGAAGCTCATGCTTCAAAAGACCTGTTGTATGTTCTTCAGATAAGGGATCAACAAAATCTGGATTTATAGAAAGCTGTACACCAATACCGTGTTTACTAACACCTGCAGTAGGAATATCTTTTCTATATTTTTTGTTGAGACCAATCAAGAACAAACCATAAAAAGGTTCTGTGAATATCAATAGCTTAGAAGCCTTTGATATTTTGTCAATTACGTTTTGCATTTTTAGGCCATTTAACTTTTACATGTACACCATCTATGGGTAGCCCAAGACTATCCACTGAATTATAAACTAAATCTGTAACACAATTGAAGAAGTAAGTTTTCAATGTCTCATCTCCAATTAGTTCAGGATTAGTTTTAATTTCATCATAGATGTTATCAAAACTCAATAAACTTAGATTATCAAATCCAAATTTGTTTAGGTAATCACGTCTCCTATGAGACTGGATACCTTTAGAAAGAAGTTTTACATACACTGAATCCAAGTTTAAGTTTATGATATTACTTACAGCAATCTCAAAATCTTCTTTCCCGGCATTAAGCATGCGTTGTAACTCCAACAATTCTGCTAGTTCTAATTTTGTATCAATCATTTATTTCTAATGTTTTCTTCATCCAGTCTGGACGAACCTTGGAATTTAACTGAACTATCCATTCTTTTGCAGAAGGAATGTAATTGTTACAATCCTCCTTAACATGTTGTTCTCCAACATATCTTGTGTATACTGTTTTACCATCTGAGTTGATAAAACTTTTTCCAAATAATTTTTCTGCTTCAAAGATCCCTTCAGAATGGTGACGGAAAAGCCTATGATTTGAATGACCAAGCCAAGACTTGGTTTCATCAAACCACTCATGAATATGTAAATAATCTTCAGGTTTTCCTCCCCATTTCCTTGCAGAGCTTTTAGCGTGCAAGTTTGGATGGGCCATTAAATATCAAATATAGATAGATCTTCCCAAGAGTATTCTTCTACAGTTCTCTGACTATACTCTACATTAGCAGTCATAGTATCAAGATCAATAGTAATATTACCAAAACCACCCTCATTGTTATACCAATCAGCACCTTCAATGGCGTCATCAATAAACTCATAGCAGTCATTTTGTAATAAGTTATACTCATGATCAGTCATGTATGAATTACTAACCATATCTCTTGAGTAATGATATTTTCCTGTGACATCATAATATAGTAAGTCATCAATATCACCACTATCTCCTGATCCAGAGAAAGTAATCTCTATTTTATTTATTCCTTTGTCTTTTAGCTTTACCAGAATTGGTAGGATTTGTTGTGATAGTTTTGCCATTAGGATTTATTTCAATTATTACTCCTGGATTTACCTTGTCATATTGATAATCAAAAAACACAGGTTTAATGAAATCAACATTGTCATCTTCTATCCAACCAAATGTGACCATGTCATCTTGAACGGTCTGGGCTGGATTAATATAGTCAAACTTATGTTTGGTACCTCTAATAAATGTAAGGCCTATTTCCACAGGAAGTGTGTGTTTAGCTAATTCAGCTTTGAATGCATCAGCATATTGTACATAATAATTCTTTGCAGTCTTTCTGTAATTAACTACTGTTTTACTGGCAATAAAATATTTGCCGGTCCAACGTCTACCATTCTTTGATGATGGTACGTTTCCTGGTATAAAAAACTTCATACTTTATATAATGCTTCCTTTAAAAGCGGTTTTAAATGTTGATGTGTTTGTTCAAAGCCATGTTCTTTAACGGCATCTGATATGTCTTTGCATATAGTTAGGGCTGTTCCATTGATATTATATGCTTTTGCATATCTTTCAATAGCCTTATGTCCTGCATCATCATTATCAAATAAAGTTATTATCTTCTTGTACTTTGTCTTAAGATTCTCAATGATATAAGCTTTAATAACTGTATTCTCACTGTCCGGTGCTATAACCTCTATGTTATAACCAAATCCTTTTAAGCACATTGCATCTTTCAATGAAGAGCAAATAACTAAATAGGGTTGGTCATACTTAAGTTGATCAAGACCTTGAATGTGTGATTTAAGCTTATGGAACTTGTGCTTCTTCTTAAATGGTTGATAGATCTTATATGGGTTACCGTCTTTATCACAGTAAGCATAGATGTGCTCACCTTCAATTTTTAATTTACTGACAGTACCATCTTCTTCCTTAATCATATTATAATACTCAACAGGCTTGACATTAAATTCTTCAAGCATTGTCTTTCCTATTCTATAACTTAACCAATAAGCAGAGTCTAAAGTATTCCATTCTCTTGGATTAACATAATCCAGTTCCCACTTAGTGTGTGGGTTAAGCTCAACAGATTCTTGACCTTGATTCTTTATAAAGACATTATAATCATGGACAAGTTTATCACATGCTGTGGCATAATCAATGCCAAATAGCTCCATGACAATGGTAATCTTGTTACCAAACTTACCAGTTGAGAAATCTTTAAATAAATACTGCCTCTGTACTTTATCTACATAAATGCAGAAACTAGGAGTCCTTTCTGAAGGATTCCATGCAGATTTAATTTTGATATCCTGACCTGTAAGTTTTTCATTAAGACCTAAGTAATACTGAAAAGCCCAATAGCTTGGAACCTGGTTTACTTCAACAATAACGTTTTTTGTACTGAACATAAATTAAAGAGGGAAGGCCCGGAGGCCCTCCCTTATTTAACTGATTACTAATTATAGATCAAAATCATCTCCTGAGTTACCTGAAGTAGGCTCAAACCCAGAAGTTGCTGCTGCTTCTTTTTTAACAAGCTTTCTTACATGCTCATCATAATTGAAGGTCAACAATCTACCTGCAGTAGAACCAACTGCTTCAAGTGGTAAACCTGTCTTAGATAAACGTGGCAAATGTAAATCTACATTTACATAACCATCATTATTTTCCCACTCACGGCCACCAATACAAGCATTAATGTACTCAGTATTTTTGAAGATTTGCTTACATGCATTTGAAAACTGCTCAAGTGAGTTAGCTTCAATCATATCTACTTCATCTCTCTTACCGGTAACATCTGCTAAGAAAGCAATTGCTTTTACCATCTCATCTGCAGCTACAATCTTTCTACCTGTAGGAAGAGTTGTATCTTTATAAGGATAAGGAGACATTCTAACACGTCCAACCTGACCTTGATAACGTGGTCCATTCTGATTGTCTGCATCTACCAAGAAACCTTGGAATTCTCCACCAACTGGTTCTGTTTCTACATTTAAAATGATATTAAATGCTTGTGGATCATAAGGGGTAGCATCAAAGCTCAAACTGTTGATTTTTACTTTGTGATTACCTGGTCCAATTACTGGACTTACTCTGTTTGCTGAAACGTTTTTTGTACTAAACATGTGATTTGATTTTTAAAATTTAAAGTTACTATTCATTTTCATACTTCTGGATACATTCTTTAACAAGTTGAAGATCATTTTCAATGAACTCCTCCTCAAACATACCCATTGGGGATTTACAGGTATTCTCACCATCTGTTTGTGTTGCAAACACATAGTTAAGCTTACCATCATCTTCTTTAATTACTCTACCAAATAAAACAATTGAAAACAAACCTTCTAATGTAAGAGAGTTGTCAATCATTTTACCTACAGTTTTGGCTTTGATTCTACGTTTACCATTGATATCAGTGCTATCCTCTGAGTGTGTTAAAAAGAACACATAGAGATCATCTCTGAGATCTTTTGGTGCTTTAGCAACTGCTGCAAGATTTGCTGCAATAGAAGTAAATTTATCATAACCCTTCTCAGCTGCTTTGTCAAAGTATTCAAAGCTTGACATATATTGCCAGTCATCAATAACTAAGTTCTTGATGTGTGGCATCTTCTCACTAACATGCAACATTGCTTTCAATACACCTGGACCAGAGGAAACACTCAATAGATTTCCTTTAGGATTTTCTTTATCCAAAGCTGTGTATTTGCTTTTCCAACCTTTAAAAGGTAAAGGTTTGTTAGCAATGTTAATGATTACCGTTTCACTAGGATTTAAGTTCCTAATGGATGTTGATTTACCTGAGCCTGACTCAGCAATTACTAATACACTTTGTGCCATATTTACTTGATTTACTGTTTACTTTTTCTTTTCTAGTCTGCTTTCAATTCTTTCTATTGCATTGGCAATTCTGTCTAAAGCATCAACTATACCTCTGTAAGAGAACTTCTCATCTGGATCAGGTAATTCTTGAAGATTCAAGATTTCCTTTACTTCAGAAGCATGTCTGTTAGAAGCATCATTAATAACTTTCAATTCAGCTACAGGGATCAAGTATCTTTCAAAGCCTGCATTAGAAGTAGTAAGTTCATACTCTTCTTTCCAATATGGATTATTCTTTAGAAGATACAATGTTCTTTTTGGATCTTCAGAATCATAATCAATACTTACAAACTCAGTATAGATATCCTGACTTTTTTGTAATTCACTAGGAAAGAAACTGATATACAAATCATCTTTCCCTGGGGGTCTATAAGCCATCTTTGGAATAAACAAAGCATCTGGCATTCCTGAAGCATCAAAGTAATCTTGATGTTCAGATCTTAATAAATTGACTTTTGATTTTCTTTCTTCTGGAGTCATTTGTTTTTCTTGATTTTTAGTACTTATCATCGGGTTTGTGTTGGAGGAGTTGGCATTTCCATAATTTCCATTTGTGCAAATAAGCCTTTGAAAAAGCTCATTCTTGTATCACCATTACGTGCTTTTAAGAAATGTAGAACCAAAGTTGCATCATCTTCAATGATATATCTATCAGGACCATAATATCTAATCTTTTGTTTAGCAGGTCTATTAATACCAATCAAAGTATCAGCATGCTGTAACATTGCATCTGAACCAAATATATCTGATTCTAATATGTAGTTACCATACTTCCCATCTACAGCTCTATCTGGATTATCAATATTTCTATTAAGTTGTGAAAGCACAATAAATAGAACAGGGTAATCCCTCTTTGTTTGTGTAAAAAATTCTCCTAGCTCAAATAGCATATCTAAGCTATTGTTTTGATAAGGTGCTCTCTTTACCAACATTGTGTGGTCAAGAGTTATAATAGTCTTCTGTCCTTTATGAGCATCCATGTACATATCAATCTGCTCACGCATTTGATTGACAGTCATAGGTGTACTAATAATATCAACAGGATACTTAACTCTTCCTTTTGCATACTCATGACATTTGTTCAAGACATCATTAGTTAGTTTAGAACCGGCACTACATAATTCTTTGTATGTTTTACCAGTGATTGATGAGAACTCTCTTAAAGCAGATGTTCTACCAACCATCTCAAACTGAAATTCTAAAGCTCTGAAATCATCATTGGGATTCAGTGAAAATGATTCCCTGATAATCTGATCTTTAATTAGAGTTTTACCTGAACCAGGTCTTCCTCCTATTACAGTAAGTGTATTCCATTCTAAACCATCTGTTGTAGCATCATTGAACTTGGGCCATGGTGTATATATAGACTTTTCAAGTCCAGCAGATCTTTTCTGCATATACTTAAGGGCTTCATTGAATGAAGCATATTGCCCGTTCCAGGCTTTTTCTGGTTTACTCATACTACTCTTTCTGTAAAATGCTGTGTATCAGTTTGAACTCCATCTCTTACCATATCACAATAGTCAGCTAGTGTAGACTTTTTGACTTTGTGTTTGTCTTGTTTTGCAATGAAGTATTGACTTGTTTGCATATAGAGATAATTATTTGCTCTGTATTCATCAACATACATCTTAGTTGCTTTGTGTACTTCCTCCCAAGTATAATCAAATGCTTCAAAGAACCATCTAAATGATTCTCCAAGAGCCTTTGTATTATTTCTTGCTGGCATACCGCTTGGTAACTTACCTTTTGGAAAGGTGTCTCTGTACAACTCAATCTGTTGTACAAATTCTTTTCCCATCAGTTGGATGTTAGTTTTCTTTTTAGCCTTAACAAAATAATTATCTAATAAATAAATGAATGCCATACCCTTTTCTGTGATAGTTATTACTCTACCAGTATCACTCAAATCATATGTAATAAACTCAGCATTAATGAGTTCATGTATACAATCTTCATGCTTTACAAAAGGACATTGAACATTTTCTCTGACAGAATATAAGAACAAGCACGTGTTGGGTGTAATCTTATATTCTAGTATTTTCTGTAATAGTTCCCACATTTTTTAGCTATCAAATTTACCAAATTATACTCTCTTTTCCAAGCTTATTGAGCTTTTTGTTTATAGTGTTGAAAAGATCATTGCTATCCCAATGACCTCCAGTGTATGCAGCTGATGCAGGATGGCTAACCCGGATAACATCCAGATTATTAAGGTATTGTGACCATTCTTCAGCTTTCTTACCGAGAAGAACGGCTATACAATCCTTATGACGTCTATTAACATAATCAAGGAAGAATGCAGTAAAGCCTTTCCATATATGATAATGAGAACCAATCTCTCCAACTCTACAAGTAAGTGCTGTATTCAGCATAATTATACCCTGTCGGGTCCATCTTTGCAGGTTTGGGTCTCTTTCATACCCTTCCGGGTATAATTTTTCCACCTCACTAAAGATATGTCTTAATGAGGGTTGTTCTTTCATTGTTTTACTACAACTAAATGATATTCCATCAGCAACTCCTGCTTGAGGATAAGGATCTTGACCAATCATAATAACTTTCACATTATTAGAAGGACATGTAAGAATACCATTAAATGCTTCACTTATTTTTGGTGTGAATTTATGACCAAGTGTGTGTTCTTGAATTAATTCTTCCATCAAAATTTGAAACTCAAATTGATCCAGGAAGAACTCTAAAGCCTTCCAGTCATGAGCAATCATGATCTTTGAAAGTTTTTCTTTAATGTCTGTGATGTTTATTGTTTTTTCCATATATTTGCTTTTAAATCATACAATTATGTCTGAAGAAAAATACTCTGCGGGAGAAGTTTATGACTTAACCCAAAATCTTAAGGGATTAGAAATTAATACAGGTTTTATCCTAGGTCTTGAAAGGATTCTAGTTTATTTCCTAACAAAAGTCATTGAGGATAAGTCTACTATACCTCCAATGTTTAAGAAGTTTGAGGAGTTATTATCTCCTAATACAGCGGGGAATCCACCTCAATTAACTGAGATGGAAGCCCACATCTATACTTTATTTGCTTTGCAACAACTACTTAGAGCTTCAGCTTATGATCAAAATCTAGTTAGAAAAGTAGAAAATGCTATCAAAGATGAAGATATCAAAGACTTCTTGAAAGCATACGTTGAAAACAATGCTGATGAAGCAAAGTCAATGTATGATAAAATGCAACAAGACTTATCATCTAAGGTTTAAGTTGTTAAAGTCACCAATTTCTATACAGGCTTGTATAGCAAGGTTTAATTCTGATTTGTCACAGTCTGCAAATGATTTGCAATACTCAGTGTTATTTCTTGTGAAGCACAAGCCTGATTGACGTTTTACCATAAGTTTGATTTCTTCAAAAGTATAGCCAAGTTCATTGGCTATCTCTCTACACATGGCATGTATTCTAGCAAGCTGTGCATTACTACCTTTATCTGTAGTAACCCCAATAAATAGATCTAAATGAGCACCATCTGGGATGGATTTCAAGAAGTTTTTAAACCTTGTTTCATTAGCCTTTAAGGGAAAATGTAATTCACCGTCCTTGACGGTTAGTTTCATGTAAATATTGTCTCTCATATACTGATTGTGACATGAGTTCCCGGTTGTTCATCACCTGGATCAGAGATAATTATGATGTAGTTTTCCATTTTTAAAGTAGTTTGTTTTTTTCTTTTCAATCCTAGCATTAATATAGGTAGAATCATAGTAATTTACTAATTCAGTTACCCACATCAGTACGTCAGCAATTTCATCTTCAATCTGTTGATCATTCATTGCACCTTTTTTATTGATATTTTGCATAAGTGCAGTAGCAAGTTCACAACATTCTTCAGCTGCTTTTCTTTTTGTGTACTCAGCATCAAAAAATGTTGCAGAAGGATTTAAGAAATTATCAATTGCACCTTTTACTTTTTCAATCATAATTTTTTAGTTTAATAGTAAATAACTAATAGTAATACCTGCTAAGAAATGCAGAATAGAATAATAAATTAATTGTTTTACTGTACTTTTAGTACACTCTAATTCTCCAATATAACGAAGAACACTAATTGGTGTTTTAATGTAGTCTTCTTCAGCATTTTTTCTAAAATAATCTAAATCTTTTTTCATACTTCTGGAACAAATAATATTTTTTTAGTATTCCAAAGGACTCTTCCTTGAGAATCTTTCATATACTCTTTTTCATTGTGAGCTTGAATACGGTATTCTTGCTTACATCTTGAACACTCCACGTAGTTATCTTCAACATCACCTCCATCTGGTTCATAATCTTCAAAGATCTCATCAAGATCTTCTATATTTTTATGACCACATGAACATGTGAATTTAACAGATACACTATAAGTTGTTTGCTCTTCACAAGTAAAAGAACCTTCAATTGTTTTCTCAGCATTTTCTTCTCTTTGTTCAGCTTCTTTAATGAGTTTGATCATCTCTAGATTACCAAACTCAGGAGGGACAATTTCATTTCCCCTATAAAATTTACCATCTTTTAATATCAATCTCATTATCGTTATTGTTTATTGCTTAGGACCTTTTTGTGCTTTCTTAACAGCTTTATCTACATAGACACCTTTTGTATGGCATGATTTAGATGTGCTGCATGATACCAAAATGATACCTATAATAATTGCAATTAGTTTTTTCATTGTTCTTGTTGTTTAGTTATAATATTCTACTACTTCATAGTGAGACATGTGCCCACAATTAATACACTCTAATTTGTCACAAGACTCATGGTGTACTGACAATGACTCATGCCCGCATAAGTCACACTTAATAAGAGCACTTACCCATCCTATTTCTTGTTCCTCACTCATTATTTTCTTTACTTAAATCTTATTGAGTTCTCTACTTTGATGAACTCTTGTCCACAACTTTCACAATACAAATCATGATGACTAAATTCAATTAGATTTGCTTTAAAACAATTAGGACACATTATACCGGAGTCAAATACTGAAGCCTGTTCAATTTGTTCTTGATCAGCTTCTTGCTCCCTTACTTCCATAAAAATTTCTTTCATTTTACCCATAGTTAATACCTTTATGTTTGATTACATAGTGATACAACCATCCACAGTCATCATCTTCATGTTCCTCTTCATGAACAGCTAAATATTCAGGAAGGACCTGTTGGATTGCTTGCATGTCTGTACGTCTCCAATAGCCAAATCTAAGATTAAAAAAACCGGCAGAATCAGAATCAATCTGAAAACTGCCGGCTACATTATAGATTGCCTGGAATACCTCAAAGTCTAATCTCATACTACCACAGTTGTTATTTTTTCTTGATCTAATCCTTCTAGTGCTTTATCTACCCATTTCTCATCTATAGTATCTTTATAACACAGGATATGACAAGTAGCTACCTGAGTTGGATTAAGTCTTAATAGACGGCCAATTCTCTGAGCAGACTTTCTTTCATTGCCATAAGCATGCATTATGATACCAACTTTAAGATCTGGTACAGTAACACCTTCATTAAGCTGCATTACACAAGATAGTTTTTGTATTCTACCATCCTTAAACAACTGAAGATTCTCATCAGATTTAGGATTAGTAGAATGATAACTATGCTTACATATTCTATCAGCTTGTTCTTGAGTATTGGCAAATATGATACACTTGCTACTCACCTGATCTAAAATACTTTTAAGATAAATCTCTTTGGTATTATAGTCCATCATTGCTCTCATTCTAAGAATAGAAAAGAACTGTAATTGTTTTGGTGTATTTGCTGTAGCCAATTGCTTGGTCAGATAATCATAGTCATTCTTTTCAGAAGTATACCATACACCACCATTTTTATTCTTCTTCTTGAATGCTGGCAGTTTACTCAAACTAATTTTGTGAACATAAATTCTGTAATCATTTAGAATTTTTTGGTCTGTTGCTTGATCTACAGAAAACTTAAATACAATAGGACAGTATTTATAAACCATTCTATATTTCTCACTGGTTTTTCTAACAGGTGGTGTTCCTGTTAAACCTAGAATCTTACCTTGAAAGTTTTCAAGAAAAGTTTCATGAGTATCCAATAGACTGTGGCATTCATCTAAATAGACAATGTCATAATCAGTAGGATCCTGTTTGTTTATAGAAAGATATGTGCTAAATACTATATGCTTGCTTAACTTTTCTAGATTCATTTTCTTTAGTTCATCTTCCCAAGAGTCTTTAATAGACAATTTGGGTATTACAACTAATACCTTTATGAGAGGGTGGTAGTTTTTCATTAGATGTTTAATAGCAATTCTAGTCTTGCCAACACCCATAGAAATACCAACACCACATCTTTGATACTTTTCTATCTCTTTTAATGCTTGTTCTTGTACTGAATCTTTTTTAGTTACCATTTGATAAATGTTTTAAAATGAATAAGAAGATCTCTTCCAGGCTCACCCTGGTTGTGGATTTGATTGAACATAGTTTACTGTTCACCTGTTGTAAGTGCACTACAGAGCAGGGTCCATCACATTATACCTTGAGGCATTTAAAACTTATTGGGTAATTACTCCCATAAGTCAAGGTTTCTTTCAACGGTGCTAATCTGTCTTATGTAAGAGATCTTTCTTACTCATAGTAGCCGGGATGGGACTTGAACCCACACGAGCAAATGCTCAAGAGATTTTAAGTCTCTCATGTCTACCTTTTCATCACCCAGCTAGTGTGCTGTCTTTCCAGCAGTCATAGCTTTTCTTACAGCTAACCGTGTTCCCTTATCTCCAGAGACCAATAGCACCCGTTTATACTTTGGGTACACCAAGTGCTTGTCTTTCCAAGCTGTCACGATTTTACTAGTGTCAGACAATTGTTTTGCCTCTCATTACCTCACTAGTTTTGGGGAGCCTCTACCTGATTACTGGCATCCATTCCTCCGAGCAGGGGAAAATTTCTTTGTTTCATCTCTTCATCAAGAGCTTGATCTGGACTATAGATTTTGTTGCATTTACCACATATGTGTGCTTCACCATCTTCAGTCCAAGTATTAATATACTCACCTTCTTTTATATGAGGTGAACATGTTTCACAATTACAGGCATTCTGAGTTCCACAATGGGGACAATAAAAAGCTCCTAACATATTAATAATTTTGTGATCCCATCTGGACTTGAACCAGAAACCTACAGCTTAGAAGGCTGTTGCTCTATCCAATTGAGCTATAGGACCAAGTATTTACTCTTTTTCTAGGTCTCTAAGAATCTTTTTAAGGATAGATGAAAGCATGTCTTTTCTTTGTGATTCAAAGTCATTGATTTTCTCTGCTAAATATTGTGTTGTTACAAATATAAGCTCTGAATAGCTAAGTTCTTCAGCTAATTTTTGAGCAATGTGACTTGGTTTCTTATTACCTGCTGTTACAACTTCTATTGCTATTTCAGATAACTTTCCACTTAGTTCAGCTAAATGGGATTCAGAGATTCCTAGAGCTTCAGCAATATTTTTTGATTCATGATTAAATTCCATAGTTAATATCTTGATTGTGAATAACCTAATTCCTTTGCTTCCTCTGGATTTTTTTCTATCCAGTCATGACAATTTCTACATACTGAAAGCCAGGTAGAAGTATCCAAGTGATACTTCCCCCTACCTTTCATGTGGTGAATGTCCGTAGATCTAAGAGTACAGTTAAAGACTTTAGCTTGACACATGGGTAATTTGTCAAGATGAATTTTTCTCAACTTTGAATAATCAGAGTTGGTCTTTACCATTTTCTTAGATACTTTGTTTAGGGACATTACCTTTGAGTGTTAAAAAGTTTTTTGGTAGCAAACCTTCAGACATAAATTTTAGTATTACATCTTCATAGGTTAAGCCTAGATCTTTTAAAGAAAGTGTATTCTTATATTCCGGAATGTACTCTTCTGCCGGGATATCAATAATTGCTCTGACATTTTCTCCAAATAGTTTATAAAGATAATCATTTATTCTCCTGTTAGAAACAGTTTGTTTCCAAATGTTGAGAACATCTTGGCCTCTTTGCCATACTTTTTTGATTCTTCTTTTCTTGTCCCAATGGAGTTTAGCTTGTTCTTCCAGAGTATAAACATTTAAACCATGTAACACACGTTTAAATAAAAAGTGTTGATGAGGATTAAGCTTAGTGTAATCTAATTTCATCAAATCTTCTTTGGTGTGTAGTTGATACTCTTGAAGTAAGCCATAATAAGCATACCTTTCTTCTCTTAACTGTAAATAGTTAATGTCTTGCTGAGTTTTCAGCTGTTGAATTTGTTCTGGATTTAGCATAAGTTTGGTTTTAAGTGTGTGTCTATAAAGAAAAAAAGGGCAGCATTACTGCCACCCTTTTAATCAAATTGGTACTCTAAAATTAAAGTTCAAATGTATCTTCTAGATCATCTACAATAACTTCTTCTACTGCATCATCAACTTCTTCAACGTCATTTGAATCATCTTTCAAATCAAATGCTTCTTGAATAGTTGCTGTTGCTACTGCAGAAACTTTGTTGATATTAGAAGTAGCACCATTTGCACTACGGATTGCATCAACATTGTTATGTTGTACAAACTCATCTTGTTCACTTGGATCAGCTGTATAATAAGTGATTCTATAAATAGGCTCACCATAGATACAACATACAATTCCTGTGTCACCAGCAATCTTTAAGTGCTGATCAGGATTTTCTTCACTGAATGGAGTGGTAGATTCTTTAACTACAATCTTACCTGGAAGTTCCATTCCCTTGGTAAAACCAAACATTTTCAATTCTTCCATTTTACCTTTAAGAAGAGTTGTCATCTTTTGAGTTTTTAACCAACCTACATTCTTAAGATTAGCAGGATTAGATTGAATCATTGTGCGTGATTGTTGTAAGACTACAAAACCATACTCAGGATTGTTTTTGCTTTGGCGGATAACCATACCGTTATCATCAGCCAATACTGTTACTGGGCTGTACATGTTTTTTAAAATTTTAAGTGAATTGATTAAATGAAATCCCCTTCATCTTCGGGGAAATAGTATGGGTCAACCCTATTACTTAGAAGATCTATATCATCTTCTGATAGAAAAACTTCTTCTTCTTCTTGACTTATATCTTCCAATGCTATTTCAACATTTTTAGAAGAGTACAGGTTGTAAAAGGGGTTAACACAATCTTTAGTATAGGCAATACCTAATGAATTCAAATCTTGAATGTCTTGGTCAGTCATATCAAGATATTGTTCAACTGAGAGCTCAATTATACGTCCATTAGGAAGCTGTAAAATCATTTTGACTAATGATAAATTAGATCAAATATATAATTTTACTAATTGAATTCAAGCTGTTACATTAAAATATTACATGAGACTTGTAAAATAATTAGCATTAATATAGCTATCTCAATATTAATAATTTACCTTTTCTGGTTAAATAACCTTTAGTTTTTAGTTCTTTGATGTATGCAGATACTTGAGATACACTTTTATCACTTATATCCGCCAGTGTACTTAAAGACGGAAAGCATTCTCTTTGCTTGTTTGCATATGTACTAAGTATGGCATACAATCCTTTTGCTTGTAAACTAAGATCAGGGTCTGTCATTATATCTTTTGAAACTATACCAAAGCTATGGCTTTTTTTGAACATATTGTTCAGCAATTAAACTAAAGGCTTTGTTGAAGTCTTCTTCTGCAATTAGTTCCGGGTTATCCCAATTATACTTGGTAGACATCCATCTACCAAATGTGGGAATTAATACATCATTCACTGATGTCATCTTCTTCAAGGTCAGATACTCTTTCAAGTGCTCTGTCAATAACTCTGGGGATATATGTGCCATTGTAATGAGGGATTTGAGATTTTTCAATTTTAATCATCTCAAATATACTCAAACTATGCTCATATGGTGTTTCTTCCCCATAAAAAAGATTACATTTCATGCTATGATGGTAACAATCATGTTCATTATGCCAGTCATTACTCTTTATGACTTGGCCAAAAACATAACCATCTTCAATAAGTCCAAGATCAATAAGCCTATCTTCAAAGAAGTGTTTGCTCTTATGACCATATGGGACTTTCACTTTGAAATAATCATTAGGCTCAAAAATGGATATCCTATCCTCTGTAAGCAGCATGTTGATTATACCATTTAGAACATCTGATGTAGAATTACTGACAATGAGATTGGCAATTTGATCTGATACAGGAGATTTAAGATGTCTTTGAATGAACTTTGCTATCACTGGTTTACTAATCTGTACCATTTAGTGTTTGTTTTAATAATTTCAACTTACGTTCAGCATTTTCTTTTGCTTCTTTGCTTATAGAGCTTGTTGTTAAGACAAAGCTTAAGTTCCATTCTTCTCTTGATAGCTCATTACGGGATAAACCCCTGAGCCATTGCATGTATTCTTGGTCTGTCATATAAAGATTTATGAATAGAGACGGGCTGGTTTCCCACTTACGCCATAAGGACCCATCAGTATTCTCCACTTACCAAACCATAGCTATATACTACTACTGTTATATAGTAATATATTCCTGGTACTGTTAGTATCCGGTATACCGGAAACTTCAGACATAGTTATTGATATTGATTAGCACAGATCCATCAATGGAAAAATCTAAATGTTCCTTGATAAGTACTTGTGAATCTTCATTTTTAACTTGTCTGATAATACTTTTAATTTGCTCAGCATCCATCTTTTTAAAAGAATCCATGAATCTTTTATAAGGTTTCATTATCTCATGCTTTTGCTCAATCATGTGATATGTACTTAAAAAAGCTAGACCTTCTCTTTTTGTATTGACAGATACCGTGTACTCATAAGGATTGTAAAAACTTATTGAGAACAAATAATCCTTATCATATTCATACATCAGGATATGATCATACTTATATGCATAAGAACTATGTACATAAGTCTTACTAACCATTTGAAGTTTATTCATTAACCACTTTGGTGTCTTGTATGTTAATGTAAACTTTAGTTGTGTATGATTTTTGTCAATAAAATAAGACTGTGAGAGTGAATAATTAAAGAATTTTGTCCAAATACTTATAATATTATTCTCACGATCTGCTGAAATATTACTTTCATTCATACACCGTGGTCCATAATTCTTTATCCTTACAAGTGTTGCTTGCTTATTCCCCTCTTTTATCTTCATTTCATACCAATTTCAATGTGAAAACAAAGAATTAGTAATTGAACTGAGGGATCAACACGATTATATGCACCAAAGAATCCAAATGCTGGTACAATAGCACCTCTAAACTTTGGTTTAGGCATTCTAATCATCAATGCAACAATGGCTAACAACATAGCAACTAACAGGAATACTGCTAAACTTGGTGCAAACCAAATCTGTGCTTTAAATAGACTTACAATAAATGTACTGTAAAGTATGGGCAATGCTAATACTATGGCTGCTTTTGCTAAGAAGCCACAAAAAATTTTGTGTTTGTTCATCTTATTCTAATTTAATGGGTTTTCTACCTGTTCCGTCATCAGCATAGATAACAGTGTTTTCATCTTTTCTAACAATTGCTACATTAAGAGAAGCGGTAATAAATTCTTTACCGCCTCTCATGTAGTAATAAACAAAAGTTTCTTCAATCATAACTTGTGCAATAGTTTAAGTAATCATCATCATCTCTATCCTGAATTTCAGCTGCATCATGCATAACTGCTAATTCAAGTAGTTCATCATTCTCTTGTAACTCATCTTGTATTTCTTCATTAGATGGAAATGATACATCTTTAGTAAATAATCTTAAAGGTACATCCTGTCCATCAAAGAACCAAGTATAAGTAGCATTTCTAAACAATGCTAGTCCTATCATGTTATCACATGACACGAACATATCTGGTTTTAGGATTAGAACTTTCATAGTCTGTTTTTTGTGTTAAGACCTTCTTCTAATTCTGATTCTTCTTGCCACCAGATGGCAATTCCAATTAGTGCTACCATATAGGCAACTTGTGCAGCAATAGCCCATATGCTCCATTCAGAGATTGGGTGTGCAAATACACTTCCTAGGGTAATCATACCCTCCATGAATAGACCAACTAACCATACTGTGGCTAGTTTAGTCATGAATTTAACTTTCTTCATCTTGATTTGGTTTTAAGTGGGGTTTGTTTTTGGTTTTTCTTGTATACTTTTTTTTGTTTTTATACACGTTGGGCCGTGTTGCCATTCTGATTTCCTGAATTGTTAGTTCTATCTTTTTCATCTTCATAACATTGTTGGCAGATGTGAACTTCATCACAACTACAAGTTAATTCTGGGGATATGCTATAAAGCATAAACATATCCATTGCGTCTTCATACAGCATAATTATCCATTTAAGATTTCAATTTCCTTTTTAACGAGTGCATCAGTAACTTCCTTCTGCATCTTACATGTGTATTCATAAAGCTCAACAAAGTAATAAACATCACATCCGGCTTCATCTATGCACACTTGATTGATCTTGTCCATCACCGATTGTAATTCAGCTAGTCTCTTATCTTCACGATTCTTAATCATTTCAAGTGTCATAAAATTTAATTCATCTAATAGTTTCATATAAATAGATTTTAATTAATACTGTACCACTCTGTATTTACACGGGCTTGTGACCGTCATTGGCTACATTAGTACAAGGGCTGAGTGTTGACCCTTATGGCAATAGTTTTAGAATGTTTCCATCCTTTACACACACCAACATTACTGCAGGTATATTGCACGTTCACAGATTTAGATGTCTGCCATCACTACCTTGAGAGTTATAGTTTCATTTTCACACCAACTTCCTTGCGGGATTCACAGGCTGCCACCTGTTAGATAGATACTACTCACTCTACTTACTATCTGTCTTGCGGACGTCAAGTCTGTACATATTTCAGTACAATAAGAACATTGTGTTCCCAAGGTCCAAGAAGGATTTTGCTTTGTCATATTAGTTATGGGATACAACCCTAAGTTAATAAGAAAAGGATGGATGAAGGAAGTTCTCCTTGGTTGTATAACATGCTTGCTTTTGACAAGTTTAGTTACCAACTCCCTTCTACTTTCAGCGGCCAGGCTTACTCATTGATTACAATTACTCACGACACGGTATTTCTACCAGCATCTTCACTGTAAACTAATAACAGATCCCCAATTGGCGGTTGGTACTACTGTTATCTAACCATACACTTATTACGCTTTCACGCTCAACACCATTTCCATCTGGTGTCTACAACTCTCTTACCCTGTAGGGCCATTCCAAGTTGCAGAAGTATGATTACCTTTCAGTGGCATGCTAATGCATGGCCTGTTCTTTCTTAAGGAACAGACTTTATTCCATCACTGGATTATCCTTTGGTCACGAAGGCTGACCTGTTGTTTCAGTAACCTGACGAGCAGGCTTAACGTACACACCATGAGTATTTCAACTCTGAGGGTAACAACTTGTATACTTATACAGAGATACATGCTAACCCATTACGTCTAATGGAGCATATACTCTGGATATACATTTAGGTATATCAGCCTATTGGTCTTGTAACTATACTGGACCAACCCACGCCAGCAGCTTACTGGATATTTGCCTGGTTAAAGGAAAGGCAACAATACTATTATCTGAAGTTATCATATGGACTATGATAAGTTATTTGGTCAGAGCCAGGGATGTACTTCTCAAAGGTTACATTAGGACCTTGCCAGTAAACCATCTTGCGGGTTATCTGACACCAAAGTCTTGCCATCCAAAGAGTGGGAAATACAAAGACCCGGTAACCTTTTCTCATATACTGAAGCTTAAGAAACAGTAGAGAGTAAGTATCCCTAGTAGTGATAGACTCATATGTATTATAAGTGGTCACTATGTATGTTTTTTTCTTGATCATAGCTATATCTATTATTATGGTGAGACAAGTGGAATGATAGGTTTGATTGTGGTAATATGCGGGGTATTTGGCCACCCACTCAAACAGTAACACACAAACAAATAAAAAATAAAGCAGTTTTAACTGGTGCTTAGCAGGTAAGTGGTCCTCTTGTACAGATTCATCCGCTATCAACTGGTGAATGTGTATGCAAGGTGTGTGCAAGGTGGAACAAAGCATAGTTAACTTATCTGCAAGTAACTATGCTCAGTTCCTTCTGGGTTCAACTGGGTTTCCCCAGTTCCTGCTTTAGGCAGGTTCTACCCAGAAGAGGCCTTCTAGTGCCTCCCCAGTTTCACGGTTGACAACAGGATTGTTGCTCAATTGGAAACCTGGGATTTCATCCCCTACATTAAGTTTGCTTTGCAAGCCTTTAATGGTGGGATGATTGGCTTTCATTGACTCACCGGTCTTTGGATCGGTTAAGGCAAGGATGCCAAAGCTGAGATTCTGTTGGTTGCGTGCACCAACTTGGAATCCAGCAATCTCAGCCTTTGCCTGTGTCAAAGGTGCTGAGGAGACAATGATGACAGCACTCTGTGTGTCAGCATTGACTTTAATCTTACGGAAGAAAACTGATTTGCTCATGGTAAATTATTTTTTTAGGATTAAACTTATGGGGGCCACCCCCCTGTCAAAATTTAGCCGGGGAGCGGTTCCATAGCACCCCTCAAGAATGCAACACATAAATTGGTTGTAGGTACGGGGGGTATGTGCATCTCTGTAGAAAGATGGGGGGATGGTTGGACGGGGTTAAAAAATTTGGTATATTAGAAGTATGGAGAACCGTATAGAAGAGTACATTGATATTGATAGAGCTTACTATAGTTCCTATAGGATAGTGACTAAGAAGATTACCTTTGAGGATCTATTAGATGAGGATAGTGATAAAGGTTATTCCACTCTTCTTATACATGATCCTGAGAAGGAGATCACCCCGGATGTTGTGAATGACCTTATAGATTATTTTGTGGGGCTGGAGGAATATGAACTCTGTGCTGAATTAAAAAATATCTTGGATAAAAAAATAATATCCTAAACCTTTTTTATTTAACTTTTTTTGGTATATTTGTTCTGAACAAATAAAAACCAAAAATCATGGAACAGAATTTTTCTGAACAAGAAGTCCAATTATCTAAAGAACAATTGGCACAACGTAGAAAAGAAATCACTGAATTCTACAAGAGTAACATCCAGCATTTGAAAGTACAGAAGGAGTATGAGCAACTCTTAACTGACATTGAAGAGCTCAGAGCAAAAAGAATGCAGGCTCAGATGTTCCTTGCTCAAGCCTTTGCTGCTGGTAAAGATGAAGAGGTTGAGAAAGCTGAAGCAGATTTTAACAAAGCTATGGCTGACGTAGAAGAGACTGATGGTCCAACATTAAAACCTATTTAACATGAGAATGCTAAAGAAAGGAGATACTGGTGAAGACGTAAGAAAGCTTCAGCAGATTCTTGGTCTTAAGGCAGACGGAAGCTTTGGAGACAAAACACGTGCAGCCGTAATCAGATACCAGATGCATCATGAGCTTACTCCTGATGGCGTTGTTGGTAATGAGACATGGACGTTGTTATTATCTAAAGGAGGTTTTACAGAAGCCATTGATCAAGATACAGATTTGAGTAGTCAGTATTATACCACTAAGTATAATCAGACAATCCACAAGTACTTCTTACCTACAGATGAGTATGTGCATGAGAAGCTTGACAATGAGTATATCATGCTGCATCATACAGCCGGAGGAGCTAATCCTTATGCTTGTGTGGATATGTGGGGTAAAGATACAAGAGGTAGGATTGCTACTGAGTTTGTATTAGGTGGTCAAGATCACGCAACCGGAAAGTCTAAGCATGATGGTGTCATGGTACAGGCTTTTCCTCAAGGTAATCTTGGCTGGCACATTGGTGATTCAGGTTCTGGGTACATGAACCGTAGAACCGTGGGCTTAGAGATTTGCTCAATGGGTCATCTTAACAAGGATATGAAAACGTATGTGAATAGCAAAGTGGTTGATAGTCAAGTGATTACACTTGATGAAGCATTCAGAGGAGCTATCCACTGGCATAAATATTCTGACAAGCAGATTGAAGAGGTGGAAAAATGGTTGAGATTCATTGGAGAAAGAGATGGTGTAGATCTAAGAGTAGGTCTGCAACAGTGGATCAAAAAGCAAGGTGCCACTAAAGCATTTGATTTTCAGGAGGATGCCTATTACGGAAAAGTAAAAGGTTTATTATCTCATACTAATGTCAGACGTGATAAGATGGATGTTTATCCTGATCCAAGACTGATTGATGTTATCATGAGTTTGTAAGCTGTAACAGTAAACCAACAAAAAAAATGGCATTAGTAAACAAAGTAGAGAAGAAGATTAAAACAACCAGGGAGAGTGTGATTAAGTATCAGATTCTTACCTACTGTTTTTTTAATGGAGTTCAGATCAGTCAGTCAGATCTTGACTGTCTGACTGAGCTTGCATTGAACAAAGACATTGAGCTTACAAAGTTTTGTGACCTTATTACAGAGAAGGAGATTTTTAAAAGTGCACAGTCTGCAAGAAATGCAGTTACTAAAGCGGCTAAGAAACTCTTGATCTCTAAGACCGGCAAGAATAAAAAGACTATTAGGCTCAATGAGAAGATGGAAATCCAAGAAGACGGCACTATATTCTTAGACTTTAAAATATTAGGGAATGAATCCTAAGAACTATAAACAGTTTAAGGAAGGTATTGCTGAAGAAGTGGGCGTCCACCAGAATGTAGTTGAGGACTTCATAACATTTTATTATGGACGCCTTAGAAAGAATCTGAGTGAATTAACTTATCCAAGAGTTTTTGTAGACGGTTTGGGTACGTTTGTCTTAAGAAAGCAAAAGCTGGATAAGACTATCAAAAGAAACAAAGATATCTTGGGTAATCTGGGCAAGCAGACTTATGCCGGTTATGAGAAGACAATTGGTGTCAAGGAGAAACTGGATAAGTTAGAGCAAGCACAGAAGATGTATGATGAAATGCTTGAAGCTAAGAAAGAATTTAAAAACCAAAAGAAATGAAGATTGAAAAATATTCTATGGACTGTTGGTATTTGTTGCCAACAATTGCATACTACAATGATCTAATCTGGAATGGTTCCAGATCAATTGATTTGCGTTTCTTAAACTGGGGTATATCATTTATAATTCAAGAACAAAAATGGGACTAGAAAAATTTATAGGTGCATTTAAAAGCACACCGCAAATTCTTGAGGGAATCAAGAATAGTGTATTCAAGAAAGAGCATATTGAAGCTGAGGCTGCTTTGAGATGGGGTATTTGTAAATCTTGCCCGTCTCTTGATACAGCAGGAAGCAAATGTTTTGCTCCAGGTACTCAACCATGCTGTGGTGAATGTGGTTGTAGTCTGGGTTTCAAAACAAGATCTTTAGCATCATCTTGCCCATTGGGTAAGTGGAATGCTATCATGGATGAGGAAACAGAACATAAACTTAAAACCAACATCAAATATGAAGATTGAAATAGAAGAAAGAGAACTTGATGCATTACCTAATGATATGGAATTGGGTAAGTATGTAAGATTTAAAATGGCTGAAGCAAAGAAGGCTCAGTCAACTAGTATTTCTAACGGTATTCCTAAATGGACTACAACAGCAACAGCTGATGTAGAGATTGAATGGAATCCAGATTCAAATGTAATATGAGTATTTATTTTAAGGAGGATGGTCACTTATACAAGAGTTTAGGTGATGAAAACATAGATTGGCTGAGTGTCACGTCTTTTATCGGTATGTTTAAACCAAAATTTGATTCCAAGGATGCTGCTTTAAAAGCGTCTAGGAATAAGAAATCTAAATGGTATGGTTTAACACCGGCTCAGATTACTGATGCGTGGGAATCAGAATCACAAAGAGCTATTAAATTAGGTAATTGGTATCATGGCCAAAGAGAAGCAGATTTGCTTGAGTGTGAGACAATTGAAAGAGATGGTTCACAACTACCTATTGTTAGACCCATTATTGATGGAGAACTTAAATTAGCACCAGATCAAAGGCTATCTGATGGGATTTACCCAGAGCATTTAGTGTATTTGAAGTCAGCAGGTCTCTGTGGCCAGGCAGATTTAGTTGAAGTTGTAAATAACACTTTAAACATTACAGATTATAAGACTAATAAAGAGATCAAAGAAAAAGGTTTTACAAACTGGGAAGGTGTAACTCAGAAGATGTATCATCCAGTTTCGCATTTAGATGATTGTAATTTAAACCATTATAATTTACAATTGAGTATTTATGCGTATATTATTAAGAAGCACAATCCTAGATTAAAGATTGGAAAGCTGGTTATTCAACATGTTAAGTTTGTTCAACTTGGGGTTGATGACAATGGTTATCCAATCAATGAGCATGTAAATGGTGAACCTGTGATTGAAGATATTACATTCTATGAATTACCATACTTACAAGATGAAGTGAATAGTATAATCATGTGGTTGAAGGATAATAGAAAGTAAGATGCTAGATGTAGTAAATGATCAAGTAAAGATTCAAGGGGTAACACCTAGTGATATGTCTGAATTTTACAATCTTTATGATAGAACTTTAACTATAAGAAACGCTATTGATTACATGGATTGGCTAAACGCAAATCAAAGATTGCAAAATAATGAAATAGAATCACTAACTTTAATGTTGAATTCGGGTGATATTGAAGACTTCAATTTGGCATTAGTAATAATTAAAAATAAATGATAGTAAGACTGTTTGACGTTCAGAATGGTAAAGTAATTCCCACTGAACATTGCTATACATTAGATTCTTTGAAGTCTATAATGGATAATTATCCAGATACATACATGTCTGTATATCAGTATCTGTTTTATATGACATGTCCTAATCCGGACATGAACCCTTTTTTCAATGTTCCGGAAGCAGAGAAAGAAGATTTGATTATGGAAGAAGTATTGATGCAAGAATCTCCAGAAGATGAAGTAATTTTGAGAGCAATTGCAACATGCAACAAATTATATGAAACACCAACGTATAGAGCTTACAAGGGTATTAAATCAATGCTTGATAGATTAGCAAAGTATATGGAAACAACATCAATTGAACATGGCAGAGATGGTAACATTAACTCATTGGTTAATGCTGCTGCAAAGTTTGAACAAATTAGATCCTCATACAAAGGAGCTTTCAGTGACATGAAACAGGAACAGGAAAGTCATGTAAGAGGAGGGCAAGGTTTAGCTTATGATCAGTTATGATACACGAAAAAAAAGAAGAGTGGGTATTTTGTTATTGGGATGACTGCCTTTTTATTAACACATTAAACAAAGAAAAATATGGAAAACCAGAAAATTGTGCCAGTGGGCAAGAGAGTATTGATCAAGGAGAAGAAACCGGGGGAGTTCTTTCCGGGGACCAAGATAATGATTCCTGATGCAGCTAGAGAAAAGACATTTCAAGGCTACATTGTGGGCATTGGTAAAGAAGTAACTGAAGTAAATGTAGGTGATCTTATTCAGTATGTAGATTACGCAACACCCGTTGAGATGAAGCATAATGGTGAGAAGCATTTACTTATTGCTCAAGGTGATATTCTTGCTGTGATTGAATGAACAGAATAGTTCCAACATATGAAAATGGTCAGTGGACTACTACGGAGTTTTATACTACGCAGGAGTTCATTGACTTTTTACTGAGCATCTTCAAAGAACCTGGTCAGTATGAGTATGATGAAACATCATTCTTGTTTAACAAAGAAGCACAAAACTTCAACAAGAATGGTTTTTATTGCTCAGCTCCTTTTAGATCAAAAGACTTTAACGTTTATTGGGAAGCAGAAAAGGAGAAGTGCCGTAATGGTGCAATCTACAGGAATGCTGGAAAGACCTGGTATCTTACAAGAGACTACTACATGTGGTTAAACTTTCTTCCAATCTATGATAAAGAAGAGAAGAAATATGGGTTTGCCAAAGTCAGAGATGCACAGTATCATATGGCTATCTATGAACTGTTGGCTGAGTTAAGTAATAAACACTCAGCTATTTTAAAGAAACGTCAGATTGCTTCTTCTTACTTCCACATGGGTAAGCTTATAAACACCTACTGGTTTGAAGAAGGTAGTGTATGTAAGATTGGTGCTTCACTAAAAGACTACATCAATGATAAAGGTTCTTGGAAATTCTTGGATGAGTACAAAGATTTCTTGAATGAACATACTGCTTGGTATAGACCAAGTAATCCTGAAAAGGTTCTTTTATGGCAACAACAGATTGAAGTAAGAGTTGGTAACAGAAAGACTACCAAAGGTTTAAAATCTAAGATACAAGGTGCCTCTTTTGAGAAGAGTGCAACAACAGGTGTCGGTGGTCCTACTACATACTTTTTCCATGAGGAAGCTGGTATTGCTCCAAAGATGATGGAGACTTATGAATACTTAAGACCTGCAATGTCTTCCGGTATGGTTACTACAGGTATGTTTATTGCTGCAGGATCTGTGGGTGATTTGGAACAATGTAATCCTTTGAAGGACATGGTTCTTAATCCAACAAACAATGACATCTATGCTGTAGAAACAAACCTGCTTGATGCAGATGGAACCATTGGCTTAGCCGGCTTATTTATTCCTGAGCAATGGTCAATGCCCCCATACATTGATGAGTATGGTAACTCATTAGTTGAAGAGGCTTTGAAGGCAATTCATGCTGAAAGAGAAAAGTGGAAGTCTGAACTAAACCCAGAGCAGTATCAGTTACGTATATCTCAGAAACCAACCAATATAGCTGAAGCATTTGCTTATAGAAAGGAGTCTATCTTTCCACAGGGTATTATTTCTAAGCAACTTAAAAGGATTGAAGACAAAGAATATTCTTTTGAGCATATTGAATTGGAAAGAACTGTAGAAGGTATTGAAGCTAAAAGAAGTAACAAACTTCCTATATCACAGTTTCCGGTAGATAAGAAGATGCAAGATAAATCTGGTGTCCTTGTTGTATGGGAAAGACCTGTTAAAAATCCTTCATTTGGGATGTACTATGCATCTGTTGACCCCGTGTCAGAAGGTAAAACAACTACTTCAGATTCACTCTGTAGTATCTTTGTTTACAAGAGTGCTGTAGAGGTTACAAGAGAAACTCCTGATGGATATGAATCCTTTATTGAGAAAGATAAAATTGTAGCAGCTTGGTGTGGTAGATATGATGATGTTAACAAGACTCATGAGCAATTGGAAAAGATCATTGAATGGTACAATGCTTGGACTGTTGTGGAGAACAACATCTCTTTGTTTATCCAGTACATGATCTCTAGAAGAAAGCAGAGATACTTGGTACCAAAGCAACAAATTCTATTCTTAAAAGATCTTGGTTCAAATGCAACAGTATACCAAGAGTATGGATGGAAGAACACCGGTATTCTATTTAAGAGTCACCTCATCTCTTATGCAATTGAGTTCTTAAGAGAAGAGACTGATACTGAGTTAGATAACCATGGAAATATTCTCAGTACTACATTGGGTATTGAAAGGATTCCAGATCCTATGTTGTTGAAAGAGATGCTTGCTTACCAACCTGGTGTCAACGTTGACCGTTTGGTAGCTTTCTCTGCATTGGTTGCATTTGCCAAAATTCAACAGTCAAACAGAGGATTTACTAAAAGAAAAGAAGAAGATGCAACAAAGAATTTGCAAAATCAAAATAATTTGTATAAATTAAAGTATAGTCCGTTTAAAAACTTGGAACGTAATAAAACTATGACTTCAGGTAGACCAGGGAGATCTGCTTTTAAAAACTTTAGATAATGAAGGTATATAACGCATTGGATTTAAAGAAAGGTGCAAAGGGAGAGGGGTATCCAACTACCACTAGTCTCACTCAGCCTATTCAATTCCTACCTGCAAAGGAGAAGGATGATGATTGGGCAGCCTGGAACATTGATTGGTTAGAGCTTCAGGGGATGGAGTTTTTAAGATTGAATGCAAGAAAGTTGTTGAAAAACTACAAGCTTGCAAAAGGTATCATTGATAAAACAGACTACATTGTAGCAGAAGATAATGACTATGCTCAGATGATTGATGTCTTAACCAAAGAAGATCACTCAGCATTAGAGCTTAAGTTCTACCCTATTATTCCCAACGTGGTTAATGTACTATGTGGGGAATTCTCTAAAAGATACAACAAGATTCAGTTTAGAGCGGTAGATGATCTATCCTATAATGAAATGCTTGAGCAAAAAAGAATCCAAGTAGAGCAAAATCTACTTGCTGATGCTGAAGCAAAGTTAATTGCTAGAATGATTGAGATGGGAATGGACCCAGATAGTCCAGAAGCTCAACAGCAATTAGCTCCTGAAAATATTAAATCACTGCCTGAGATTGAAGACTTCTTTAGAAAGGATTATAGATCTATAATTGAGGAGTGGGCAGGACATCAATACAATGTTGATGAAGAAAGATTCAAGATGGCAGAACTAGAAGAACGTGGTTTCCGTGATATGTTAATCACAGACCGTGAGTTCTGGCATTTCAGAATGTTAGAAGATGATTATGAGGTTGAACTTTGGAACCCTGTTCTAACTTTCTACCACAAGTCTCCAGATTCAAGATATATTTCTGAAGGTAACTTTGTTGGAAAACTTGATTTAATGACTGTATCAGATGTAATTGATAAGTATGGTTATTTGATGACAGAAGAACAATTACATTCATTACAGAATATTTACCCTGCAAAATCAGCACTATATCAAGTTAATGGTTACCAGAATGATGGAGCTTATTATGATCCAAGTAGATCACATGAGTGGAATACAAATTCTCCTGGTTTAGCTTATAGACAATTTACTAGCAACTGGTCTAATGATCCAGCTAGAGGTGGTGATATTGTAAGTGCAATCTTAAGTGAAAGTGATGATGTACTAAATTGGGGTCAAGGTTATTTGATGAGAGTTTGTACAGTCTATTGGAAAACTCAAAGAAAAGTTGGTCACTTGACTAGGATTACTGAAGATGGAGAAATCATTCAAGAAATTATTGATGAAACATTCAAAGTAACTGAAAAACCAATTTATGATACATCAGTATTTAAAAACAAGACAAAGGAGAATCTTCTCCAAGGTGAACACGTTGATTGGATCTGGATTAATGAAGTATGGGGCGGAGTTAAGATTGGTCCAAACTTGCCTGCTTTCTGGAGATCAAACATTAGTAATAATATTAATCCCATTTACGTAGGAGTTAATAGAACTAAGCCTGGAAGAATTCCATTCCAATTTAAAGGATCACAAACATTATATGGCTGCAAGCTACCTGTAGAAGGTAGAGTATTCTCTGATAGAAATACTAAATCAACTTCTTTGGTAGATTTGATGAAAGCTTACCAGGTTGGCTATAACATGGTAAATAATCAGATTGCAGACATCTTAGTAGATGAGTTGGGTACTGTTATCATGTTTGATCAGAACGCATTACCTAGACACTCTATGGGTGAAGATTGGGGTAAAGGAAACTATGCTAAAGCATATGTTGCAATGAAGGATTTCCAAATGCTTCCTTTAGACACATCTATTACCAATACGGAGAATGCTACTAATTTTAATCATTACCAGGTTCTGAACATGGAACAAAGTAATAGATTGATGGGTAGAATTAATCTGGCTAATTACTTTAAGCAACAGTGTTTTGATGCAATTGGTGTTAATCCTCAGAGACTTGGTGCCCCAATGGGTCAAGAAACTGCAACAGGAGTTACACAAGCATTGAATCAATCTTATGCTCAAACAGAGATTTACTTTAATCAGCACTCTGATTATTTAATGCCAAGAGTGCATCAGATGAGAACTGACTTGGCTCAGTACTATCAAAGTAGAAATCCAAGTGTAAGATTAAGCTACATTACAACTGAAGCTGAAAAGGTTAACTTTACTATTAACGGTACTGATCTCTTATTAAGAGACTTTAATATTTTTGCTACAACTAAAACTAACCATAGAGCTATTCTTGATCAATTGAAGCAATTAGCTCTTACAAATAATACTACTGGTGCAACAATCTTTGATCTTGGTAATATTGTCAAAGCTGATTCAATTGCTGAAGTCACCGATATCCTCAAGGGTGCGGAGCAGAAGCAAATGGCTATGAGAGAGCAAGAAATGCAGAACCAAAGACAAATGCAGGAACAAGCTCTTCAAGCAAGAACTCAAGAAGAACAAATGAAACTTCAGTTTGAATCTGATCAAAATGATAAGAACAGACAGAATGAGATTCTTGTTGCAGAGATTAGAGCTGCCGGCTATGGTTCTGGAGTTGATATCAATCAAAACATGATGTCTGATTACAGAGATGCCATGAGTGATATTAAAAAGACTACAGAATATCAAGAGCAGATGAATCTAAAACGTGAGCAAAATGCTATGACAAATAGCATGACTCAGAAGAAACTTGATGTGGAGAGAGATAGACTAGCAACTCAAAGAGATATTGCAAATACTCAACTTGAAATTGCTAGAGAGAATAAGAATAAGTATGATTCAAAAGGCAAACCTAATAGCAAAGAAAAATAATTTGAAACCTATGTGAAAATATATTTTGGTGATAGCTATATACTGCAGAAAATGTGGAGCTATCCCAAAATATTATAGGTTTAACTCAAATATTCTTTCTATATTGTATATGTAAAACCAACAAAACAAATAGTATGAATACACAGTCAGTAGAAACTAAAGTGGAAAAGGTAGACATTAACCTTGATGAACTGTTTGAAGGAGCAGCTTCAGCAACTAGTGTTACTATTCCATCTGAGGGTGACAAGAAAAAATCTGAGCCTAAGATGGTGAATATTTTTTCAAAAGAAAAACCAGTAGATTTTTCTTTCACTGAGCCAGGTGCAAGTGATGATGAAGAAGATGATACTGATGAAGAAGAAACAGGTGCTGCATCAAAACAACCAACAGCCGCTTCAAAAAAAGAATCTTCTGATCTTTTAGACTCTTTTATGGATGAGGAAGATGAAGAAGAGAAAGTAGAAACTAGAGGAAGAAAAAAGATTGAAGGAATTGCGGATGTATTCCAAAAGCTTATTAAAGAGGACAAGATTGTTCCTTTTGAAGATGATAAGAATTTAGAAGAATACAGTTTAAAAGATTGGGAAGAGTTGATTGAAGCTAACTTAGAAGAAAGAGCTAATCAAGTAAGAAGAGAAACTCCTAAACAATTTTTTGATGCATTACCTCAAGAACTTCAGATTGCAGCACGTTATGTAGCTAACGGAGGAACTGATCTAAAAAGCCTTTTTGCAACTTTAGCACAAGCTGAAGAAACAAGAGACTTGGATATCAAAAGTGAGAGAGATCAGGAATTAATTATCCGTGATTATTTAAAAGCTACAGGCTACGGATCAACTGAAGAAATTGAAGAGGAAATTGAAATTTGGAAAGATCTTGGTAAACTAGAGGCACAAGCATCTAAGTTCAAACCAAAATTGGATAAGATGCAAGAACAAGTTGTTGCAAGAAAACTTGAAGAACAAGAAATGAGAAGAAAGCAACAAGAGCAAGCATCTCAACAATATATGCAGAATGTGTATGAAACACTTAAAGATGGTACTGTAGGTGATGTTAAGATTGATAGAAAGACTCAGAATATGTTATATAACGGTCTTGTTCAACCTAACTATCCTTCTGTAAGTGGAAGAAATACAAACTTACTTGGTCACTTGTTAGAGAAGTATCAGTTTGTAGAACCTAATTACACATTGATTTCTGAAGCTCTGTGGCTGCTTTCTGATCCTGATGGATACAAAGCACGTATCATGGAAAAAGGTTCTCAGAAAGCTGTAGAATCTACAGTAAGAAAACTAAAAACTGAACAAGCTAACAGTGGTGGAAGTTCTCTTGGTGTAGATAAGGTTGAAGAATCTGAAAGACCAATTAGTAAAAGAAAAATACAAAGACCTAATAATATTTTTAAACGCTTTTAACAACAACAATTAATAATTAACAACAAAAACACAATCAATTATGGCAACTCCTGTTTTAAACAATGGAATTTTCCTGAGAGACACTAGCTACAAAGCCAGTTCTCACGTAGATTCTTACCACTTAACTCAAATGTTAGGTAGTGCTGAACCCATGGATATGGGTCCAGTGGACTTATGGGCTATGACTCAAAAAGTTGAAATGCCCCTTTATCAAATGGCTTCTTTTGGTGGTAAAAATACCATCATGGTTGACAATGCACGTGGAGAGTACAAGTGGCAAACGCCAATTGCTCAAGACCTTCCTTTTGTAGTTGTGGATCTTGATCCTCAAAATGCAAGCAAAGGTATTGACGGTACTACTTTCACTATCAAATTGTCTAAGAGATCATTTGGTCATGGTGATATCATCACTTATGACAAGTACAACGGTTTAGAATTGTACATTACAGCTTCTGATATCATCCCTGCTGGTGATGGTTTCATCTACACTGTACAATTGGTGAACAACAACAACGCTGCAAGTCTTGATAACAAGTATCTTGCTCCTGGAACTAAGTTCTTCCGTAAAGGTTCTGCCCGTGGTGAGTACGGTGAAAGATTCTCTGACATTGAAACTGGTTCTGGTTTCCGTGAGTTCTACAACTACGTAGGTGGTGCTGAAGCTCACGTTCACTATTCTATTTCTAGCCGTGCTGACTTAATGATCAAAGGTGGTCTTAATGCTGACGGTACTGTACCTGTAACTGAAATCTGGAGAAACTTTAACCAGGATCAAACTAATCCTTCTGTTTCTTCTATTGAAGAGCTTGTAGCTTCTATGGGTAAAGCTGGTGCACGTGATGCTTTTGAAAGCGGTAAATTGTCACGCACATTTGTTACCAATATGGAAGCAGCTCACTTAACCAAAATTGCTAATGACATTGAGACTTACTTGATGTGGGGTAAAGGTGGTAGAATTAAGCAAGATGGTCCGGATGATATCAGATTGTCTGTAGGTTTGTGGTCTCAATTGGATAACTCATTCAAGAGAGTATACAACAAATCTTCTTTCTCTCTTGATATGTTCAAGTCTGAGCTTTACAACTTCTACCAAGGTAAAGTTGAGTTCAAAGGTCCAGATCCACAACGTAAGCTTGTTGTACAAACTGGTATCGGTGGTATGCAGTTGATCAACAAAGCTATTGCTGATGAAGTATACGGATCTGGTTTAGTTCAAAATGCTTCTGAAATTGGTGCTGTTACCGGTAAAGGTATGGATCTTGATTTTGGATTTGCATACACTAGCTTCACTATTCCTTTCTTGGCTAACGTGAAGTTTGTATTGAACCCTGCATTTGATAACTTGCACACCAATGATATTGAGAATCCTTTGATTGATGGCCGTCCATTAAGTTCTTACAGCTTTATTATCTTTGACGTTACTGATAACGGAAATGATAACATCTACTTGTTGAAACTTAACTGGGATAACCAATTGAAGTGGTTCTACCAAAACGGTACTATGGACTACATGGGACGTACTCAAGGGTTTGCATCTTCTGGTAACTTCAATGGATACCGTGTATACATGAGCCAGACTATGCCTGCCATCTGGGTAAAAGACCCAACTAAGGTTCTTAAGATTGTTATGAGAAACCCAGTTACTGGCGGATCATTCTAATCTAATTGATGAATTCAAAAAAGGGGGGATGGGTCAAACCTCCTCCCTTTTTTTATCTTAAATTAAACAAAAGAAAAAATTATGTCAATTTATAAAAAAGCTCCGTTTGATCATGTTAGTGAGTTCTCTAACAAAACAACCAAAGAGTTATTTGCTACTCCAGAGTTTGATGCTTCAGTAGAAGCTTTGTTTGGAAATGCTGCATGCATTGCAGCTATAGAACAAGTTTTGGTAAGCAGAGCTTATGCAAATAATGCTGCCGCAATTACTGGTGGATTGGTTGCAGGTCAATTATACAACAACACAACTACTAAAGCAATTACTGTGGTAGTTTAAAAACTCAAAAAACTTTTGCCGGGAAACCGGCATTAGATTATAAAAAATGTACATAATTATGTACTTTTGAGTTATAATTTAAAAACCAAATAATTATGAATGATTACACAATTGTAGAAAAGTATCAGCAAAACAAGAGCAGGACTATTGCTGTACGTCCATTCTTTGATCCCAACAAACAAAACATGGGATTGGAAAACTATGGTATGTCCCTTTATGATGGGGTGTGGCATGAAGAATCTTTAGCATGTCTTGAACTCAATGGAGTCAAAAGATATGTAACTGGTTTGAATGAATTTGCACCAGAAGTAAAAAAACTTGCTCCTGGAGAAAGAGAGATTAAGATTAAAGAAATTAGAAGAGTTGTTTCACAACTTGAGGCTGAACTTGCAGCAAATGTTATTGACGTTGAAGATAAAGATTTCTGGAACAAAGTAACTTTATTAAAACCTGACAATGACAAATTCTGGTCAAGAATTAGTTTAAGATGTGGTAATGACCCTGTTTACTTAGATCCAGACACTGATCCTTATGATCTTATTAAACTTTACGCAATTAATGCTGGTGGTTTTAGCATTGTTGCTAAATCTTTGAAAGATGCTAAGAAATCTATCAACTCTCCTAAGTTCTACTTAGATCAGTTGCAAGAGACTGTAAATACTAGAACTGAGTTTACTAAACTTAGAAACAAAGCTATTTCTGAATTGGAAAAACTATTCACTAAAAACACAAATAAGCTTATGTATGTAGCTAAAGTTGTTGATGGTGATAGCACACAATATACTAAGTCCACTCCAAATGATATCTTGTATGAAAACATGGATATCTTTATTAACGGTGAGGGTACTGAATCTAACAAAACAAGAGCTGCAGAATCATTCATTGAAGCTGCCAATGCAACCATGGAAGATTTGAAAATCAGAGCATTGGTTAAAGATTGTATGTTCTACAGATTCATTATACCAAAATCAAATGGTTGGATTGAAACATTAGATGGTCATGCTAGATTGGGTAAGAGACCTTCAGAAGTTGTTGAATTTTTGAAAGATCCTATCAATGAAGAAGTATTGACATCCCTATTAAGTAAAGTAGAACCATATTGGACAATTTAATAAGTCATGAATAATCAAATCCTTCGGTTAAAGTTAAAGCAAAGATTGAACAAGCTTTCTAGTAATGATTATGATAATCTAGAAAACTGGCAAATCATTGAAGCATTCAATAAAGCTCAGGTAGAATGGGTTAGAAGAATGCTGCATGGCAATAATCTTTATAAAGAAGGAGATGAGCTTTCTAAGAGAAGGATTGATGACTTACAAATACTGTTAACAGAACTACCGTTAGTTGGTACTTCTAATGATCAGTATTTCCAAACAACAAATTTTCCACCGGCTAATTACTTAGAATACAAAAGAGTTAGTACAAATGCTGTTACAGAATGTTGTCCTGATCCCCGTTCAATGACAGTTTATTTAGGTGAGGTTGCTAATGTAGACTTATACCTTAGAGATCCACTTAAGAGACCTGATTTTGAATGGGGTGAAACATTCCTTACAATGATTAATAATACAATCAGAATTTATTTAAGGGAATTTACTCTTGCTAATCCAGTGCTTACTTATTACAGACAACCCAGAGGAATTGAATTTACGGGTGTTTTAAATCCATATACTGGAATTATTTCTACAGCAGATGTTACCTCAGAATTTAAAGATGACATTGTAGAATTAATGCTAGATGATGCTGCCGCACTAATTGCTGGAGATATTGAAAACTTTAATCAAATGCAGAGAGAACAACAAGCTGCAGAAAGAAATAACTAATTATGGACTACACTAAAAGACCTTTAAAAAGAAAATCAGAGTCTGCTTCAGAAGAAGCAATGGAAAAACCAATGTTGAAAAGAACAGCATCTGGCAGATCTCCTGAAATGCAGAAAGTAGATACTATGACTGGTAACTTAGTAGAGGAACTTATGAATGCTTCAACTAGTTTTCATAAGCTTCATTTGAAGGTTACTGGACCTGGATCTTTTGCTGCTCATAAAGCATTGAATGAATTATATGATGCTTTACCGGGATTAGCAGATTCTATAGCTGAAGGATATCAAGGTGCATGTGAAATGATTTTAAAATGCAGCGGAGAAGGACCAATGTATTTAGAATCTGTTGAAGATGCTGTTGAATACTTACGTCAAATGAAAACACAAGTTGATGAATTGCAAGCTGTAATGCATCATACTGAGATTGTAAATTTGTTAGATACAGTCAAAGATGCAATTAACAGTGCAAAATACAAATTAATTTTCTTGGCATAAGTTGTAAATTGTAAAACTTTTTGTATATTATATATGTGCACGGTGCACATAATATTTATTTGTAAACTTAAAACTGAAAAAAAATGGCTTATTTTAATCATGCGTTTGGCAAAGCATTTGTTGTAGATGGTTTTGCTGCTGCAGGAGTCAAGACTTCTGCTTTCACACCTGGTTTGTTTGAAGTTGTAAACAGCTCATGGGCTTCTGTAGAAGCTTCTGCAGGTAACAACATCACAGCAGGTCAATTATTTTACCTTGTACAAGGTAGCTTTCAAACTGAAGACAACATTGGTAACAACCCAGGTCACGGGGGTTACAAAGAGTCTGTAAAATCTAAAGGCATTAATGCTAGATTTATCAGCAGATTATGGTCTTCTGAGTGTCAATCTTCTACAGCTGCAACTGTAAAAATTTGTGTAGGTTCTACTTGTGCTCCTTGTGGATCTAACCTTTTCTTACGTTTAGATGTTAAAGGTTCTCCTGCTTTACGTTTCTTGAACCACAATGCTTATGCAATTGGTGATAGTTCAGGAAGTGCTTATCAAAACAATGTACCTGGTAACTGCTGTGCATTGGATCAAACTTACCTTGACCCTGCTGTTGCTTTAGCTAAAGCTGCTGCTATGTTGTTGGAAGATCCAATCATCAAGCCTTTTGCTAAGGAAAAAACTGGCGGTGGAATGCAAGTAACTGTAGGTGCTACTACAACTACTTACACTATTGCTCAAGTATTAGGTTTAGCTCCTTCTGGAAACTATACTCCTTCTGTTGATCCTGTTGCTGATCAAGTATCTGCTTGTGTATCTTTCCAAGGTGCTTATGTAGACACTAAATTTGGTAGCTGCTCATTTGATACACGTGATCATTATGAGAAAGAGCCAGTACAATTGATCGGTTCAGTATTGAATGAGACTGGTGATCCTTGTAATGACTGTGGTGTTGTAACTACTACTCCTGGTACCATGCAACAAACTTCTGGTGAAACTGTATTGAGAGATGTATTGTTAACTGAGGCTTACAGACAATCTCCTTACAACCAAGGAAATCCTGATTCTGCACGTATCCGTCAAATTGAAGGATCTGACAAAATCTTGTCTGCTATTGACCGTGAGGCTTTGTACAAAACGTACTACATCCAACATAGCATTCCAAGATTGAACAATCCTTCTGGAACGTTTGATAATGATCAATATGTTTATACCATCTATGTTAAGTGTACTGCTACTGCATTGATCACTAAAATGGATACGTTGATGGCTAAAATTGTTCAAGTGGCTGGTGCTTCTGGTAATCCAATCACTTTTGAATCAAATATTGACTAATCACTATAGATCAATATAAAAGAAGGTGGGGTAGAAATATCCCACCTTTCTTTTTTATCTATATTTTTTTTAGTATATTATGTATATAGAATGCATTAAGTAAACTCAATCCTTATGGCCAGTAAGCATATTTTAAGTCTAGAAGTTCCAACTGTATCAAATTGTGAGATTTTATCCATACGGGATACCAGTGAATATTCTGAATTAATTCCTATTGATTGTCCGGAATTGCTCATTACTGTTCCAGGATTCAATTCATCTGTTATTGTTAAAACAACTCCAGAATTTTTTGTAAATTTAAATGGATGTGATTTGGCATTACAGAAAACAGATTGTAATGAGAGTAGAATTGGTCTTCCTGATGGTGTATATGTCATCAAGTATAGCGTTGCACCAAATGATAAAGTTTATGTAGAGTACAATCATTTAAGAATTACTAATATCTTAAATGCTTATTATAAAGTATTGTGTTGCATTGACTTAGAAAATTGTGAACCTTTTAGTGAAAAAAAGGAACTTATTGAAGAAATGCAATACATTAGAACTTTAATTGATGGAGCAGTTGCTAAAGTAGAATACTGTAGTAGCCCATCATTAGGTATGGATATGTATAACTATGCATTGAAAAGACTTGACAAAATTCTGTGCAAAAGTTGCGGATGTAATTAATAATTTTTAAAACCAATAAATATATGAATTGCAAACAATGTAACAAAGGATTTAGCTGCGGGTGTCAAAAAACAACAGCCCCAGATGGATCAGTAGTCCACAAAACTTGTTTAACGGATTACATTAACAGTAAAAAATTAAATAACACAAGTACACCAACAGTACAACCTACTATAAATACAAACTAAGTACATAATGATGTTTGAACTTGTTAAAAAGATAGAAGTAGAGCAAAAGTTTGCTGAAGCTGTTTATAGAGATTTCCGTTCTAAAAGATATGGAATAGCTTCATGTTGTTATATAGATCTTGAAAAACTTAAGATTAAAAAACAACTATGTGATTGGCAAGATCACTCTGCTTGTGAAACAAGTTGTTCAGCAGGTTGTACAGCAGCTCCTGTAGTAAGTGTAGGTTTAATGGGTACTACTGTTTATACACCACCAACCGCATCATGTGATACAGGTCATGGTTCATGTCCTCAAGTTACTGTATGTCCTGACAACAGTGTATTAGAAAACATTCTTAAACAGTTACAATTAATTCAAAGTGAGATTATAAATCAAAAGCCTGATTCATTTGTATATCACCAATCAACTCCAGCTACTGTTTGGCATATTGTTCACAATCTTGAAAAATATCCAAACTTAAATGTTGAAGATCTTGCGGGTGATGATATAGTAGGTCAAGTGAGTTATATTAATTTAAATGAATTAGAAATAACTTTTATAATCCCTGTAGAAGGAACAGCATATTTATCTTAAAACAAAAAATAACAATTAAAACAATCAATTATGGCAATTAAGTATTTATCCGATTTAGTCACCTATGCAATTGACATGCAGAAAAAAGTGCTGTCAAATGCCGTGATTCATCCAACGGGTACAGCTCCAAGTGCTCCGGTTACTGGTCAAGTATATTTTGATACAGCAACAAGTGAGTTAAAAGTTTGGAATGGTACAATTTGGGTTTCAGCTTCTGGTGACATTACAGCAGTAACTGCTGGCACTGGTTTAACTGGTGGTGGTTCATCAGGTGCTGTTACATTAAGTGTAGCAACTGGTGGTATTACAACTTCTCTGATTGCAGATAGCAACGTAACACTTGCTAAAATTGCAAACATTGGTGCAAGCACAATCCTTGGTAACAACACAGGATCTGCTGCAGCTCCTATTGCACTGACAAGTGCTCAAGTGCAAACTATGTTAGGTTACATCACAGGTAACCAGACTATTACATTAAGTGGTGATGCTACTGGTAGTGGAAGCACGGCTATTACAGTTACCCTTGCAAACTCAGGTGTTACAGCTGGTACATACAGATCTGTAACTGTAGATGCAAAAGGTAGAGTGACTGCTGGTACTAACCCAACTACAATTGCAGGTTATGGCATTACTGACTTCTACGCTCAAGTAATTTCTGGCTTTGTTACTGGTGCAAACTCAACAGTATTAAGTACAGATACACTTGAAGTAGCAATTGAAAAACTACAAGGTCAAGTTAATGCTAGACTTACAGGTAACCAAACCATCACTCTTTCCGGTGATGTAACTGGTTCTGGTGCTACAGCAATTACTGCAACCTTAGCAAACTCCGGTGTAACTGCAGGAACTTATAATAGTTCAGCAACAACTAATACTCCTCTTACAGTTGATGCAAAAGGTAGAATTACTGCTACTGGTACCGAAGTAACAATTACTCCAGCATGGTCTAGCATTACAAGTAAGCCTACAACTCTTTCTGGTTTTGGTATTACAGATGCTGTAAACAAAGGTGGAGATACAATGACAGGTCTACTTATTCTAAGCGGAGATCCTGTTGCAAACTTAGGTGCAGCTACTAAACAATATGTTGATAGCGTTGCTCAAGGTTTAGATCCTAAAGCTTCTGTTAAAGCTGCAACTACCGCAAATATTACTTTATCAGGTCCTCAAACAATTGATGCTGTTGCTCTTGTAGCTGGTGATAGAGTTCTTGTTAAAAATCAAACTACTCAAGCTGACAATGGTATTTATATTGTACAAGCTGCTGGTTGGACACGTTCAGCTGATATGGATGCTTGGACTGAAGTTCCAGGTGCATTCTGTTTTGTTGAGCAAGGCACTGTTAACGGTGATACTGGTTGGGTTTGTACAAGTAATCAAGGTGGTACTTTAGGTTCAACTGCAATTACTTTTGTACAGTTTACTGGTGCTGGTACTTATACCGCAGGTACAGGTCTTACTTTAACAGGTACTCAATTTAGCATTGCTAATACTGGTGTTACTGCTGCTTCTTATGGTAGTGCAAGTGCTGTATCAACATTTACAGTAAATGCTCAAGGTCAGTTGACTGCTGCTAGTTCAACATCTATTCAAATTGCTCAATCACAAGTTACTAACTTAACTACAGATTTAGGAAACAAGCAACCTTTAGATGCTACTCTTACCGCATTGGCTGCTTATAATACTAATGGGTTCCTTGTACAAACTGCTGCTGATACATTTGCTGGTAGAACATTAACTGCTGGTGCTGGTATTATTATTAGTAATGGTAGTGGTGTAGCTGGTAACCCAACAATTAGTATTGCTTCAACTGGTGTTACAAATGGTTCTTATGGTTCTGCTACTCAGGTTGCTACATTTACTGTAGATGGAGATGGTAGATTAAGTGCTGCTGCTAACGTTGCTATTCAAACTGCTAGTACAACTGCAGCTGGTCTTGTTGAACTTGCAACCAGTGCTGAAACAATAGCAGGTGCAAGTACCACATTGGCTGTAACTCCTGCAGGATTGGCCGCAACTATTCCTGGTGTAATTGCTGCTGATAAATTTAGAGCAGATATTGGTGATGGTTCTAGCACTATAATTCCAGTTGCTCACAACCTTAATGCTCTTTATATCATGGTACAAACTTGGGAAACTTCTACGGGTGCTCAAGTTTATGTGGATACTACAATTGTAGATCCTAATAATATTGTACTTAGATTTGCAGCTCCTCCAGCACCAAATGATATTAAAGTAAATATTATTAGGATTGGATAAATCAGTAAATTTGTAATTATATAGAAATCAACTATGGCTATTAAATTATTATCTTCTACCAAAATAGGCAACTTCACTTTACCCCATACAGATGGGGTAAGTGGACAAGCCTTAGTTACTGACGGTAATGGAAATATATCTTTTGCTCACACAGGAGGTATGTCCGGTTTGTCTTTTTCAAATGGTGTTTTAACTGCCACCACAGCATCCGGTAACATTACTGTCAATTTGGATGGAAGATATGCTTTAAGCAGTCATACACATGCCTATGATAATTATCAGTCTTGGAATCTAAAAACAAATGGGGTTCAAAGGACAACCGTACAGTCTGGGGGTACATTAGATCTTGTAGCGGGATCTAATGTTACTCTCAGCTACGGAGCTGGTGGTGTGGTAACAATTGCTGCTGGATCATCATCTGGAACAGTGACTTCTGTTTCTGGTACAGGAACTGTTTCTGGTTTAACTTTATCAGGTACTGTAACATCATCTGGTTCATTAACTCTTGGAGGTACTTTAACTTTAACAAGTGCACAGGTTACTTCAGCATTAGGATTTACACCATACAATTCAACTAACCCTAGTGGTTACATTACAAGTAGTGGTTCTATTTCAGGAAATGCTGCAACTGCAAATACATTACAAACAGCTAGAACTATAACTATTGGCAGTACTGGCAAAACATTTAATGGTTCTGCAAACGTTTCTTGGACATTAGCTGAAATAGGAGCTCAGGCATCTGGTTCATATGCTGCATCTGTTCACACGCATGATGACAGATATTATACAGAAACAGAGTCAGATGGTAGGTTTATTAGAAAGAATACCTGGGAAGGTAGTGCATATGTAGGCACAGGTGGTGATTTTTATGGTACTATATTTTATGATAGTAATAATAGTGGTTACTATATGGATCCTGCAAGTACATCTAATTTAAATGGTGTATCTGCTAGACAATACTATCAATCATTACACGGTGAGCCTAGAAATAACCTTGGTGATCCTACAGTCACTGATATGGCTTTATTTGATGCACAGTTTAATAACAAAACTGAATTTTATCCAGCATCAAAAGTAAAGTTTTTTACATCTAGTGATGGTACAAACTTTACAGAATATACAGGATTTTCTGATGTACAAAAGCAGAAATTTATGGGAGGTGATGAAGACTCTGGTGTCTTTATTCCTAACCTTACAAATAGATTTAGAATTGAATTAGATGCATCAGGTTATGTATTTGTAAGCATGCTTTACATGTACTGGTCATCAAACTCACATTCTACAAAGATGCATATATGGGCACGTAGATGTGATAATCAACAATGGTATCAGATTACATCTAGTGACACATATATTAGCTCATGGCCCGGTCATGCAACATTACCTTTTCCAAGTATTGCTTGGTTAGAAGGTAATACTACATCTTCCGGTCATCATGATAAAATTAGAATTGAATTCATTCCTTCTTGGAGTGGACATGCTACATATGGAGGTAATGTAATTTCTCTAAATAGATTGCAGATGTGGGGTGGTTACCCTGCTGGTAAAAGAAATGTATTTACTACTTACTATGATAGAAGTATTGCATATCCAGGAACTGTATCAGCACCTACATTTAGTGGAGCATTATCAGGTAATGCAAGTACAGCTACATCAGCAGCAACTTGGACAATAGGACGTACAATAACTATTGGAAATACTGGTAAAACAGTTAACGGTTCAGGTGATGTAAGTTGGACTTTAGCAGAGATTGGTGCACAAGCTGCAGGATCTTATGCAGCAGCTAGCCATACTCATGATGATAGATACTACACTGAAACAGAAACTAATAATTTCTTTAGTGGTACAACAGCTATATCAGGTTACAATAAAGGAAACTGGGATACAGCTTTTGGATGGGGTAATCACGCTTCTGCTGGTTATTTAACATCAGCAAGTCTTTCAGGATATGCTACTCAAACTTATGTAAATACAGCTGTTGCAAATGTTATTAACTCTGCACCGGCTGCTTTAGATACTTTAAATGAATTAGCTGCAGCTTTAGGCAATGATGCTAGTTTTTCTACAACAGTAAGTACATCTCTTGGTAATAGACTTAGAGTTGATACTGCATCACAAGGATTAACAGGAACTCAGCAATCAAATGCAAGAACTAATCTTGGATTAGGTACAGCAGCAACTTCAAATACTGGAGATTTTGCTACATCTGGTCATAGTCACTCTAATGCTACAACTGGAGCTGCTGGATTTATGTCTGCAGCTGACAAGAGTAAATTAGATGGAATTGCTTCAGGTGCTACAGCTAATTCTGGTACAGTAACTAGTGTATCTGGAACAGGTAGTTATGGAGGTTTGACTTTAAGTGGTACAGTAACTAGTTCAGGTTCTTTAACATTAGGCGGAACACCTAGCGGGACTTGGCCAATTTCTGTTTCAGGTAATGCAGCTACAGCAACTTCTGCAACATCAGCAAGTTTAATGAGTTCTTCAGGAGCTTTAACAACACAACATGGTGATGGTAGAATTGGATATACATATGCACTTACAAATCCTCAAACAGGATTATTTGCGGCAACAGATAATGCTAATGCAATTCTCACTGTAAACAGACATCCTGGAGATTACTATAGTCAATTAGGTTTTAGTTCTAATGGTAATCTTTATTATAGAAACTTTGTAAACACAGCAATTAATACATCTCAAGGATGGCAAACTATATGGACAAGTAGTAGTTTGACTAACTTGAATCAGCTTTCTAATGGTCCAGGTTATACATCAAATACAGGTACAGTTACAAGTGTATCAGGTACAGGAACTGTAAGTGGATTAACACTTTCAGGAACGGTAACAACTTCTGGTAATTTAACATTAGGTGGTACACTTACATTAACAAGTGCTCAAGTTACAACAGCTCTTGGGTTTACTCCTTATAACTCTACTAATCCAAATGGATATATAACTTCAAGTGGATCTATTAGTGGTAATGCTGCTACAGCAACTTATGCAACAAGTGCAGGTACTGCAGATCAAATTGATAGTGTAGGATTTAGAAATACAGGTAGTAATGCTCCTGTTAATGCGGACACATTAGACAGTAATGGTATTACTTATTACACTGGCGGTGTAACAAACTTTTCTGGAAATGCTTCAGATGGAGCTTTATATTCTCAAGTTTATAGTTCATCTTGGCAGCATCAAATAGCAGGTGATTACCGTTCTGGTATGATTGCTGTTAGAGGTAAAAATAATGGTAGTTGGACAGGTTGGAGAACAATTATTGATTCTTCTACTATTGGTTCACAATCTGTAAACTATGCTACAACAGCAGGATCCGCAAACTCTGTAGCATGGGGTAATGTCAGTGGTAGACCTACTGCAGTTAGTTCATTTACAAATGACTCAGGTTATATTACATCTGGTAGTTCAATTAGTGGTTCTTCTAGATTATTAGCTCATGTTGATGGTCCAAGAGATCTATCTGACCGTAGACCAAATTGGAATGCTAGAACTGCAACATTTGATTTTGTTGGAGCTGGTACTGGAAATGGCTCAGGCAATTATGCTGGAATATTAACATTTGTTCCATGGGATGGTACATCTGCAAGTACAGGTGATTCATCTTATCAATTGTCTTTTGCAAACCAAAGTGGTGTTAATGCATCAGGTCCTGCACGTCTTAGTATAAGAAATGGTATAAATTCAACATGGAACTCTTGGCAAGAAATTTTAACTTCCAGCAATTATAATAGTTATTCTCCAACATTAACTGGTGGCAATGCTAGTGGAACATGGGGTATTAGTATTAGTGGTAATGCTGCAAGTGCAAGTTCAGTAGCATGGGGTAATGTTTCAGGAAAACCAAGTGTTGCTACACATAGAGGTGAAGGAAGTAATTATATTGACTATGCACGTTATGTTTATAATAACGGTGCTTATTCTGGATCAGGTTGGATTGAACCTTCTGATCTTGGTGTAAGATATGCGGCTAGTTCAAACTATGCTACATCTTCTGGAAGTTGTACTGGTAGAGCAGAACTTTTAAACGGTTGGGGTGGGTGTTATAATAATAGTCATCCTGGATATGGTTTAAGAGCTTGGTATGATTGGTCTAACTGTGAAGGTTATAAGAATGGTATTACAATAGGTTCAAATCCTGGTGACACAGCATATGGTTTTATGCTTTGGCAAAACATGTGGGATGATAGAACTTATACTAAGAGGTGGAATGGTGGATGGCAAAGTGTTAGAACTTTGATGAATCATCAAGATGATCCTTATGCTGCAAATATGAATCAGTATGTAAGGACATCAGATTCTCCAACATTTGCTCAAGTATATTCAAATGGTTGGTTTAGAAACTATGGCCGTCAAGGTATGTATAACCAAGATTATGGTAACCATTTTTATGCTCATTCAGATGCGTATTGGACTGTGGCTGGTAATAACGGTTCTGCTGCAGGAATTATGTTTAGAACCGGTGGACATGAAGGTGTCTTAAGAGGCTATGTTTATGTTGATTCTTCTAATAATATTGGTTTCTTAAACTCTGGTGGTTCTTGGTCATTGCGTTGTGATAACTCAGGTAATGTTGTTGCTACTGGTGATGTTACTGCTTATTCTGATGCACGTATAAAGACTGAGGTCAAGACTGTAGAGGATGCATTAGATAAAGTATTAGCACTACGTGGTGTAACATATAAGAGAACGGATATTGAAGATAAGTCTACTAAGTTGGGTGTAATTGCTCAAGAAGTAAAAGAAGTTCTTCCAGAGGTTGTTTCTGAAAATGAAGACGGAATGCTTACTGTATCTTATGGTAATATGGTGGGTGTACTTATTGAAGCAATGAAAGAACAGCAATCAATGATTGAAACACTTGAAGCTAAAATTGAATTGTTAACTAGATACTTAAAGTAATGCCAATAGGTTCAGGAAGTATATCAGCAACAGGTATTAACTTGGAATTAGGTAGATCCTCTAATGCAGCTTTATCAATAGATACTGCTGAGAATGGGGGTTATGTTGCTATAAACTCCTGTAGTCCTTTTAGACCTAGTTCTTCAAATCCTGCTTCATATAGTGAATGGAGGAGATATGATCATGCATATGCTTGTTGCAATGCTCCTACAATTACATCTGTTACTGCAGGAACAAGTTCACTTACAGTAAACTTTTCTACAAGCAACTGTACAGCTGTTCATTTGGAATATAGCACCAATGGTTCTAGTTGGAGTACAACTACTGTAGGATGTTCATCACCACAAACCATAGGAGGACTTGCTTCTGGTACAAGTTATATAGTTAGAATGAGAATTACCTGTACATCAACAGGTGGATATTCTTCTTATTCTAACGCAACAACAATGTCTACAAGTGCATCATATCCTGCATATGGTACGTATCTTTCAAGTTATTGTTCAGGTTGTACTTTGTATTATAGATATGCTAATGGATCTGGTGGATCTTATGATGTAAGTCAAGGATGTTCTACAAGTTGTGGAGGATGTTGTTGTGCAAGTGCAGCTGGTACATATCTTTATCAGAATTGCTCCGGTTGTGATTTATATAACTATTATGCAGATGGTTGTTATGGAACTTATTCTAGTTTTGTAGAATCTAATTCACCAACTTGTGGTTGTGGAGGAGGAGGTACATCATGGTGTCAATTTGGACAAACAGAAGGTACAGGGTATTATAATTATGTAAATTGTCAAGGACAGATGATTGAGGGAGAGGCTTATTGGGCTTATGATTTATTAGATTGTATAGATATTTTTCAACCATTCAGAGGTGTAAGACCTTTAGGAACTGATTGCTCATTCATGCTTTAAAAAATAAATTATGACAAATTTAAATTCATATACTGTTGATAATCATGTTTATAGTTTAAATCAAAACTATCAACTTGGTAAAGATTTGGTTAAACTTGTAATGATAACCAATATAAATGATACTATATTTTTCTTTTGTGAGAAACAAGATGGAGTATATCTTGGACATATAGATCAAACAACTTCTATTGAAATGAAAACAATTCCTGTGAATGCTTTAGTTTTTCACAGAAGTATACTAAAATCTCTTTTGAATAATAATAATTAATTTACTAAGTTTGTTAAACCAAAAATTAAATTTAAAAAAATGGCACTAAAGATCACAAAAAAAATTGGCACAGATCAGGGTATTACTTCTGAAGCCTATGTCCGTATTGTTAATTATAATATCAACAAAAACGGAATTGCAAACTTTGCACTTCAAACTTTTTTAAGTCAGAATGATGTTCCCTCTTTAATTTCAAATACACCTGGTGCCCCAGGTAGTGTGAGAAATAATGCAATTGGGGATACTTTCCAAACCTTTTTACAAAAAGAAGTAGAGGAGAAATTCATGATTACAAAACCAGTAACTAAAGAAGTAGATGTTGAACAAACACTTACTACTACAGATGCTGATGGTAATCCTGTAACCGAAACTGTTATTCAGAAAGCTATCCAAACTGTGTTGGAAGAGGTTGAAGAAACCCGTGTTGCACTTGTTCCAGATCTTTCTCTTTTAGCAGGTCAAGATATTTTTCAGTATGCTTATGGTAAGCTTAAAGAGAAATTAGTTGCTGAGTTTGGAGCAAGTTATGTGAAAGATTGTTAGAATGTTTTGAAATAAAGAAACATTTTATATATTTGTAAAACATTAATAATTGATACCATGGCAAAAAAATCAACAAAAGAGGAAGTTAAGAAACTAACTGGAGAAGAGTTAGAGCAACTTCAGAGTTTAAATTCTACTTATCAAAACATTGTAGGTAACCTTGGAAACATTGAGATTGCCAAGTTTGACCTATTAAATGAGTTAACTTCTGTTAAACTCAAAATGAATGAGTTTACTTCTACCTTACAAGAAAAGTACGGAGATGTGACTATTTCAATTTTTGATGGTACAATCACTGACCCTGAAGCAGTTACTGAAGGACCTCAAATGCAAGTGGTAAGACCTGAATAAATTTCAGGTTTTACCTTCTGGTATTAGATTTTTTTTGTTTTACAACTTAATAATGATCAAACTTATTGTTTGGTTATTAAACTTTTTGTATATTATAGTATGTACCGGATGTTTGTACGTTGTAAAATAAAACCTTATGATACCAGTAAATAATAAGCACATTGCACCTTGTTCACCAATTTCTTCAAATTGTGTTATCTGGCAGGGTCCAGATATTCCTTGTATCGGCATTTGTAATGGTGATACGGTAAGTGATGTAGTTGGTAAATTGGGAGATGAGTTATGCTCCATTATAGATGCAACTTGTCAATGTAATCCTGACCTATCTGGTTTGGATTTAAGCTGTTTACCAGTAAATACCCCGTTAAATTTAGAAGCTGTTCTTCAAGCAATTATAGACTATGTATGTAGTCTTAACCCTGGTGGAGGTGGTTCTTTACCTAATATTACTTTACCTACTTGTTTAAGATACAATGATCCTTTAGGAAATCCTGTTACTCAGTTACCTTTGGATCAATTTGCAATATTGCTTGGTAATAAGATCTGTCTTATTTTATCTGACATTACTAACTTACAAGTAGCTGTTGCAAGTTTGCAAGCTAGAGTTACAATCTTAGAGAACTGTGTACTTCCTTGTACACCTTCTACTCCTGGAGGAGATATTGATATTTTATCTGATTGTTTATTTCCTGGTACCTTAGTACCCATCTCTCAATTAGTATCTGCTCTTGAAGATGGTTTTTGTGCATTTAGAGATGCTGTAGGTTCAATAACTCTTATTAACTCTGCTATTTCTTCACAATGTTTATTTGGTAGTACTCCAAAATTAAGTGGTAATGGAAACTATGGTAGTACGGCTGGTTGGGTAAATACACCAACTACATTAGCAGAATCTAACATCAACCAATGGTTGGTGATTTGTGATTTATATGCTGCTATAAAAAGCATACAAGACAACTGTTGTGTTACAGGATGTAATGGTGTTACATTTGATGTAACTTACACAACCATTGATCAAAACAATGACGGTGTTGTAGAAGCATTAGCTCTTGATTTCTCAGGTTCAAACATTCCTTCAGGATTTACTGATTGCAATGGTGTAACTATCATGACTATCACTGATTCTATAGGTACATCAATTACAGTACCTGTAAACGTTACTTCTGCCTCAATGGGTTCTACCATCAATGTAAGCTTATCAGGTTTGAATACCTTGGCCGCTATCACATTGTCTATACCATTCTGTGTTACAGATAATACAAGTCAGTGTTCTGATAAACAAACCGTAATTATACCTTTAAATATTCCTTGTCCAGCAGTTACAGCAACTTCCGCATTAAATGACATTACTGTATCTTTCCCTAACACTTTAGGAACAAGTGCAATATACTCAGTTGTAGCAATTGATACTACTACAGGAGCTACTTTAGGTCAAACTATTATAACTAACCCTGCAGCACTTGTTACTCATACATTTGGTGGAGCAATTGCTGGTAGAACTTATAACATTATTGTTACAGTAACTCAAGGTTCTTCTACTAAAACTTGTCCTGCTACAAGCGTTGTAGCTCAAGGTGGAACAACTGGTTATATAATTACTTTCTGTAAAGATAATACCACTGCTAATGTAACATGGACTGGTACGCCTCCTATAGTTGGAACTGTTTACAAGTGGACTGATGGTGTACAATTTACAGATGAATGTATTACAGTATCAGCAGGACCTTTAAATTTACAAACAACTGCTTATAACGTAACTACATTAGATATTGTTTCTCAAACAAATTGTACAGTTTGTCAAGCAATTACACCTTCTTTTAACTGTGTCTCAGGTAACTGTGTAGATCCGGGAGATGGAACAGGTGCTTATGCTACTTTATTAGACTGTCAACTTAATTGTATTTCACCAGCACCTATATCATATAATTGTCAATCAGGAAACTGCGTAGATCCTGGAGATGGTTCTGGTACATACTCAACTTTAGCTGCATGTCAAGCCGTATGTTCAGTACCTCCGGTTACTACATATAACTGTGTTTCAGGCAACTGTGTTTCTGTATCTGGTAGCAGTGGAACTTATACTACATTAGCAGCTTGTCAATTAAACTGTGCTCCTCCTGTTCCTCAAACTTATAACTGTATTTCAGGAAACTGCGTAGATCCGCTTGATGGAACCGGTACATATAGTTCTCTTGTAGCTTGTCAAGCAGCATGTGCTTCTCCTAAACCTGAAGTATCTGGTGTAACAGGTTACATGGAACCATGTATTGGTGGTACCATTGATGATCACATGGGAGCTTCTGTAACCTTAAGTCAAACTGTTGCTGTAGATACTCAGTTTGATGTAGTAATTGGATATACAGATTTAAATGGAAGTTGTAATAATCCTTTATATCTTCAAAATATTGTTGTTGAAATATTGGCTGGACAATCTACTTCAAACTTTATTGCATGTAACAATGGGGTTTATATTCCTAGTGGTGCTTTAATTTGTACTGCATGTATTACTGCTTGTAATAATCCTGATGTTGATATTGCTTCTTTTTCATGTTAAAATAAATATTTATAAATATGGCTTGTAATTGTAATAAATGTAATCCTAATAAACCTTGTGGCTGTAATGATTCTGCTTTACATGCCCCATGTTCTTACACTGATTGCAGTGTAGGAAGTGAAAGGTGTGAGGATGTTCAGTGTGCAGAATGTGTAAGTTACTGCGGCACTAGCTTTAGAATTGTAGATGGAACTAATATCTTTCAGATTAGTGAAGGAGATAGACTTGATATGATTCTTCAAAAGCTTTCATTAATTCTTATAAACGGATTTGGACCTTGCAATGCTGATAATGTTCATCATGCTCCATATAATGTCTATGCCACTAATATTACAAATACTGGTGTTACCATCTTATGGAATAATGAATCATCATTAACAACAGGTATAAGTGTATACTATGATACAGTAACATCACCATCTGGTTGGGTATTGGCAAACTCTATTCCTGTGGCTCCTACAGTTCTTACATATCAATTAGCTAACCTTACTCCGTCTACCCAATATAAAATCAAATTAGTATCTAATGATGGGACTACACTTTGCAATAGTGTTGAAATTTTAATCACAACACTTGCTTAAGATAAACAACAAGTGATAGTTTGTTGGTTTTCTGTCACACCTGTTGGAGAGGTCCTGGTAACAGGGCCTCTTTTTTTATAAAAAAAATAGTATATTTACATCAGAATCTTTAACAAAATCCTATGAATAATATAGAAAAAAAGGTTATAGAATCCTTAAAATGGAAAAAACATCCTAGCTATTGTGCACACAGACTGGGATTATCTGAGTCTGAATATTGTCAGATCAGAGATAAAGTTAGAAAAAATCATATTAAAGGTCAAGCTTCCAGACAATATAATTTGGACAAAGGGGAAGCAAAATTAGAAGCCTTAGTAACTTTTGAACCAAAAAACCCTGATGAAATTATTAAGCTTTTAAACATTAATCCAAAAGAATGGAAGCTTTCTTCATATTGGAATAAACAAGTTCAAGAAGGTTGGAGAATTTCAGCTCTTGTTACAAAGATTAAAGAAAGTGATGAGGGTAAACTCTTTGAACAACTTTTAAGTAAATGGAATCCTAAAAAACATTACATTGATTCTAAACCAAAAGTAAATAAAAATTTACCAGATGTATGTGGAGTTATTTCAATGCAAGATATTCATTTTGGTAAGGAAGGTAATACTTTTATTGATCTAGATTTTGAATTAGCAATAGAAGATTTAATGCAACGGGGTAGTCTATCCCACAATATAAAGGTTCTTTACTTTGTCATAGGAGGTGATCTTATTAATATGGATACCTTTGCCGGTACAACAACGTCAGGAACACCTTTAGATAACTCTATGAAAGCAACAGATGCTTATGTACAAGCATTTGATTCTATGCACTGGGCTGTTGAATATATGGCCGGTTATTGTGAGAAACTAGTCATTGTTTATTTGCCAGGTAATCATGATAGATTATCATCATTCCATTTAGCACATGCTTTATCTAAATCAATCCAAGGTCCCAATATTGAATGGGATGTTGATTATGCTGAAAGAAAGGTGCATGTATGGGGTGAAAACTTTAATGCCTTTGAGCATGGTGATGTTAAGTCAAAAAGCACGCCTTTAGTTTATGCTACAGAGTTTCCGTTTCACTGGGGTAGTACAAAGTTCAGAACCTTATTTACAGGCCACTACCATCAAAACAAGAAGGTGGAATACTTAACAACAAGTGAGGAAGTAGGGTTTGTTCAAAAAACTCTACCTAGTCTTTGTAAGACGGACTACTACCATTATCATAACAAATATGTAGGTAATAGGAGATCAGCTGTGCTTGAGCTTCAATCATATACAAAAGGAACTGTCTGTGAATTGGTTTATTCTGCATAAAGTCTTTTTTAAGTGCTTAATTTTTTGTAAATTATAAATGTCAACTATATGATAAATAACTTTAAAGGACCGGATCTAAATGCTCCCCGCTACAGGGAGAAAAGGTTGGGTCTACTAAATAGCAAAACAATAAGAGAGTTCAAGGATAAGTACCCTATTTATGAAAATGTTGACAATGAGAAACTAAAAAGTATAATAAGGATATTTAACAGACAAGTGTGGGAAGCTGTAATTAAATATAGAGATGGAGTAGAATTACCAGATTCACTTGGTTATTTGTTCATAGGAACATGTGCACCAAGCAAGTCTGTGAATACTAATTATGCTTTATCAAAGCAGTATGGAAAAGTACTGCAGAATAAGAACTGGGAAACTGATGGTAATTTGGGTAAAATCTTTTATACCAATTGGTCCACCAAGTATAAGTTTAAGAACCGTGAGTTGTGGAGATTTGAAGCAGTTAGAGACTTTAAAAGAACTGTTGCTAAAGAATATCCTGAGAACTGGACTAAGTATGTGTTTATGAAAAACAAATACAGAGTAGCTCACTTATACTCCGCCAAAACTGCTGAAAAAGTATAGTTTTGGCTAACTATAAAAATTAAAAACATGGCAACAATTGCAGACGTAGTATCAAGAATAAGGGGTCAAATAAAGGCAGAAAGTCAAGATGCTTTTACTACTGACCGATACATATATAGCCTTATCCAGAAGTTTTCTCAAGTATTAATGAGAAGACAAGACTTTGCTAATAAGTTAATGAAGTTTAACTCAATATGGAAAACTCTTCCTTATGTAGAACTTATTGAAGTAGATAAAGTAGAAGCTCATTGTTCAGGCATTCAAAGTGGCTGTACAATTATGAGAACAAAGAATCCATTGCCTGATATGATTGAAGGTTACTGGGGCCCATTGATTAGAAGTATTACTTCAATTGACGGTTCTCAAGAATTACAACCTACTCAACCAGCTACCTATCTGTCAATGACAAAGACAACATCTTTTAGATATAATACAACCAAGTACTTTTGGTTTATTGATCATCACATTTACTTTCCAGATTTGGAATGGGATGCTGTTAAGATAGAAGCTGTTTTTGATTCAGACATTTCAGCTTGGCAATGTGATGATAAGTGCGTTCCAATATATGAGCAAGACATCAATATTCCAGAATCTTTATTTGCTGAGGTTGAATCTCAAGTTTTAACTGTGATGAGTAATACTTTGAGAATTCCTTCAGAAGATTCTGATAACAAAATAAATCCCCATAGATAATGGCAATCTCTCATAAATATAGAACCTTTGATCAACTGTACAATGATGTTACAGTTGATTTTGCTGCATATGCTCTAGAGGGTTTTATAGACCCTCAGCAATTGATTAAAGTAGCTACTAGAGTTAATTATGATTTGGGTCTAAGAATTCATAGAACTAAAGAAGTAGTGTTAGATGTTGAGCATGGTAAGGCTAGATTGCCTTATGACTTTGCCTATTTAAACTATGCATTTAGATGTGGCAGCTATACAGTTGCTGACAGACAACCAAGTGGTACTCACATTGAAACATTTAATGATGTTCCTTATGTACCAGCTCCAGGAGAATCTGGTCCATGTAAAGACCCTACCTGCAAAGATGTATGTGTTATAAAGACTTGTGATAATAAGAATGAATATCAGATTGTTCAAAAAGTAGGTGGTGCAAATCAGTATAGAGTATTTACTGCTTTTGTTCCATTGAGAATGAACACTGTTAATAAGTTTACTTGTGACTGTCCTAATATTAATGAGCAGGCGGCAGATGTTGCTGAAATCAAGGATGGTTTTATTCTAACCTCTTTTACTACAGGTAAGGTTTATTTAAACTATCAAGGGGCAATGGAAGATACTGATGGAAATTTGCTTGTCTTAGATCATCCTTATTGTAATGAATACTATGAATACGCATTAAAGCAAAGAGTCATAGAAAATATGATTTTTGCTGGTGAAAATCTAGGCAGTCAGTTGACATTGATTGAGCAGAGATTAAGAGCTGCTAGAAACAATGCATTGAGTTTTGTTAATACCCCAGACTTTAGAGAACTATATGAAGTATGGTGGAATAACAGAAGAGCTCAATATCATAATTATTATAACATGTTTAAAAGTCATCCAGTGATTGGATAATAATTTATTATGGCACAACAACAGTATTCAAACTCCTCTTCTATAGAGACCAATACTTTTGCAAAAGGTATGGTGAAGGATTTATATGCTTCATTACAACCTAAAGAAAACTGGTCTCATGCTAGAAATGCATATAATAACTCAGTAGATGGGGATGCTGGTGTCATTGGTAATGAGCCGGCAAACTTGCAATGTGGAATTGTTCCATATACAATTATTGGATTTATACATAAAAGAGCAGATCAATGGTATGTATTTTCAACAGATGACATCAATTCAGAAATTGGATTTTATGATGAAAGTACCTGTAGTTATACAACTATTGTAAATGATCCTTGCTTAAACTTTAATAGAAAGTTCTTAATTACAGGTGCTTCAAAAGAGAACTATGATTGCACTTGGCAGATTTACTGGGATGATTCTAACAATCCGTCAAGAACTTTGAATGTTGATGAAATTCCTTGGGTACAAACCATAGTAAGTGCACCCGGCTCTGATTGTATTATTTATCAAGATACAGCAGTACTTGATTGTGAAAAACTAAGATTAGCTCCACTAGTTAATACACCTTGTTTAAACTTAACAAAAGCTCTTGATGGTGGTTTGTTAAGAAATGGTACATATCAAGCATTTATTGCTTATATGGAAAATGATGTTGTTGTTACAGACTATATTGGTATTTCTAATCTTCAGAGCTTATTCAATCATGATAACAATGCTGGATCTTTAAACATAGAAATAACTAATCTTGATAAAGACTATGAGTTCTTCCAACTTGTTATTCTTAGTAACAATCAACAAAACATTGTTGCAAAGATAATTGGAAGCTATAGCACAGAGCAATCTAATATTAGCATTGATTATATTGATCCGGCAACATTAAGTCTTGACTTTACAGTTTTATTTGCTAGAAAGCCTGCCTATGAAAAATCAGATGCAATGTATGTTGTAAATGATTATTTGATTAGACAGGGTCCTACAGAACAATTTGATTTTAATTATCAACCAATTGCAAATCAGATTAAAACTAACTGGGTTGTTGCTGAATATCCATCTACATACTATTATAAAGGTGGTAATAAAACAGGTTTCTTAAGAGATGAGGTTTACTCATTCTTTATTAGATGGATCTATAATACAGGTGAAAGAAGTAAATCATATCACATTCCCGGTAGACCTCCTAAACTTGCAGGTGAAAACCAGTATGGTGAAGTAGTAAATGAAACAGCTCAATCAAACGGTATTAACTCCCTTAATGGGCCAAACTATAACTTTGAGGTATTTGATACGTCAACTGTTACATCATTAGCACCTTTACCGTTAACTGATGGTGGTGTTATTTTAGGTAGGGGTGAGATGGGTTATTGGCAGTCTACTGAACAATACCCTGCTACTAAACCAGAAATATGGAATGCAACTTATGTAGATCCTACAAATGGCGTGAACATTGGTGCTACGTCAAATCAACAGTTTGATCTTTGTGGTAAAAAGATTAGACATCATAAGATGCCTACAGAAGAAAAAAATTCAATTCTTCAGATCTATAGTACTACATCAGATGCTGTTAGAATCTTAGGAGTTGAGTTTACAAATATTGGCAAACCTAAATTTAATGATGGAACATATATTCCTAACATTGTAGGTTATGAAATTTTAAGAGGATCAAGAGAAGGTGCTAAATCTGTTTTAGCAAAAGGTATATTTAGGAACATGCGTAAGTATACAATTCCAAATAATACCACCACTCTTCAAGGTCTTTATCCAAACTACCCATATAATGACTTAACACCTGACATCTATTTTCATGATGGTGCAAATGGTAGTGGTCCTGGTAAAATGACAGATGGTTGTGATAACTTAACAGATTCAATAAACAATCATGCTCCATTAACCGGATATGCTCAGAATGTATTTACATTTCACTCTCCTGAGTTGATGTTTAAAAGACCATATCTTAACTCTTATGAAGCAAGATTATATGGTGAACTTAATGGCACATCTATTGGATACTTTATCAAATCAGAACAACACCCTCAGTATAAATTATTGAGAAACGTTGCTGCATTACTATCAGGTATTATAGGTGTTGGTTATGCTATTAATGCTATTCAGGGTATTAGAAAGAATAAAATTAATTATGCTATACCAACTTGGGAAGCTGGTAATGCTGATAGCTGGTTTGTAGCTGGATTTACTAATGGTACTACATCAGTTAACCAAGGTATAAACGTTGGTATAGCGGCTGCAGCACTTGCCGGAACTAGTGGTAATGCTCTTGCTGAAATTTTATCAGATGATGGTTATGCTGTAGGTTCTTTATTTGGAGGAACAGGTGTTAGACAACTTGCAAATATTCAACAAGGTGTTGTTCAATCAGCATTTGGTTTAACTCCATTAATTAGAGGTGGTTCTGCGGAAAAGGAATTTGAACTTAGAGATGAAGCTGGTGGAATGCCTTCTGTTCTTCAAGTATTTATCAGCTGGTTAACTGCTAGACAAAAAATTGCAGAAGGTGCTCAAAAGATTATTGATGTAATTTACAATTTTGTTCAGCCTTCTGATTTTGCTTTGAAGCATAATTCACATGCTGATATATTTAATTACTCTCCAACTATTAATGGAAATAGATATAGATCAATAGTTAGAGAACAGAATTATATTGGATCCGCTTTTCAAGTGTTTGATGGTCAATATAAAATTAACAACTTATTTAGACCAAGAACTGCAGCTATTGCAATTACAGATACATTTAATGATCCTCAAGTAAAAGATACCTCAAGATATGTTGTAGGTGGTGGTTACAATAGTGCTGGTACTGGTATTAATACAAGTTACAACTATTTAGAATCCCCTGGTGTACCTAGAGCAAGGAGTGTATCAATGCATTACGGTGCTTTGAAGTTTAATTTTCAAAATCAATATGGACAAATAGACGGTATCAAGCAAGTGGTGATGAGAGGTTGTGTTAACTTTGTTGATCCAAAAAAACCAGATGCCTTTAAATATTCCAGTGATTCTTTATTTGCCGGAGATACATACATTGGTAGATATACTGAAAAAGTTATCATGCCAATCTTTAGTGATTTCTTATATGGTCAACCTGATGGATATACTTATGACTATTTAAAAAGGGTTAATATCCCTTATCCAAGATTCTGGATGAATACTCAAAAGTATGATACTACAGATTTGGCCAATGAGATTATGACATTAGGTTTAGCAAATACACAACAAGCTTTACCTAATGACCTTTACTATTTAGACAGAGGTGATAGTTGTAGCACATTTGCTACAATGTTTGGAGCTTCAGATCCTAACCCAGCATTTGCAATGAGATATGCATACATGTATACTCATTGTAATGGTGTTTTGGATTTCTTTGTAGAATCAGAATTGAATATTGTACAAAGAGACTGGGAAGATAGAAGAAAGGATAGACATTATGATGCCTATGAATACAATGATGTAGATGAGTTATTCCATGCAGATATTATCAAAGAAGATAACTTCTACAAATATGATTACTCTTTAAGTGCTAGTAGATTTATCACTAACCTAACATCATACGGTGAAGTACAAACAAGAGATTATGATCCTCATGAAGCAGAGACTTGTTTTGATTACTATCCAAATAGATTAATCTATTCTTTACAATCTCAAGAAGAAGCCAAGAAAGATTTCTGGAGAGTATTCTTACCAAACAACTACAAGGAGTTTAAGGATAAGGTGAGCGTAATTAAACCAATGAGTAAAAATGGTGCAATCATATTCTTCCCTTATATGTCACCACAATTGTTCCAAGGTGTAGATACACTTGAAACAGATCTTGGTACTAAGCTTACAATTGGAGACGGTGGTTTATTTAGCCAACCATTCCAGAATGTTGCAAATTCTGATTTACCAAATGAATATGGATCTTGTGAAAGTGCAAGAACTGTTGTTAATACTCCTCTTGGTTTATTCTATTTATCACAAGCTCAAGGTAAGGTTTTCCAATTTACAGGTAGCTTAGAGAACATTGCAAACCGTGGAATGAAGTGGTGGTTTAATAAGTATTTACCATCTGTTTTAATTAGAGAGTTTCCTGAATTAGAAGGTACTCCTTTAGCAGATAATCCTGTTATTGGTGTTGGTTGTCAAGCTGTATATGATATCAATGATGACATTGTATACTTCTGTAAAAAGGACTTTAGTGTTAAACCACAATACAAAGCTGGTATGACATTTAATCCTGTGACTAATACTTTCACTTATGTGTATCCATCAGGACTTCAAATTCCAGTTACACTTGGAGATAAGTTTTTCTTTGATGATGCTTGCTGGACTGTATCATATGATCCAAAAGCAAAAGCTTGGATATCTTTTCATGACTGGTGTCCTGAATTAACTATACCAAGTATAAATCACTTCTTAACAACTAAGACAGTTGATCTTGAAGAACCTTATTGTCCTCCTGGATATAGTTATAATCCAAACACTCAACAGTGTGAAAGAGCTTTTAGTGAATCTGCACCAGCTGTTGTTACCGTTCAGGAATTAGAAGCAATCATAACAGGCGGTCCTCAAAACTGTTTGTTTGACGTAATACTTGCAGTTGATACATCCGGAAGTACGGGTGGATCTTCTGGATCAATTGGTCAGGCTGAAAGAACTTTTGTTACTGAGTTTATCAATAATCCAAATATTCAAAGTGGTTTAGCTTTAGGAAATATTCAAATCGGCATTACTTCATGGGCCAGTACTAATCAAAATATTAGTATGTCACCAAATGGATTCTCAATGAGCAATACTTTAACAGCTGCTCAAGTTGATGCGTGGTATGTAGCTAACTGGTACAATGGTGGTACTTCTGTTGCATCTGCAATGGTATTTGCTCAGAATATTTTGAATAACAAGGTTGGTTCACAACTTGGTGATAGAACAGCTCTTGCAAACTTTAAACAGTATCTTGTAATTATTACAGATACTACAGCACCACCTCCAGCAAATACAGGATGTGCATATCAATCTAATACATTAGGTGGATCCAGTACAGGTCCTGCTAATCAGTTTGTAATGGCTGTGTTTGCCGGAGCTACAAGCCCTACTCCACCAAACCCTGGTACATTAAGTAATATTAGCTGTAACCAACCTTCTTATGAGTTTGGTGTAGCTGGTAATGATTTGCCTGGTATTGCAGCTGTTGTTGATAGTGTATTTGCACAAGCTTGTGGTGGCGGTTATCAATGTAATTGTCCAACAGGATATACTTTAGTTTATCCAAATACTACAACTACTCCAATACACTGGACTCAATCAACAGGTACATGTGCACCAAATGGTGGTGATAGTTATGCTCCTATTTGTAGAAGGGTAACTTGTGCATGTCCTCCACCTCCTGCAGTTTGGGCTACAACAACTCAAACAGGTCAGTGTGATAACTTGTATTTAGCTGGACCAAATGGCGATCCTAATTATGTTAACCAGACTCCATTGACATGTAATTATATTGGTTTAGAAACTACACCAGCAAGTAATAAGTCTGGTAGTATCTGGAGACATAATTACCGTTGTGATTTGTACTCTAACTATTATGGTCAAGATTACCCATGGGAAGTTGAATTAATTGAGAATACAGGTCAAATTGTAAATACAATTAGAAGTGTTGAGTATCAATTAGAATCCTATGTTTACAAAGGAGATCTTTATCATGGTTGTGGAGATGATAGATGGCATGATCTAGACTTTAACTTTGATGAGGCTATTCTTTACAATACTGAACAAGTGTCTGGATTACTTACATTAGAACTTAATCCAAAGGAAAACCCTTATAATATTCTTCAGTATCCTATTGTAGGAGCTAATGATATCAAAATACTTTATTCAAAAGAAGAACAGAAGTATAGATTTAATCAGTTCTGGGATGTCACAAAAGATAGAGGAGAGTTTTCAAATGCTGAGCAAGAAATCTTTATAACAAGATTGAATGGTTATATCAGAGATCTGAATGCAGCTAACCTTAACTACCAGAAAGCTGAAGACCAAAGAAAGAAGTTTAGACACTATTACAATAAACTTATCTTAAGAAGAAAAGTATCTGGTGATAGAAAAATGCTTCTCAAACTTAATAATACTAAATTAGTTTTATCTCTTAGATAATGAAAGGCAAACTTGATTACATACATAGAAGAGGCTTACCCGGAGGACCTAATGAACAGTTTACTTATGTAACTGGAGTGTTCTCTGTGGATGGCTATAGAAATGATTCTCCAGATGTAAATAATTCTTTTAATGTTATTCCTTCAGGTAGAATTACTATGAAAGAAAAGGATGGGCAACCTTTGAAAAAAGGACCCATTCTTGGTATTGATAATCTAGGTAATCAACAAATGATGATGCCTGGAGGAGAATATCAGTTTCCTGGTAATCAGGTATTTGAACTACCTCTTAAAAAAGAAGGTGGTGCATTACTAGACAAAACTATTAAATGTTCTGGTTGTGGTTGGGAATGGAAAGCTGTTGATGGTGGTTCTGATATTATGGACTGTCATAAGTGTGGTGGTGAAGGATTGGTTAAAGCACAAGACGGTATTGAAGTAGATGAAGAAGATGATGATAGAGAAATGGTTGAAGGTATTGCTAATATCTTAAGACAAGTAAAAAGTGTTAAGAATAGAAAGCAGATTGCTGACAATATGGTTGAAGACTTTGAAGAAGAAGATGTAGATTATAATCTTCAAGAGTTTTTAAAAATGTCTAGAGTAATGAAAGAGGGAGGGGATCTAAGAAAAGCTCAGATGGGTTATATGATGCCTCCTATAGGTTTTGGTATGATGAATACCGTTTCAAATTTATATGATTATTTTTTTGGTAATGATCCAAAAGCCAATACTTCATCTGGTAAAACACCTGTAACAGAAAAAGAAAAATTAGAGTATAAGCAATTATTTGCTGATTATAATGCTAAGAAAAAAGAGTTTGATGTTCAGAGAAGAACTAATGATAATATTTTAGGTATTGATAATTCAAAAAATATTTCTTTATCATCTGGTAGATTTCAAGGAGCCAGTGTTTCTCCTCAAGTTGTAAATGAAGCTGTAAGTGCCGCTAAGTCACAAGGTGTTGATCCATGGTTAATGCTATCTGTAATAGGTAGAGAATCTACATTTGGTAGTGGAGCGGCTGGTAATTTAAAACGTGCTGGTGACAAAAGCAGATTAGTTTCTGGTTGGGATGTTGCTGAAAACTATCAACCTTATGAACCTTTGAGATACCTTGCCGATAAAAAGGTTCCTGGAATTGAAGTTAAAAAAGATAACCATGGTTGGCATTATGATATAGAAGATAGACAAGCTCTAAACAACTATATTAAACAACACCCGGAATTAGTAGAACAATATAGAGAAAAGATTGAGGCTACTCCTGAACTAGGTAAATTAGATAGTTTTGATTTAGCTGCAAAGTTTCTCAAAGAAAAAGGTCTTGCAAGATATAATCCGGGAGATCCAGATTATTCTTCAATGGTTAGGCAAGATATGAAAACCTTAAAGTCTGACCCAAAGTTAAGATCATATATGAGAACACTTGGATATGAAGAAGGTGGTGAACTTGACAAATATCCAGATGGTGGTGAATTAGAACAATATAAAAAATATATTAATGGTGAGTATGAAAATACACCTGAAGAATTAGAGGCTGAAAAGATATATGATAAACTAAATAGAGTTTATTATAAGGCGGCTAAAGATGCAGGAATGAGTGCACCTAATTATATTATGAGCACACTACTTACACTTTAATAATTAGTAAAAGTGGTTATTTATTTGTATATTAATAGTATATAATATGGGAATGAGATATTTAAATCAAAAAAGTTTAAAGTATATGCAAGATGGTGGAGCTGCTGCACCAGCACAAGAGGTATCTCTTTCCCAGCAAGTTGCATCTATGTTGCAATCTGGTGCAGATCCTAGAAGTGTTGCTCAACAACTATTGTCAAGTGGTGTAGATGAAGCGGACATTAAAGAGATCTTTATGGATCTTGGAATGGCTCCTAGTGATGTTGATGCTTTATTTCAATCAGAAGAAGAAGTTCAACAAGAGTTAGATCAAGCATTGGCTGAAGCTCAAGCTGAAGAATCAGCAGCAGAACCAGCTGATCAACCTGAACCTGCAGATACTGAAGTGGAATTTGGTGCATTTGGTAATTCAATGCCAGAGGCTCAGTTTGGTTTAGAGACACCGTTGGCACCAACAATAAATCAATACTTTGGTGGTATTGCTAGACAAAAGGGTGATGACTATGTTAAAAATCCAATGGCTAATTATTTGCCAATGGATCTTGGTACAAAAGGTAATCCTGTTGGTGCAGCCTTTTTATTAGCTGAAGGATATACAGATTTATTTGGAGGAAAGACTGATCCAAACACTGGATTAAAAGAAGGTTTCTTTAGAGATGTTGATGTAAAAAAAGCAAGACAAAAAGCAGCCGTACCTTCATACTATGATTATAAAGTAACTACTGCTGCAGGTGATGATAAGGAATATGTCACAGATAAATTGGATTTATATAATGCTGCAAAGAATGACGGTAGTCTAAGAACTAAACAGCAATATGCAAAAGATGTAGCTGCAAATTCACAAGTTGATTTTAACCCTAAGACTGGTCAATATGAGGGAGTGTTTTCAAGTAGAGCTATTGATAAAAGTCTATTAGGAAAACAACAGCAAGAAGATTTAAATAAATTTTTGGAAAAAAGTGTCTCTGTTAAAGATTTAAATGATAGATTTGACCCAGAAACTGTTAAGATGATTACCCAGTCTCAAAAAGAAGGGATGGGATCTTTAGGTATAAATGCAATGGGTCAGGCCTCATCTTATAAAGATGTAGAAGCAAACCCATATTTATATGAAACAATGATGGGTGTAAATACATTACAAAGTAAAGGCACAACCCCTACACTTCCTGGTATGGAACAACCTAAAGGTTTACCCAATTACAGTTGGATGAACTCCGGAATTGTTCCTACTACATCTCCTGTATTAACAAATACAGCAGGTCCCAGAGCAGATCAACAAGCTCCTATGAGTTTTCAAGATTGGACTCTACAAGATCCTGTAAGACGTATGACACCAGATGCTCAAGCTCAATATAATTTATACATACAGTCTTTACCTAAACAAAAAGATGGTGGAGATATCAAATTACCTAAAGCTCAATTTGGTCCACCCGATTGGATGATGGGTAGTTTATTTACTACACCAACTGTGGTTAATGATCCTCAAGGTTTAAATAATTATTTTAGCAGCATGGGGCAAACTAATTATGCACAAGATACACAAGCTGTAGCTGATGCACAATTACAACAAAGACAGCCAGAGTTAGGTCCAACACCTCAGCAACAAGCAGCTCAAAATTTCTTTAAAGAAGGTGAACCTGTCTTTACTGGTAAACCCATTCCTCCAGGAGCTCCTAAAGTGGAGATTACAAATAAACTTGCAGGAGATATAAATAGAGTTATGGATAGTAGAGCTATGCAAGGTTTTGGTAAAGTAAGTAACTTTGCTGTAAATGCTGCCGGCTTTGTTAATGAAATGTATAAAAACAAAAAAGCTAGAGAAGCGGAAGCAAGACTTTATGAAATGAGTCAAGCTGATAATGCCTTTGGTTATTTTGAAGATCCTGTAAATAAGCAAGGAACCTGGGATACTAACACAGGTCTTGCTGAACAAGATAACCGTGTTGAATATATGAGAGCTCAACAAGGTGGAGAGATTGGTGAAATTGATTTAGATCCTGATACAATAGCAAGGCTTATTGCGGCTGGTGCTAACATCCAAATATTATAAAAATGGCAAAAGTAAAAATTAATAGTTTACCTCCAGGCTTTACTATCAAAGATGGTAAAGTTATTACATCTATGCAACAAGGTGGTACTACAACTGGTGATCAATTTGACTTTGGTTTGACTACAACAGTTAAATCTGCTGACAGAGATAATGACACTAAAGATATAAGTATAAAATATACTTTGAACGCTGTCCCTAGGGAAGAAGCTAATATTGAAGCAGAAGGTGGAGAAACAGTCCTAACTGATTTGGATAATGATGGTTTGTTTGGTCTTTATGAAATTAAAGGACCAAGACACACAAGTGGTGGTGTTCCTTTAAATCTACCAGAACAATCTTTTATCTTCTCAGATACAAAGGATATGAAACTGGGAGGTAAGGATCTTGAAGAGTTTGGAATTAAGAGTAAAAGAAAACTTAGCCCTGCAAAGATCTCAAAGAAGTATGATCTTAATACATATTATGGTTCTTACAAAGACCAATTTGCAGATGATATTTCTATAAAGAGTGCTGAGTTAATGATGGACAAGAATAAACAAGCTTTGTCCAAGTTAGCTTTTGTACAAGAATCTAAGAAGGATTTTAAAGAGGGTGTTCCTGTAGCATCTCATGGCTACTTAGTTTCACAAGGTATTGATCCAATTGACTTTACAGCTAAAGTAGAAAAGATTTCTGCAGAGAAAGCAGCTAAGAAAGCAATTGATGCACTGCCTGAAGAGAAAAGACAACAGGTTCTTGCATTACAACAAATGATGCAACAAGCTGAAAGCTCTGAACAACAAATGGTTCAAGAACCATCTCCTGAACAAATGGTTATGGAGACTGGTAAGTATGGTAAAGAATTAAGAAAAGCTGCACCAGGATTTGAAATGGGTAGTATTCCTAGTGGATCACCTTATGTATATGGTGCTGGTTTAGATATTACAGATCCAGATAATCCTGATGCATTAACATCTTATACAGCAGCACCCTATACCAACACTTTAACTCCAGATCCAGGTGATGGTGATAAACCTAAACCAAAGGCTAATGCAAATGATGGCAGAGGTCCTAAAAAGAATGTTGCCGTTGATCAAGGTAGAGTTAACAGATATAATAATATTGGAGTTCAAATGGACTTCAGCAATGTTGGTGAAACAAAGTATGTTGACTTACAACCATCAGAACAAAAGGCTGGTAGATATGGAGATGCAACTCAGAATGAAGCTGGGTGGGTATCATCATGGAAAGGTATATATCCTGAATCAGATCAATTAATTCTTTCATTAGATGCTTATAAAGCAAAACCTGCAAATTATAAAAATCCAGAAGTTGTTAAGTTTCAGAAATGGACTTATGATGAATACATTCCTGCTGAGGTAGAAAGAATTAACCAAAAAAGAGTTGAGGCCGGTTATGCTCCATTAAATGAGCAGCAGACTAAAGACCTTACAGAAGATCTTAGAAATGATTTTGGTTTTGATGAAAAGCAAACAGGTAAAGGATATGATGGTAAGTTTGGTACATTTACGTCATCACGTAGACCATTTACCTATCAGATTAAACCTAATGAAATACCACCTCCACAAGGTTGTCCTTGTCCTGATGGAACGTTTTCACAAGCCTGCTGTCCACCTAAAGAACCACCTAAAGTTCCGCCTGTAGCTCCTCCTTCTAAAAGACCTGGAGCAGAATGGTGGTTACAAGATTTAATTCAATTAAATGCAATTGCAAATAGAGAAAGAGATATGTTCTTTCCTTTCCAACCTGCTGTTGCAAATGTTGATTTAGGATATGTATTGGAAGAACCTACTAGAGCTATTGCAGCAACTAATGAAAGACTTGGTTTACAAACTCAAGCAGCTGCTAGTTTTGGTGGACCTCAAGCTCTTGCAGCTAGAACTGCACAAGCACAAGGTCAGGCTGCTGCTGAAATTGCAAATGAGGTTGCAAGAGTAAACCAAAGAAACGTTAGTACTATTAACAATGGTTTGGCTATGCAAGCTCAAATGGATATGCAGCTTGGTAGAGAAAGAAGAGATAGAACTGTTAAAGAGTATGATGATACTCAAGCTGTTCTTCAAAGATACATGGATGAAAAGAACTATGATAGAGAGCAATATGCAATGTCTTTATCTAATGCTGTTACCAATAGGGCTAACACATATAACTTAAATTCAATTCAAGATTATTTTCAAATTGATCCTACTACAGGTGGTATGCTTGGACAATTCTCAGGTAAGGCTTTTGAAGCTGTTGCACTTCCGGATCCTAATAGAAATATTAGGGATTATGCTGAGACAGCTAGAATGCTTAAGGCTGCCGGAATTGAGCCAACAGCGGAGTTAGTTCAAGGTGCAATGGGGCAACCTGTAGCTACAGCACAAGAGACAAATGCTCAAAGAGCTTTTAGATCATTGCCTCCAGGATTCGGTTATGCTTATAATCCAGGAATGTATCAACAAGGTAAAGGTAAAAAGGGTAAGGAAATCAAACCTGCATTGCCTTTCTTCATGGGTAAGATTGGTGAATAAACCACAAAAGTTTAATAAATAAGTTTTTAAAACTTAGAAAATTTTAGTAATTTAGAGATATGGCAACATACACACAAGGATACCAACCATACATGCCGGATTGGCAACCCTTTACGCCAGACTACAAATTCCTGTCTGATATATTAGAGGTTAAGACTAACAGGTATAATACAAACTATAAAGCATTAAATGATCTTTATAGCAAGGTTGTATATTCAGATCTTTCTAGAAAAGACACCCAGGATATGAGAAACCAATATGCTGAGACTTTGGGTAAGCAATTGGAAATAGTTTCTGGAATGGATTTATCAGTAGCACAAAACGTTGATTCAGCAAAACAATTATTTAAACCTTTCTTTGAAGAGGATATAATTGTAAAAGATCTGGTTGTTACAAAACAATATCAGAATGAAATGCAATATGCTAGTATGTTGATGAACTCTCCTGATAAAGATCAGAGAGAGATGTACTGGCAGACTGGTGTTAAAGCATTAGAATATCAGATGGAAGACTTTAAAAATGCTTCTGCTGATAAAGCATTAACTATGGGTGCACCCCGCTATACTCCAGATGCTGATTTGAATGAAAAGGCAATTGAGTATTTAAAAAAGCAAGGTCTTGATGTTACTCAAGAATATGTTGATGAAACTGGTTATTGGATTGTAAAAGATAGAAATGGAAACTTAGTTACTCAACAAGCTTATGTGATGGCACAGAAAGCATTGAGTGATGATCCAATGGTTCAACAAGCTTACTATACAGATGCTTATGTAAAGTCTAGAGACTTTGCAAAGTCTGGTATTGATGCCGGTCAGTTTAGATCTGTTGATGAAGGTCAAGCTGCTTGGGCAAAAGAAACTATTTCTAGAGTTGAAGCTCAAATTGCTGCTAGATCAATCAAGCAGAAGGATAAAGTTGAAGAACTAAAGAATGCAAATATCAACTGGGATGAGTATGTAAAACAGTCTGGTATTATTCCAGGATCTGATGAAGATAAAGAATATGTAACTCAGAAAAGATCTTATGATGCGGCTTTATCTGGATTACAACTTACAGAAGAAACATTAAAGAATTCACAAGGTAGTCCTGATCAAAGTACTCAAGGTTTATTGAATAGAGCTTATAACCTTATCATGGGTTATAATATGCAGAATGATTTAAGTGCAGCTGCTGTTGCATTTTCTAATATCAATAAAAGCAGAGAGCTTAAAGTTAATGAGTATAAAAAACAACAACTTCAATTTCAGCATGACTTTTCTAAAATGGCGGCTGAGTATCAATATGATGTTGCATTAGAAGGTCTTAAACAACAAAATAGAGTTGAGCTTGAAAAAGTAAAACAAAAACTTGCAGATCCTTTTGGTGCAATGATTTCAGATATTCTTTCTGGAGGTGGTGCAAATTATGGACAATTAGGTACTGAAGAAGTTATGACAGATCCTGAAACAGGTAAACCTCTTGATCCAAAAGATGCTGACTACGTAAAGATTATTAATGGTAAGTATAATAATTTAAGAGCTGATGTTGTAGAAGATCAAGTTAATCTTGCTTTGAATGCATTAGAAAAGATTGAACCTAATGCAAATAACTATTATAAAGTTAATGAGCAGATTAAAGGTGACCTTCCTACTATTAAAAGAGAATTATTAAAACCTGAGAATGCAGGAATAGCTGATAAGTTCTATAAGGATATTGCTAACAAGTTTAGAGATTCTGAACAACTTATGGCACAAAATCCAAACTTTGTAAAAAGAAACGGAGGAGCTGACTATCAAGATTTAAATTCTCAATTTGAAAAGACAACAGCTAAAAGAATGCAGTTTGATGCTGCAGTAACTCAAGGTAACCAGATCTACTATGATAACTTTATGAAAGTTGTTACATCAGAATTAGGTGACCAAGCTAAGTATGTTAAAAAAGAATTTGAGAATGGAGCACCTAAGATTTTTAAGAATAATCAAGGTGGTCAAATTGATTTAAAATCAGAGTCTGAGTTTATTGCTGATTATGTTGCTGCAGCTAAAGCAAAGCAAATTAAAAAAGGTGATGGTGGAAAAGGTGGTCATATAGGCTGGTCTTATGATACTCCTGAAAGATCCGATAGATATACAGCAGGAATGATTATAGGAGGTCTTGCACCAAGTCCTCAGTATTTAACTGAACGGGCTCAATCAAGACCTACAACAGGAGGTTGGAGATTCAATGAAAATGCAGCAAAGTCTGAAGCAGCTGCTGCATACAGTAGACAAAAGCAATTAATCAATGGAACATTAAACGGTACTCTTGAAACTATTGCTGAACAAGATGGTAAAAAGATAGATGCAAAAGTAAGAATGTTCCAACCTTGGGATCCTTATCAATATATGAGAGGTAAATCTTTACAGGAAATGGAAACTGGAGATGCTTTGAAAAATCCTTTTTATGTTACTCAGGTTGACCCTGTAAGCATGAGAAAAGATATTGGTCAGGTTCAAGCTTTAGCTGATGTTGTTAAACAAGTAAATCAAACACCGTCTCAAGATTTAATTTTTCACCAAGGTGATATTGGTAAAATAGAGGGTGTTGAAATGAATGTACCAGATCCTAAAGCAAGAAAAATTTATGATCTTTGGCTGCAAGACATGGCCCGCTTTAGAGATCCTAAAGCTTCTAAGACAAATATACCAAGTGTTACAATTGGTTATGCTCCAGCTTATGGACCACCTGATCAATTAGCAAAAGATAAAGCAGCTTATGTAATGACATTTAATACAGCTTGGTTAAAAAGTCTTCAAGGTACTTCTGATAAGCCAGGTGCTATTGGATTAAAAGATGTTGAAGATTATCAGCAGATTACAATATCATTTCCTCAAACTGCAGATATGAACCCTAAAAAAGCTGGTGAATATAATTTCTCTGCTACTGTAAATGAAGTTACTTATAGTCCTAACAAACAAGTAGTTCATAATATTCAAGGTGGTGGAAAATTTAGAGTTTATCCAGATGCAAATAGCAATTTTATTGGAGAATTCATATCTTTACAATATAATCCACAATCAGGTAATTTTGATACAATGCCGGCTGAGAGAGTAAACCTAACTCAGATGATGCAAGAAAGAAATGAAACAGTTGGATATATTGATAACTTGGTAACTAATTATGTTGGAACATTGTATCAAATTGCACAACAGAATAATAGAGACCAAGCAAATACTAAGAAAACCAAAGCTAAAAAATAAGTTATACCAATTATAATGGCTGATAATATTACTCAACAACTAGAGCAAAATGGGGCTTTACCAAGTGCGGAGCCTATGATTCCTTCAAGCGGTAGATTTGATTATCAACCGGTTGCTGATTTATTGTTACCTCCCAACACTCCTGAGTTTACGGAGCTGATGACCCCGGAGTATAAAGCAATGCTTGAAAGGCACGCAAGTCAAATTAATAGTTTTGCTCCTGCTGCTATTGGTAATTTAAATGACCCTAATCCAACATTAGCTACAGATACCCTTAATCCTTTTAGACAAAAGGTTGGTTTAGATTTATCTACACCTGAAGGTAAGATGCAGTTGTTTAGAAATGCTGGAATGAGTGCTAAACCTACAGGTGAAGTAAAAATTGCAGATCCTTTATATGCTGGTATTAGATCACATAACTTTGATAGATACTATAAGCATGCTGAGTTTTCTAATTTAGGTTGGCATCCTTATGCAAATAATGAGGAGACTTACAATGCAAACTCTTCTTGGTGGGATGATGCTGGCCGTATGATGGGTCAGTTTACAGGTTTAGCAGGTACAGGTTTTGTTTCAGCTTATAGATCTATTGGTGATTTATTTGATGATGATGATTATTTTACAGGAACTGATTTAACATCAGCTTCTGAATTTGCTGATGCAATGCGTATTGGTAATTCTACAAGAGGTGGTTTTGGTGGTGGACTCAATAATTTATTATTACAGTCTGGTTATACAATGGGTGTAATTGGATCTATTGCTGTAGAAGAACTTGCCTTATGGGGAGCTGCTGCTGCACAAGGTGGTCTGAACCCTGTATCAGATGCGGCTGCTGTAAGCAGAACTGGTTGGAACATTGCTAGACTTGGTAAGACAATTGCTAATACATTTGATTTAAGTAGACTTACCAATGCAACTAGAAATATGTATAGAGGACTTAGATCTGTTGATTCAGCTAAGGATGTATATACAGGATTTAAAGCAGGCGGAAGATTTTTGGCAGATGTTATTGCTCCAGAAACTGCACAAGCAATTAGAAGTTTAACTAGTACAGCTAATGGTGCTCAGAACTTGAGCAATATGGCTAAGGTTGCTAAAACCTTTGGAGGCTTTTATAGAGATTTGAGATCTTTGAATTTGGCACTTGCTGAATCTAAGATGGAAGGTGGTATGGTTTATCAACAACAGTTGGCAAATGGTTATGCACTTAAAACTCAAATGAATAATGGACAGCCTTTAGATGAAGCTCAAATGAACGATGTTGTTGAAAAAGCATCAAGAGCTGCTTACTATACTACATTATTGAATGCTCCAACTATTTATCTTTCTAACCAACTTGTATTAGGTAATGCATTTGGTGCATACAATAGAACTTTATCAAGAGTACTTCAAGATAATGTTGAAGGTCTTGGTAGAAGAGTTATTAAAACACAAGGAACTAGAGTAGCCGGTAAAATGGCAACTAGACCTTTTGCTGATGCAGGAACGGGTGTTGTTGGATATTTGAATAGAATGAAAGCTGCTGGTGTAACTGGTAGTGCAAAGATGGCTGCACAAGCTTCTTTAAGATACTTTTCAGCAAACTTATCTGAAGGTCTTCAGGAAGTTGCACAGGAAGCTATTGCTGTTGGTACTAAAGGATATCACCAAGCATTATTAGAAGATCCAGCTTCAGGAGGTAGAGACTTATTAATGGGTACAATTTCTTCAGCTGTTGGTTCTCAGTTTAGTGCTCAAGGTTTTGAAACCTTTATGTCTGGATTTATGATGGGAGGTATTGTACAAGGACCTCAAAAATTATTCTTCCAAGGTGTACCTACTTTGTATCAAAAGACTTTTGAGAAAACAAAGTATGAAGAGTACAGAAAGAATAAGCAAGAATTTATTGATGGATTAGTTAAATCAATGAATGATACATATGAGGTTACTGCAAATAACCCAATGGAATCAATCTTTGATACCAACAAAACAAACTTAGTTACACAAAAGCAAGCCTCTGTAGATATGATGCAAGCTGCTTTTGACCAATCTAATTTTGATTTTGTGGATGCAAAAGACTTTTCTAAGTTCCAAGCAATCTACACAGTACTTGCAAATGATAAAGGTGGTGAATTCAAATCTCAATTTGAAGACTACCTTAAAATGACAGATCAAGAATTAGCAGAAGCTTTCCCTACAGCAAAATCTGAGGTTAAGTCAGGTAAGCTAAGACAGAGAATGCAAGATATGATTAGCAAGATTGATGAACTTGAAGAATCATATTATGTAAATAAATCTAAATTCAACAATCCTTTTGATGCTTCTATCTATAAGTTTGGATCAAGAGAATGGAATGAAGAGAAGATCAAACAAATGTCTTTTGAACATGCAAGATATCTTTACATGTTTACTGAAGATGGTTTCAAAAGAGCTGTTGAAAGATCACAAAAAATTTATGATGAACTAGCTGCTGATCCTATTGTAGGTAAAATGGCAGCAAGTGATATCACCGTATTACTTGATGAGAACAGTCTTCAAAAAGAAATTGCAACATTACTTGCTGAGATTGGAACTTTAGATGCAAAAGAAAATAAAGATCTAATTGATTCAAAGACTGCAAAGCTTGAAGGTCTTAACGGCATCCTTTCTGTATTATATGCAGAAGAGAATATTACCAAGGATGGTGCTTTTGACAGACGTAAAGTAGGTAAGTTAAGAGGAGCATTTGAAAAGTATGTACAGAAACTTGCAAAGAGCAATGATTCTTTCAGTGATCCTGATAAAGTTTCTGAGGCATTAAAGAAGATTGTAGACTACCGTGAATTAAAAGGTAGAGCTATTGCTTATAATAAGTCTATTGAGTACATGAACAACCCTGAAAGATTTGATGAAATCCGTAAGAGAAGTTATGACTTCATGAAAAATATCTACAAGAATAGAGCAGAGGTTTTCAGAAAATCAGTAAAGAGTTATGTTGGCAAGATTGAAATCAATCAATTCTTAAATGAACTTGCAAAACTGGAAGTATATCCAGATCCAAAAGAAGTTGCTGAGTTTATGAGCAATGGTGATGTAGAAGTACTAAAAACTTTCTTCACTGAGAATGGTGTTGTCAATCAAGTATCTGATGAAGATATCTATAATGAGATTCAAGCCTTAATCAATATTTACAAATCAGCTGTAACTCCACAAGCTACAGAACAAACTGCTGAAGAAAAGATTGATTCTAAAGAAAAGCAAACTAGAAAGAAAGACACTGCTGATATTTTATCAGAAGCAGATCTTGCTGAGGATACTCCTGAAGTAGAAATATTTGGTACAAAGGAAAATGATAATCCGGTTATTAAAGAGGTACTTGAAGAGAAATATAAAGAGTATGTAAACCGTCAAGCTAACTTAGGTCAAGTTCCTGTTCAAATGGATACTTGGGTTAATAGTGCTGAGGCAGCTAAGTATATTACTTCATATGAGGCTTTAAAGAAACTTTGGTATAAAGAACTTCAGAAGACTGGTGAGAAGGCTGAGGCAATTACTGGTAAGTTTAATTCTGATACTGGCTTTAAAGATTGGTTGCAGAAACAACAAACCAATGACCTTGTTAGAAAGGTGTTGAAAAGCACAGAAACAAACTTCTCTGACTTTGTAGAAATAGAACAAGACTTTGAAGCAGGGGATGTAGAGGATGCTGATATTGGAGATGTAAAAGCTGTTGGTAAAGTAATAGACAATACTTTCAATAGTGTGCAGATTGTTGAGACTAAAACATCAATTGTAGATCCTGAGACAGGTATGCCTGTTCCAGTTACTCTTTACTCTGTAAGAGATAAAAAGGGTAAACTATTGACTGAAGATAAAACATCTGCAGCCGGTGTATCTGCTGGTGCAACATTTGATAATATCAATAAAGCTAGATCAGCTGCTAAGAAACTTGATGATGTATCAGTTGATACTACATCATTCCCATTTGGTGGAATGCAGGTTTCTTATGGTGCAACTGTAACTGATAAAGAAGGTAACCGTTACATGGTTATTGGTACACCTGCTGAGGTTGAGAAAGGTAAAAAGCTTTTCTTACTTCCTGTAGATGAAATCAAACCTGGTCAATCTAAACAAGATAGAAACAAGTTATCTAAGAAAGTAACTGAGGTAGAATTTAAGAATGATTTTACAGTAGATTCTTTCAACTTTAGTAGAGTTCCAAAAGATGCTTCTAGACTATTGATTAATGAAGCTATTGAAGTTTATCCATTAGAAAATGGAATGGGTACTGCTGCAACAGAAGGTATCTTAATGGCTAATGCTAGACTTCAAACTATTTTAGAAAACTTAAGTCCTGAAGAGAAAGCAACTCTTACATTGGTAATCAAAAGAAATCCTAATGGTGGTAAATCTACAGGTAAAAAATATCAGACAAGAGATGAGGAGGGTAACTTTAAAGAAGCAAACCCATACATTAATAGAGTATCTGAACCATTTGCTGTAGGTATTGCTTTTGGAAATCAAGTTACTGCAAGTAGAATCAATCAGATTATATCTGAAAAAGGTATGGTCCCAAGTTCACATCCTGATGGGATATTTGCATTTGTAAGAACAGGTTCTATTCAGTTCTTAAATGATAAGAATCAAGTTGTTAATCCTTTGAATCTTACTAAGGAGATTATTGAGAATACCTTTACAATTTATCCTTCACAACAAGCAAATGCTGTTAACACAGTTGTTAACAATTTTGCAATTCAACAAGCTTTTGTTGATCAAGTTGCAGATAAGATGGAAGGACAGGATTCTGCAATTATTCCTATGACAGAATTTTCTGAGTTTGGATTTAATCTTGGATCTAGTGTTGATTTAAAGAGCAACCCAAAATCAGTTAAGGAACTTAAGTACAATACAGTTGATGGTGTAAGAGTTCTTTTAATTAATGATAGATTAAAAGACGGGACTATATCAACACGTATTCTTGCTGACATTGAAGACATTGATGAGAGAGAAGCTTTTGTTGAGAAATTAAAAGGTGATCTTGCTATTTCACAACCCGGCTTATTTGAAAGCTTACAGAAGTCTCAGAGATATGTTGCTATAATTAAAACTCCTAATGGTATTTATACAGGTGCTCCGCTTAAGAGTGAGAGACTTGATCAAAATGCAATTTCAGAATTAGGAAAAGAACTTGTTGCTGAAGGTATTAGAACTATCAATGCTAACTTAGAAGGTGACGGTTCTATTGAAACTAAAACTATAAAAGATAAAAACTTCAATGTTGAGTTTAACAAAGCATTTAATAAAAAGCTTTACATCACAACAAACATTGAAGGTTATACTGTTGAGATTAATGTTAACTCAGATGGTACCTTTAGAGCTGAGCTCTATGATAAAAAAGGTAAAGCTCTTATTGGTAGCTCATACTTAGCAGAGGGCCGTCAAGGAACTCTTGATTATGAAGGTCAAGAGAATCCTGATATCATAGAAAGATTATTAGATAATCTTCAGAAGAAAGGTATTGAGGCTAAGATCAAAGACATTGAAGCTCAAAAGAAAAAAGGAGCTAAAGTAGAAATCCCAGAGTGGACTAAGCTTAAGCTTTCTGTTAATAATGTAAGAGCATCTTTTGAAGAAGATGCTACTATTGATACAATTCTTGATAGCACAGTTACCAGTCTTAATGAAAATGTAAGAACTAATTACAAACTAAGATTGAATGCTGACGCAAATGTAATTGCAGAAGCAATGTTATTTGCTTCTACTTCTACAGCAAATACTTTTGAAAATTTTGTTAATACGGGTGTTGTTCCTGAAGATGTTCTTTATGATATTGCTAATAAGATTAAAAATAATCAAACACTAACAACTGAAGAACAAGCAATCTTTACAGGTAAAACTTCAAGAATTAATCAAATTCTAGTTGAACTCAAAAATGAAACTGCTGAAGAAGCTTATGACAGTGTTTTAGATATGTCAGATGAAGTATTTGAAGAATATGCTAAAGCAGACTTCAAAGAACTTCCTCTTGAGATGAAGCAGCAAGTTGCAAATAAAATTGCTAGAGGTGAAAAGCTTTCTACAAGAGAAGAAAGAATGGTGAAGAATGCTGTATCAGGACCAACCATTCAATTACTTGCAGGAAAAGCTCAAAGAGATAATAAAGTTGATGCTACAGCACAATCTCTTAAAACTGAATTGCAACAAAACAAAGCAAGAATAAAAGAGATTGAAGCTGAGATTGACAATGCTGAACCTAACATGGTTAAAGCAAATGAGCTTATTGAAGATAATGAAGAAAGAGCTAAGTTAATTGCACGTAACAGGGAGATTGAAAGAAAGCTTCTTGCTAACAAGATCATCAGTGAAGAACTTACAGATACTGAAGTTGCTGGTATTGATGAGTTTGTATTATGGGCTAATGATAATTTGCCAGACTTTATTAGTATTGAGGATATTAATAACTTAAGAGACAACCTTGTTACCAATGGTGTAAGAGTTGGTGCTTTTGTTCTTTCTATGAATAACATTGCTGGAGGTATGAAAGTTAAAGGAACTTTGTATACTGGTGCTAAATCACCATACAAATTCCATGAGGCTTTCCACGGTGTGTTCAGATCTCTTCTTACAAATGCTCAACAAGATAAACTTTACAAGATTGCTGAAGCAGAAGTAAAGAGAAAACTTGGAAATAAATTTGAAGAAGAATTAGAAAAGTTCAGAAATTCTGCAGACTCATATAAAGCTATGAGCAGAAAAGCTCTTGAGAAAGAGTTCTATGAAGAATACATGGCTGATGAGTTTGAGAAGTTCAAGAAGGATCCAAGATCTACTAAGACAGATTCTGCAATTAAGAACTTCTTTAACAGAATTATTGAGTGGATTAAATCTTTGTTTAACAGATACAGTCCTAATGAATTACAAGATCTATTTAGAAACATTGACTCAGGTAAATTTAAATCTGCTTCTCCAATCAACAATAGATTCACAGATAGTCTTGCAACAGGTGTTACTTTAAATGCCAATAAGATTATCCCAGTTGAATTAGTTGAAGGTGAAGGTGGTCAATTTGGATATAGAACTTTAGATAATGACTTTGCAAGAAGCATTGTGTCTTCTATTTCTGCTAGAGTAATTATGCTTGAGCAAGAAAACAAAAATGCTAAGTTCAATTTGAAGCAAGCTGTTAATCAATCTTTTGCTTTATTCAAATCTTTATACAGTACTAAGAGAGAAGCATATAACTATATGTCTCTTACTGCAGATCAAAAAGGTAATTTAAGAGAGATTGAAAAAGCCTTTACAGACTTCTCTGATTTTATCAAGGATGCTGTATATGACGAGCTTAAGTATTACGAAATTAAATCAAGAAACATTGAAGAAGACAATGACGCAATGGATGATGAGGTTGGAGACAGACTACGTACAACAGATCAGTATGATAAAGATCTAACAAGTATTGGTGGTTTCTCTGCTTTGTCTTCTTTCTTGAGAAAATATATTGGTACAACACCTATCACTGAAAAAGATGAGTTTGGTAATGATTATCTTATTGAACCACAGAGAGATGAGAAAGGTGAGATTGTTCCAGGCACTGGTGAGAAGTTAATGATTACTGTAGATTTTGCTACAGCTTACAATGGTTTCTTAAAAGCCGTTAAGAATCTTAATGACCCTATTCAAATTTTGCAACAGTTATATTTCTTTGGTATTAATAACCCACAGACAGAAGCTGTTGTAAATAAATTATTTGCTGACTTAGGTATTCAATGGGAAGGTCAACTTGAAAATGGAGAGCTTCCTCAATACACAAGTGAAGTAATTGAAAAATTCAAGGCAGGTGAAATTATTACCGCTGAAGAATTAAATCAAGGTGTGAAAAGACCTTTATTATTACAAGCTGTATTGAAAGGTTTTGAAAATGCTAGAGTAGATTACTTATTCATTCACAGAAGTTCTGGAGATAAAGTATATACCTATACTGCTGCAAACAGAGATGATGCTCATACACAAGTTGATAGATGGGGACAAGCTTATATTCAAAAGGCTAAGACTCTAAGAACTAATGAAGGAGTTAGAACTGTTGTAGTAAATACTTTAGATAAATTATTGAACAGACTTCAGTTTGTAGCGGGTGAAGGAACTACAAGTCAAAAAGCATTAAAGACTTTAACTGATACTAAGCTAAAAGAGTTTGCAGAACAAACAGCAAGAATTCTAGAAGAGAATGTAGGTATTAGCATTAGTCCTAAGTTCATTGAATTTAGTGTTGCTAAAAATATAGAGAAGCCTACAAGATATCAGAAGGCTTTGCTTAATGCAAATTCAGATGAAAGACCATTGAGCTACCAAGATGTTGTTGAGCTTAAAAAGATTATTGAAGCAAATCAAGATCTATATAGTGATTCTGAAGAAGGTGCTAAGAACAGACTTAGAAGAATTGCATTAGGTAATGCAGCCTTTGATGAGAACGTTGGATCATCTGTATTTAAGAACCCTAATGGAGACTTAGTTTATGCTCACCAATTACCATCATTCCACTTGAAGCAAATTCAATCATTGAATGATGTTGCAGGTGAGGGTGCTAAGATTGATGAGGTTAGAAACTCAGATGAATATTTATTGAATAACTTCTTGTTAAACAGTGAAGCTTTCAAACAGCTTTCTGCAGAAGGAAGATTAAGAATCTTGAGAATTGCCGGATCTAAAGTTGGTAATATAGACTTAGATGAAAATGGTTTGATGTCAGAAACATCTGGTGCTTCACCTTCTTCTGGTAAAACCTATGGTGATTCTACTCCAAGAGAGTTTATCATTAACTTGATTAATGCATACACCTACGCAATTGATCCATTAACTGGTAAAGTTGCAAGTGTGTCTTGGACTAAAGAAGATGGAACAATTGAACTAGCTGCTATTGCTCCTGTATTATTACGTGTACTTGAAGCATCTAATACAGGTGACATGATTGCTTTACCTGTGGTTAAAGCTGTGATGAAAAACAATGCTGGTAAAACTGTTCTTACAGAAACTGCAATAAACAGTATTGTAAACAATGTAGCTGCAGAGTTTGCAAGAATCCAAAAAGAATCTAATCCTGAGACAGCTACTCAAGAATTGCATGTTGGTTACAATGCTCTTGCAATTCCTAATAGTGAAACAGGAACTGAAGAAATTATTCCTATCAATGTTGATAGCACTAATGTAAATAAAGCAAGGGCCTTTAATTTCCATAAGACTGGAGTATTGTTAAATCCTCTTGGTCAAAAGAAAGAAAGCCGTCAAGGTATTGTTACAATTCAAACATCTGACATTAAGTTAGAGAGAATTCAAAAAGGAGAACAAACAGCTGTAGTCTATGACCAAAAAGCTGCTGAACAATTCATTGGTTTCACATCTGTTGGTGTTGTCAGAGATGCAATCATCAAAACTAAAGATGGAGAAAAGAATGTACCAATGAAGATTGTTGGTAGAGGTTTAGTTAGAGTAACTCCTGAAAACAGAGAAAGAATCTTTGAAGACCTTAAAGGTTCTATTTCCTTGATTAAAAATGATCAATTCAAATATGAGGTAAGACTTGGTACCAAGAAGTTCTATGTTGAATCTATTAATGAGCAACAGTTCTTACAGGGAAGAAAGCCTATGTATATGTATGAACTAATTGATGCTGAGCTTGCGGACTTTGAAGAGCAAACAGCAGCATTGATTGGTGGCTTTGATCAACAAGGATATCTTGATAAATTAACAGAAGCTGCACGTTCTCCAGAATATGCGGGTCTTACTTTCACAGAAGCTCTTACCAAACTTGGTATTAAAGAAGGTGAACTAAAAGCTTTCTTGGAAAACAGACTTAATCAAGAGTTCAATGAATTTAATATTGCATTGGATGAATTGATTGGCACTCAAGGTGGTTTAGGTACATTCTTATCTAATGGTATTCAAACTGGTAATGAAGCAGTAACTGCAGATACAATTAAAACCGGAAGACTTCTTAATATCTTACCTGAAGATAAAGACTATAACCTTAGACAGATCTTCTTTAATGATTATATTAATACAACAGCAATCAACCAAATCTTATTGGGTGATAGTGCCTATAGTTTAAAAGATGCTGTTGATGAGATTAAGAGAGCAAAAGCACAATCAGCATCTTACTATAGTGCTGCAAGTTCAATTGCTGCTCCTGAGTATGGTATTTACAAACCATTACAAGAGTTCTCAATCTTTGAAATGACAGAACCTTCTGTTAATGCTACGCATAATCAAGGTGAAATCAAGAATGCAGATGCTCAGTTATGGATGACTACAAAAGCATTCCGTAATTTCCAGTACGGTTTTGGTAAACTTAGTCCTGCTCAAGCACAATTGTTTGATAGAGTTGAAAGAGGAGAGGATATTACAGCTGAAGATATCTTTGGAACAGAGGAAGAATCTGGCTACGCTAAAAGACAAGAGATGCTTAACTCTCAAAAACTTGTGTATGCAGATGGAAAGACTTTTGTTAAGATGTCAGCATTCCCTCTTTTACCACAGTTTACTTCTATCAAAGATGAGAATGGAGAGTACACTATTCCTAAACCAAACAAGGTAGCTCTTCACAATTTAAGAGTTAAGCTTGAAGCATTTGAAAGAGAGAATGATACAGTTGCTGTAGCAGCTCCACGTTCTGCCTTGAAGATGATGCAGAAAAATGTATCTAACATTCATGGTGTTACAGGTACTGCCGCTCCTTTAACTAAACAACAATCAGTTACTCTTGATGCTAATTTCTTAGGATTACAAGTAATTAACCCTTCAAATAAAACAGTTATCACTGATCCTACTCAAGTTAAATCACTTGTGACATCAGAACAAAATGATGCAACTGAAGTAGTAATCAATGGTGAAAAGTTAACTCTTGGTGAAGTAAGAGCTGCTTATCACAAAGCAACTAGAGATAGAGGTAACTTGAACTATATCAACAAAAGAAACTTGGTATTCTCTTTTGATATTGACTATGCAATGGATGAACTTCATAAGAGTGTTAAAGAGAATGCAATTACTGCAGATCTATATACATACTTGAGATATGCTGAAGCTAGTCTTGCATCTAATGGTTCTTCAAGTCACTTGATGGAATTGTTCTCTCTTGATGAATCAGGAAATCAAAAGTATAACTTGAATAATCCTCTTACTTATGATAAGTTCTTGAACTTGTTCATGAGCTATTTTAGTAAGAGTGTATTTAATGAAAAGGTTCCGGGTGCTACAATCTCTCTTGTTTCAGACTACGGTGTTAGAATTTACAGACGTGTTCTTTCAGTAGATGAAAATGGAATGCCTGATAAGCATGAGATTATTACTGAGGCTCAGTATGAAGCAATGGCTTCTAAGCCACAGATTTTATTTAATATTGACGAAGGAAGCTATCCAGGTAATGATGAAAACTTAACGGGTCTTAAAGATGCTGTTAAAAAATCTAAAGGTGCCGGTGTTGTAATCATTGACCGTTTGAGACACAACATGAAAGAGTATAACTCAAAAGGAAAAGCAACTGGAGAAAAATATGGTGAGATGTTATTACCACCTCATCACAAAGAAGTAATGTCAGAACTTCAACAAAAAGGTAAGAGTATTCCTGATGTTGTTGGAAAGATGTTTGCTGTACGTATTCCTTCACAGGATAATCACTCAACCTATAACGTTAAGTGGGTTGACTTTATGCCTGCTGTTTATGGTTCATCTGGTGTATTTGCAAGAGAACTTATTGAGATATCAGGAGCTGACTTTGATATTGATAAGGTGTACACTCAATTCAAAGAGTTCTTTGAAAAGGGTGGAGAGTTCTTTGAATATGGTAAAGCCAAAACAGAAAAAGAACAATTTGAAGATTATGTACAATATGTAAATAAGAAAGTACAAGATACAGATTCTATTTACGGTGAAGCTTTATACAAGTTCAAAGGAAGAGGTACAACTAATTCTTTGACTGCAGAACAAACACTTGGTGCAAGATCACAAGGATTTACAGAAGATGCAATCAATGCATTGTCAGTTCTTGGAATGCCACGTTTCTATGCTGAGTACTCTACCTATAGAAAGAAGTTTGGTCATGAACCATATGCAGCTGCAATCAACAATGATATTCTTGATTACAAGTTTGCATTGATGGGTAATGATAATGTTACAGAAAGAAAGCCTTTGTTCTTAGATAAGAATGGAAATACTACAACTGTAAATACAGGTAAGCCAGCTCTAGATGAGAATGGTAAACAAAAGACAGCTGTTCCAATTTCTTATGAAGCTGCAGATATGGAAGTATTAAAAGATCTTTGGGATGAACTAAAGACAGAACTTCCTGAATGGGCCGCATTATCTGAAGAAGAAGGTATTGATGTAGATAACCTTTATGGTAAGCTTAGAATGTTTGCTAATAACAAAGAAGGATCTAGATCAATTGGTGCTGTAGTATTACCTAACTTGTATTTGAACTTACTTCAAGAGTATGATGTCAAAATAGAAAGCATAAAAATTGCTGGTGAAGAAGTTATGCCTCAAATTAAATTTGGAGGTCTTACATTCAGCAGCTTTAAAAATACATATGAGTTATATGAGAATGGAAGTCAAGGTCAAAGAACTCAATATATCTTATCTGCTTTAATTACTGCAGCAACGGATAATGCCAAAGAAAGATTGTTGGCTAAGCTTGGTCTTAATATTAATGCCCTTTCTGTTGTAGCAAACTTAGTAGCTTTGGGTGTTCCAGTTAAGACTGGTGTACTTCTTATCAACCACCCTGTAATTAGGCAGGCTTACTTTGAAGAGACTAACTCACCTGAAGATGAGCCAGTTACAGCGGCAAATATAATCAGAGATAGAATTGCATTATTACAATCAAGTTTCTTAGAGACTGAGGAACGTGGTAAGAGAACTTCTGTTACTCAAAATGCTTTGATGCAATCTATTGAGGCTCCATTAATTAAACCTACAGCAACTGCTGAGGATATGGCTAACCTTAGAGAAAGCGGTGAAGTTGATAAGATAGATATCATTGAAGAAATTTCTATTCTAGAACAGTTCTTAAATGCTGCTAACTTATCTAACACTACAAGATACATGGGTGATCTATTAAATCTTACTAATGGATTAGGTCAAGGTCTTGAAGCAATTGATAAAAGAAATGCTGCAGTTGAAAAGCTGGGACTTAATCTTTCTAACAAAGACTACGCTGCATTAGGTGTTGATAAACCTATGATTGATGCTAGACCTATCTTTAAAGGTAATACATGGCAAGCAGGATATCTTGAAAGATTTGAAGAGTTCACCAATAACTTATTACCTAAAGTTGTTCTTTCAGCAAGCCCTCTATTCAGAAGAGTTACTGATGAGATTGTATATCAAAGTACAATCAACAGCTTACCTTATGAGTTAAGAGATAGAGCTAAAACTAAAGTGGCAAAAGACTTTTTATCTTACTTAACTATTAAAGCTTACATGCATAATGGTATGGTAAATAATTCTCAGTCAGTTGCTACCTTAACAAATGGATTAATTTATAATCAAGAAGGTGTTGAGAATATCACTAAGGTTGTAGATAGATTACGTTCAATAGAAGACAATAAAAATAACTACTTCTTGAATTCCTTTATTATTGCTGAGAAAGCAAGTCTTAAAGGTAACAAGACAGGTTTGAACTTGGCTAGTGCAAATACATTCCTGAGATACAATGATTCTCAAAAGCTTGATATCCAAAATGGATTCATGACTTTATTTGCTAATCCATTGACTAGAGAAGATGCAAGAACATTGGTTAACTATATGATGGTTAAAGATGGTCTTCAGTATGGTTATAAATCACTAGTAGAAGCGGTTGCTCCAATTGCTCTTGACAATTACTTATCACATATTGATACAGTACAAGCTGCAATGGAAAGAACTGATGACGCAATATTTAAATCTACCTTTGGTGTTACCTTAGATGATTTGGTAATTCAATTCATGCAAGGCTATTTAACATCAGCTGCAAATGCTTATGTTATCAAAAGAGTTAAGGCTGCAATATATGCACCTGAAACTAAAGGTATCTTGGTTGAACCAAAAGTATACACAAAGAATCTTGCTGCTGCAAATCCAGAAGCTATCTATGTATTTGGTGATAACGTTGCAAAGCAAGGTAGTGTAGGAAATAGTTCTGTTAGAGGTTTAGAAAATGCCTTTGGTTTATTCTTTAAGAAAGATCTAAATAGAACTGAGTCTTCTTACTATACAAATGCTGAAGCTGGTGACTTCATCACAATATTTGATGAGCAAGTAGAGCAATTAACAAATATGATTGCTGAAGGAAAACAAGTTATTTTCCCTAAAGACTTCATTACAACTCCTGAACTTGCAGACTTTAAAAAGAATAGCCCGGCTGTATTTGAATATGTAAAGGCTAAGCTTAAGCAAGATCTTAACTATAACATTGATCCTAAAGCAAAACTTACTGCAGAAGAGAAGAAAGAAAAAAGAGTTGCAGATCCTGCAATACTTAGAGCTCCTGTACATGTTAATGCTTCAGGCTTGGTACCTAGATTGGTTGTAGACTTGTATGCTGGAATCACTAAAGTAGAGAGAAATGAAGCTGTATCAGCAATTAGAAATACTCCAGCTGGTTCAAAGCTTACTAAACAATTGGCAGATACATTCTCAAGAAATAAGAAGGCTTTAAGAAAAGCAGGTTTTAGAAATCTTATCAACTTGAAAAAAGGTTCTGACTATCATACTGAAGTTGAATTTCCAATGGTAATCAGACAGAATGTTGGATCAGACTATAAAGCTGAATACAAATACTACATCCTTACTAAAACTCAAAGCTTGTTCCCTAAAGCTAATCTGATTAACTTTAATAACAAAGCTGTTGGTAGTTATGCTGAATATGTAGAGGTAGATATCAAAGGATCAACTTCACAGAATCCAATTGGATTTATGTTTGGTGAAAGACCTACAACTAAAGAATTAAGAAACTTTGTTAATAGTGTTAACTCAAATGATCCTTTTGATGCAAACTTTGATTCAATTGATCTTGATGCTGCACTGGATGCAATTGATTTGGCACCTGGTATTGCTCTTTCTGCAAATGCTGTGGTAGTTGCAAATGAAAAAGGTATCCAAGTTGATGGTGAGAATATCAGCAAACTTGATCCGGCATCACAAGAGGTTGAGGCTAAGGATCTTGTAGAACCTGAAGTGGAGCCAACAGGTAATGAGGATCTATTTGATGAAGGTAAATCAATTGATATCTCTGCTAACTCATTCTTCTCAACACTTCTTGCTGACAATGATGCTGCGGAGAATAAATATCCAGAGTTAACAACTTGGTGGGATACTAATGTTGATGATCCATTTAGTCAACAAGCATTAGATAATAGAAACAAACTTAAAGCTCACAGAGATAATGCTGATATGAAGTTCAAAGTTACAGACTTAGATGACTTTATCCAGATGTTTGAAGATAGTGAGTTCACAAATGAACAAGAATTTTTAGATCACTTTAATAATTGTTATCTTTGATATATGGCATGTTTTAACAGAAATACCCAAGAATATAAAGACCTATTAGGTGCTTTCACTAGCAACATGCAGGTTGATGGGATAATTACAGCTTGGCAAAACGTAAATAATACAGAAGCTTTTCCTTCAGTTGCTCAAGCTAACCAGTTTTTAAAAGATAAAAAAGTTGCTTTTAGTCTGCAGCAAAGAAATTTTGCTGAAGCAGTTTTAGGTAATCTTAGTAGAAAGGGTTTGATTAGCAAGTATAATAACTCATACTATGTTAATAACTCAAATAGATCTACCAGAGCCTATGACGCTACAGTATTGAAGAGTAACTTAGATAAAGTAAAAAGATATCTTGATATTAATAACATTCCTTTAGATGCGGTAACGTTTGATACAACTGCAAAGTCTGTTAGAATATCAGTTAATGAGAGCATCTTTACTCCTAAAGATATGCTTGAATCAACAAGAGGTTGGGATAGAACTAGAAGTAGACACGTTGTTGTCCACTTAATGAGAATGTTTCCTAATATCAAAGTTGCTTTAGTAAGTGTAAGTAAAGCTCAAAAATATTATGATAGTCTACCTGCTTCTCAAAAAGCAACTATGCCTTTTGAAAATGTAAGATCTTACTTTGATCCAGTAGCAAACCAAGTAGTTTTAATTGAGGGTAGAGTTACAGATGAAACTGCAATTGAGGAAATGCTCCATCCTTTTACGGATGCTTTGTATGTAGATAATGGAGCTCTATTCAATTCTCTTTTGAATGAAGCAAAAGCAATGTTCCCTGTTTTAAATCAACAGATAGAAGATGCATACTCTGATAAAAGAGGGTTTAATCAAAAGCATAGAGACCTTGAACTTGTTACCCAGGCTTTGACAAGACACTTTAAAAAAGAGTATGAGGAAAATCCAACCAAGACTTTCTTAGAAAGAATCAAAGACTTCTTTAAATGGTTTGCAAGTATTGTAAACAACTTGCATAAGTATGTTACAGGAATTAATTTGAATGGTTTCAAAAGAGACAGCTCCTATTATATGGGAGATACTGCTCTTATGGAACAGGAAGAAGGTGTTGAGGAAGAAGAGATTATTGCTCCTATAAGAGAAGGTATTATTACAATTGATACCAAAGATATTAAACCAACAACCACATTGTCTGACATTGCCAGATTATTAAATACATCTGGAATTCAGTTTAATGCAACAGCAAGAGCTGATGCAAAAATTAGATACTCTCTAACACCTGAGTTACAAACAACAGTTGATTATGCATTAAGACAATCTAATGCAATTCAAGCTGAGGTAGTTAAAAGATTATTCCATCAAGCTCAAGCTACAAAAGAAGAAGTTGGTTCTATGGCTGCCGGTATGGAAGGTCCTATTGTTGTACTCAATGAGGAGAACCATGTGTACTATAACTTATTAGACACAACAGAAACATTTAAGTCTACTACAGAAAGAATCAAAGGAAAACTTTCTGAAGAAGATATGTTTAATAAGAAACTGAACATTGATCTTGGTAATGACTTTGATAAATTACTTCAAGGTTTGAGTTCAGATAAATCACTGGATGAAGTATTTTCTCAAATGAATATTCTCAATAGAGAACAAGCTGAGAAAGCTTATCTTCAGTTACAAGAAAATCTTAGAGAAATAACTAGAGGTGGTGGTGTTGCCATTCCTCAAGTAGTTGTTTATGATCAAAAGTCACAGACTGCCGGTTCAATTGATATTTTAGTTGTACTGCCTGATGGCAAACTTAGAATTGTGGATCTTAAGACAAGTAAGAACTCTGTTAGAGATATGGTCTTGAGTGAACAAGCTAAAGCTAAAGCTGGGTTACAAGGCAAGTCTAGATATGATCAAGAATACAAACTAGGAGATGACAGTGATTTAAAAAGAGCTGGTATTGAAAGTCTATCTACAAGAGCCCAACAAGGTATTCAAGTTAACATCTATAGAAGGATGCTTGAAAACATGGGTTATGAAGTTGATATGAGTGACATGGGAGCTTCTACTTTCCATGTTCAAGTTGGTATTAAAGGAAAAGATGCTCAGCAAGAATTTACAGGTGAATTTAGATCTGATGAGTGGGTTTCACATCCTGCAAGTCAGAATGCATTGTATGTAGATTTATTAGTACCTAAGAATGTAGATGCTATTTCTTTAGAGGATCTAGAGAAAAGTATTGATAGTGCATTGGATAATCCTGTCAATTGGGATTCTGAATTAACAGACTCTGAAAAGATACCTGAAGATACTGAGTTCACAGATCCATATGTAGAGTATGAAGTAATTACCCAGGCCCTGGAGAATTACAGAATGGCACTTACTACCAAGCTAAAAGCTATGGAGCAAATTAAAAGTGCTATCTACATGGATAGAACTAGAGAGCAGACTGAAGAGAATATCTTAAATGCTTTGTCTGCAATCAGTATGGCAATGGCTGAAGGTCCTAAAGCAAGAGCTGCTTTATTTACAGAACTTCTTAGAGATGCCTTTAAACAGATTAAGAACTTTACAGACTACGTAAATAATGTAGACAACTTTGATAAGCCTGAGTATATTACTTATGTTCTTAACTTCAATAGATTCATTAAAACATTTGAAGGATTATACTCAGTAAAAGATCTAGAGGGTATCAATGCTACTCAAAAATCTTTAATCTTACAGTTACAGACTCAATTGAATAACTTGGGTGTTAGTAACTCAAAACAAGAAGGTCTTATCAATGAGGCTATTACAAATTATGTAAAAGCACAAATTAAAAACTGGTCTACCAGAGATGACCTTACGGAAGATGTACTCAATGACTTGATGAAACATGCAAGAGATATTGACTACATGGAACTTGGTACAGGTGATCTTGCTACTTCTAGAGATACCATTCTTGCTGTTATGGATAAGATCTATAAAACTAAAAAGCAAGAGTTGTTAGACAATGTTGAAACAAGAAACAGAACAATTGCCGGGTTAGCATCAAGACTTCAGAAGTTATCTCCTAATAAAAATACTCAAGAGATGTATGACTTCATGCTTGAGTTTGATGATAATGGTGAGTTTACAGGTAGATATGTTCAAAGACTTGGAAGACAATACTTTCAAAAGCAACAACAACTCAGAGACAAACTTTATGATGAAAATGGAAATGCTTTAGAGTATAGAGATATTGATGATGCAAGTACTGCAAGACCTGAAGATCTAGAATTCAACGTTAAGCTTGCAAAAGCTAAAGCTGATTATGCTGCTTTCTGGGCAGCTGAAAGAGTAGGTTTAGATGATAAACTTATGGATGGTGATTTCCATAAGTATACTGATGAGTTCAAAACAGAAAGAGCTAAGTTCCAATACTACGTACCTGTAAATGGTAAAGCTGTATGGAGAAGAAAAGCCGGTGTATCAGATAGAGCTTATCAAGTTTACTTGGCCAAATACTTTAATGAGGTTGAGTATACTTATGCAAAGAAAGATCAGAATGGTAATTACACTGGAGCAATTGTAAGAGAGTCTGTTTTCCAAGCTGTGAAGCCTCAGTACAGAATGGCTAATGATTACAATCTACGTACTGGTGAGAGAATGGTTAGCGATAAGTATGAGAAGATTATGAATCCTACTGATGCTCTAGGGCAGACTCAAAAGGAATTCTATCTTGCTTATCAGGAAATGTATGAGAATCAATTACTTAGCAAATTACCTATGGGATATAGATCTCAGATGTTAGGTAATGTGCCTGTTGTAAAAGGTAAGTTGTTTCAAGATGTAAAAGCTAAACCAAATATTGTTGGTAAGCTTTGGTCTAAAGCTACAAGAAGTGTTAATAATCTTATATCAGAAACTGCAGAACAAAGAGGTATTGTACTTGATGAGGATGGTAACTTGGTTGATCAGCTTCCTATCTTCTATACAGGAAGAGCTAGAACTGATGAAGAACTTGCAGCAATTAATGCTGAGATAAACTCATTAGAGGAAAGAAGAAAGAAAGGTTTGGTTACAAGAGATTCTTATGATAATCAAATGCCTATTCTTAAAGGAAGACTTGCAACAATTCAGGGAAGACCCTCTAAAGGAGAAATAAATAAAGACATGGGCACAGCTCTTATGAGATTCAGTGCTATGGCGGAACACTATGAAACAATGTCTTCAGTTGAAGACACTTTCAAAGCATTCATTAAAGTTCTTGAACAACGTTCTTATCAACCTGCAGATCCTTCAGTTACTTTAGGTAAGTGGGCAAAAGGTAAATTCATACCTAAAGGAAAGAAAGGTGGAGCTCAAAGTAATGTTGTAACTAGAGCAAAGAAATGGATGTCAATGGTGTTCTATGATAATGATAGAATTACAAAAGGTTTCCTTGAAAAGGTTACGGATGGATTGATGGAATACTCATCTTTATCATATGTTGCCTTTAACCCATTTGGTAACTTTAACAACTATGCATTAGGTAGAATTAACAACTCTATTGAAGCATTGGGTCAAAGATTCTTCTCAGGAAAAGCATATGCCAGAGCTGAGTTTGAATTTAACAAAAGAGCTTTACCGGATCTTGTAACAAGACTTGGGTCTGTTGCTAAGAAACCCTTTAATAAAGCAGACTATGATCCAGAAGAAGCTTCTAGTAAGTATGAAGCTTTAGTTGATCTATACAGAATGATGGACTCTCAAGCTGAAGTAAGAGAAACTCAATTTGGTCCAGAGCCAATTTCTAAATCTTGGTTTAGAAAAGCAGCAGACTTTGGTTATGTATTACAAGATGCAGCGGAATACAATGTTCAGACTAAGATTGGTGTAGCCATTCTTATGGATACCTTAGTTATGAATAAAGCTACAGGTGATATGATATCTTTGTATGATGCCTATGAGTTTGATTCAGAGACAAAGCAAGCAAAACTAAAAGATGGTTATGATACTATTGTGACCCTTGATAGAAAGAATGTTGATGAAGATGGCAAACCTAAAGTAATTAAGGAGAAGAAGTTTACAGATGACTTTAGATATGAACTTAGAAATAAGATCCGTGAGGTAAACAAACAGATCCATGGTAACTATGCTAAAGATGACAGAATGGTTATTCAATCATATGCTGTTGGTAGACTTGCTGCACAGTTCCATAAGTGGGTTGCACCTGCAATCAAAGCAAGATTCCGCAGAGAATACTTTGATGAGAACTTGGGTTGGATGGAAGGTAGATACAGAGCCTTCTGGAAATTCTTAGCATTTAGTACTAAGAAGCTTGCTAGTTTTCAGTTTGAGTATGGTAAACATACTGAGCAGTTCTTGGAAGAATATGGATACACCGGAGATGGTTCTCAAAGAGATCAAAGAGCCAGAGATAAACTATTCAGCACTTATAGAGTATTAGGTGAAATTGGAATCATCATGGTAACAGTTGCTCTTAATGGTATTCTTGCTGCAATGTTTGGTGATGATGATGATGAAACAGATCATGAAAAGAGAATGGAAAACTTCTTGAGATATCAGGCTGATAGAACTTATAAAGAACTTATTCTATTTACACCTCTAGGTGCACAGCAGATCTATCAAATGTTTAAGTCTCCTATTGCATCTACAAGAACTCTTGGAGAATTTGGTGAGGCTTTATCATTATCTGTAATGACACCGCTTGCATATGTGGTTGAAGGTAAAGATGATTTTTATGCTGATTCAGATTATGTATACCAGAGAGGTACAAGAAAAGGTGAGCTTAAGCTTTATAAAAACTGGGCTGATGTTGTACCAGTAATCTATTCTATTAAGAAGTATCAAGAATTCCTTAACCTGACTAACTTCTATATTAAGTAAATTGTAAAGGGGGAGAGACAAGCCAAGCGGGTTGGAGCCCCGGACCCCTGTACAATCACTCTATAATAATTTGTTTGCTTTTAAGAAAGTCATATAACAGTTCTGTTATATAACCAATTACCCAAGCAGTAGCTTCTTCATCTGTTATGTTAATAGTTCTGAGTACACTTGAACTAAGATGAAATACTTCATGGGCTATTAGATTGTGAGTAAGCTTGCTTTTAACAAGAACAATATAATATTGGAAACGACCTTCAAGGTGGTTCTCAAATACACAACCTTCAGTATCTAGTAGATCTACTTTTGTGATATTGTCATTGACATGCTTGTTTATTATCTCAATGGAATCACCTATCAAAAGAACAACGGTGGTTTCATACAAGTCAATGGTAAACATGTGTGACAATATTCTGTTTTTCATATTATAAATTTTTAATATAAAAAAAAGGGGAAGTTACCTTCCCCTCTTGTTTATCCTTCACAGCTTGCACATTCTAATATATTCCTTGCAAATGCCTGTGCACTACTCATACTAAACTGATAGTAGAGAGTTTTAACACCTTGCTCATGAGCAAACAAATATAATTGATTAATGTCTTTTGCTGGGACACTAGGGTGAATCATTAAGTTTAATGACTGTGATTGATCAATATACTTCTGTCTTGCGGCAGCTTGAATAATGATCTCTTTAGGGCTAAGTTCAATGAAAGACTTAAACACAGCTTTGCTTGGGAAATCCAAGTGCTGAACTGAACCATCTTTCTTTAAGATACTCTCCCAAGTATCCGGTGTATTTAAACCATATTTCTCAAGTTCTGTTTCTAAGAAAGGATTCTTGTATACTGTTTTGCTTTTAGCAAGATCCTTTATGAAGTAGTTTGATTTGATAGGCTCAATACCCATTGATACTTGACCATGAATAAATGAACTTGATTTAGTAGGAGCTATTGCAACCAGGGTTGCGTTAGCATATCCAGGTCTAATTGAGGTAATCCCTTTAGTCTCACACAACATTTTAGATGTTGCATCAGATTTATCTTTGATTGTTTTAAAGATGGATATGTTAGCAAACTTAGCTTCCATAGATTCAAACTCAATTAGCTTAGATTGAAGGTACGAATGATATCCCAAAACACCAAGACCAATTGCTCTATGTTCTTTAGCAAATCTATGAGCACGTGCCATACCCGGAAGGGTAGCAGCTTTGGTAATGAACTCATCTATAACAGCGTTCAAGAATAAAGTGTAGGTTTCAATAGCATCACTCTTTTCAATCTCATCCCAGTGCAATAGATTCAAGGAACCTAGACAACATACAAAAGAATTAAAGCTGTCTGTAGGAAGTTGAATTTCAGAGCATAGATTAGACGCTGTGATCTCCAAACCCAATTCTTTATAAGGGGAATTATTATTGGAGTTGTCTTTGAACATGATGTAAGGGAACCCAAATTCATTTCTTCTTTGGATAATCTTGGCCCATACTTTACGCTTCTCAGGGTCTCCGGCTTTCATTTCTTCCAACCAGGCATCACCAACTGTGATACCATACTGAAGATTCTGAATTAAGTTACCCTCAGTTCCAATATCTAGGAACTCAAGAATGTCTGGATGTTCTACGGGTAAGTACGCTGCACATGCACCACGTCTTGCCTCAGATTGTTTACATACATCTACGACAGTGTCATAGATTCTTGCATAATGTACAGGACCATCTGCAGTCCCTCCTGTTGAGATTTCAGTACCACGGGCTCTGATATTACCCAAGAATACGCTTGTCCCTCCACCATACTTTGACATCATACCTATTTCACGACCTGCATTCAAGATGCTGTCAAGGTTATCATCTACGTTACTTCCGTAACAGCTGATAGGCAAACCTTTCTGTTTACCAAAGTTGATCCATACGGGTGTGGACAAACTGTAGTAACCACGACCCATATACTCTTCAAACTTCTGAGCAAAGCCAGGAATGCCGAGATATTTCTCAGCAGTCCTAGCAATGTCTTTGATTCTTTGTTCAGGAGATTCACTGATGTAACCTCTTGAAAGGAACTTGCGGCTTTCCTCATTAAGCCAATAATACTTAGAATAAATCATCTTCTGTAATTGCTTTTGATTTTTTGTTATAGTCTATTTGTTTTTTGTAAAAGAAGTCTCCTTCCTTAGTTGCGGTAATTTCAACCTCAAACCAATGTGTCTGATCTAAAAGATCTTGATCCACGTTGAATAAAGGCTGCATGCCAATCTTTCTAAGAGAGTTATTAAATCTATTTTTGATGAAGTTCTTGATGGTCTCTTTTGGAAGGAAGTCTAACTCACCGTTCTCAAAGATCCAATCCAGGATACCACACTCTGCAGCATACGCTTTCTCACAGGCGGAGTTAATTAAGTCCTCAAACTCTTGGTCAAACCACTCAGGGTTCTCTGCTTTGATGATGTTAATGATCTCAACGCCAAAGTTGCCATGGATATCCTCTTCTTTACTTGTGGCCTCAACCACATTTGAGATACCTTTAAAAAGATTCTTTTCCTTATTAAAGGACATCATAATAAGAAACTGGCTGAACAGACTAACGTGCTCAATAAACAATGAGAATAGAAGCACACTCTTGGTGTACATTTTATTGTCTTTGCTGCGGGAACCATCTAAGTACTTCTTTAGGTACTTGATTCTGTTGCCAATAGCCGGTATGTCAATAACAGTTCTGAACTCTTCTTCAAGACCAAGGATTCTAAGCAGTCTTGCATAGGCATCCTTATGTCTTACTTCAGACTCAGCAAACGTCATACCCACATCACCTATTTCTGTAATAGGCATTCTCTTGTACATGTCAGCCCAAAAGGTTTTAACATTAACCTCAATCTGTGCAATTGCCAACATAGTTCTTTTAATTACTTCTCTCTCCTCATCAGTCACTTTGACTCTAAAGTCATCAATGTCTGTAGTAAAATTATATTCAGTGTCAATCCAATACGAGTGCCTGATGGCATCCTTATAGGCTAATAACTGAGGGTACTCATAGGGCAAAATGTTTACTCTAGGTTCAAAAATGTTTCCTTTCATGCATGTGTTATTATTAATGTTAGAGAAAAAAAGCTGTGCATTATATCCCAAAAGATGTGCACAGCTAGTACATCTAATTTAGTAAAATTTAGTCTAGCTACCTAATCTTTCCAGAAAACTTTTATGAAAGAAAACTTGAAAAATAACAGACCTAGTTCCAAACCCCTGACGGGACTGTAACTATCATTGCTGCACAAAACGTGGCAGTTTATAAGCCTTAATCCTATCAGAGGCTCTGTAGGTAAGAAGGAGAATGAAAATTGATTGTGGAAGTCCACTTTGTCTATGCTCATAAGATTGCAAATTTAAAATATTTGATGAATTATAGTTAGAAAAAGATAAATTTATTTTGTATATTATAGTATACGACAGATTACTGTTAACCTATGTTTGTTTATTATGGTATCAAGATTAAGAACAATACTTACGTATTATGATTCAGAGCCTACTGAAGTTACTCAGGGGTTTATATGGATGATATTCTTCCCAATAATCCACACTATTGAGTGCGGTCTTAATTTATGGTTAGTAATTCCAAGTGTGCTTATAGGTTTAGCTTCAATTAAAGGAGCTTGTTCTCACACAGTTGCAGTAAGAAAAACATTAGGATTAGGAGTTTTCCTTTTTTCCATTGTGGTAATAACATACTACTTTTTGATAAAAAAATTACCCAGTGATGTAACTCATTGGGGCTGGGTACTAGTTTCACTTAGTGCCTTTTTTAATTTAAGAAGATTAACTAACCATTATTATTTGAAATACGGAAATGGCTGCAATAGATAACATAAGCACGGTACTTGTAACTTTGTTTACAGTTTTATTTTCAGCTGGAGCTTGGAAGTTCTATGAAACTAAAATGAAACTAAAGGCAAAAGATGCCCAAGATGAAAAAAATGATCAGAATATGTTTAGAGATGATTTAAGAGAAAGGGTTAAACGCTTAGAGCAACTCCTTCAAGAAAGTTCAGAAGAGAAAGATGAGATGAGAGATCAGATTCTTTCTTTGACCAAAGAGGTTAGTGAGCTACGTGTGAAAGTAAGTTTCTTAGAGAAAGAGAATGAAAGACTCAAGAATATCTAATTTGATTCTTTGCGTATATTTTTGTATATTGGTTATATATAAAACTAAAAAAATGATTAAAAAATTTCTTTACGGTGTTTGGACTTTTTCTTTACAAAAAGGTTGGAACTGGATCTGGTCTAAAACAACTATTGATGAACAGGCAATTGCTGTTGTTCAAGAAGTTAAGGAGAGAACAGAGGACGTAATTGAAGAATTCAAAGATGTCAAAGAATCTGTACAAGAAGTTGTACAAGAAACTAAAGATGTAGTTGATGCTGCAAAAGGTAAACCAAAAAGAAAAAGAAATGGCAGCAAAGAAAAATTGGATTAAAGGTGCTATTAAAAAACCTGGTGCATTAACAGCTACTGCTAAGAAAGCAGGTGCTGTAAAAGCTGATGGTACAATTAAAAAGGACTGGCTCAAAGAAAAAGCAAAAGGTTCTGGTAAAACTGCACAGCGTGCAAGATTAGCAATCACTCTTGGTAAAATGAAGAAATAATGGCAAAGGCAAAAGCACAAATGGGGGCAACTACTTTTAAAGCAAAGCCCAAAGTTTCTAGACCTGGTGTACAGGCTAAGACTAAAACTAGTAAGAACAAAAATAGTAAACTCTATAAAAAGCCATATAGAGGTCAGGGTAAATAAATTATGAGTGACTGGGTATTAGAAATAGCATTTCACTGGCCTCATGACAGGTTTGCTTTAGGTTGGGACACAATTGCTCCAACTGAAGAAGAACCCTTCTCTACTTTGAGAGTTTATTTATTATTTGTAACTTTAACTTTAGATATTTACTAAAATGAAAAAGATGAAAAAATATGGAATGGGAGCAGAGCTCAAAAACATTCCTTCCGATAACAAAGGTTTAGGTAAATTACCCACTGAAGTCCGTAATCAAATGGGCTACAAGAAAATGGGTGGTGAGAAATTACTAAATAAGATGACCATGGGTGGTGCTATGGATATGTCTGAAGAGTTTGTAACCAAGATGCGTAATGGTGGTGACACTATGAGAGCAACCTACAAGTACGGTGGTGCTATGAAAAAGCAGAAGTACAAAATGGGAGGTTATGTTGAAGAACCTAAGAAGATGCAAATGGGTGGATCTTCACAATCAAGAGTAAACGGGTACAAGAAATGAATATCTTAACAGACATACTTCTATTACTGAAGAGAAAGCAATACGTCAAAGGTCTAAAATCCAATGACGTTTTTGTTGTTGGTGTACATGAAGAACCAGATATGCTGGGGATTGCTTCACCTGTTCCTTATAAAAGTGTGCGTCTGGCAAAGGTTTCTGATGTAGCTAACATACCTTGTAATAAGATTTCTCAAGGTACAGTTACTCCTTCAAGTTCTCCTGGAGAACCAGGAGATATTAAAGTTGATTCAAATTTTATTTATATTTGTGTAGCTCCAAATACTTGGAAGAGAGCACAGTTAACTAGTTATTAATCATGGCCACTAAAAGTAAAGTAAACGCAGCAGGTAATTATACCAAACCTGGTATGAGAAAAAGTTTGTTTGAGAAAATCAAAGCAGGATCTAAAGGAGGTAATCCTGGACAATGGTCTGCTAGAAAAGCTCAGATGCTTGCTAAAGAATACAAAGCTAATGGCGGTGGCTACAAAACCAAAAAGTGATGGCAATCAAAAAAGCAACAACCAAAACAACAGTAAAGAAAGCGGCCCCTGCAAAGAAGGCTGCTTCAGTCATTTCAGGACCTGATAGAAATGAAATGAGAAAATGGGAAATTGAATCAGCACTTAGTACTCTTAAAAGAGCAGATGAAATCCGTAAGGATGCTAAGATGATGGGTGATGTTAAAAAGTTAGCACAAGAACAAATGAGTGTTCTTAAAAACTTTAGCAAGTAATGGCAAAAGCAAAGTCTCAACAGAGTCTTGACAGGTGGACCAAACAAAAATGGAGAACACCATCTGGAAAACCTTCTGGTGAAACAGGAGAAGTTTATGCTCCGTCTGCAACAATTTCCAAATTAAAAAGCACAGCTGCTGGTAAAAAGAAATTAGCGGCAGCTAATGCTAAAAAGAGAGAAGCTACTAAGGCAGGCAAACAATTTGCTAGTCATGGTTTACATAAAGGTAAAAAGAGATAACAATGGGACTAGATCCAAAAAGACGGTTTTATTTAGATGGATATGGACAGCATCCTGAATGGTATACTTGGCATTATGAAATGCTCAAGAAACTTGTTGATGTAAATACAAGTATTAATAATCAGACAACTCAAGGTTTGTCTTTTGATCCTACTGCTTCAGATTCATTTGGCCGTTTAAGAACATCTGCTCCATTAACTTTATTTGATTCAAGCCATAGATATACAGACAATCAGCTTTGGTCAACAGAGTCTGTGTCTGGTACAGCTGTATTTAACGGAGATCAAGGTTTAGTTGATTTGAATATCACAACAGCTGACGCTTCTAAAGTAATTAGAGAAACAAATAAAGTCTTTGCTTATCAACCGGGTAAGTCACTTCTTGTTTTAAATACATTTGTGATGGGTACCCCTCAAGATGGACTTAGACAAAGAGTTGGTTACTTTGGAGATAAGAATGGATTTTACTTAGAACAACTAGGAACTGATATAGCCTTTGTAGAAAGAAGCTTAGTAAGTGGTTCTGTAACAAATACTCCTGTAGTACAAAGTTCATGGAATGGGGATAAACTAGACGGAACTGGTGCTTCTGGATTGACTTTAGATTTAACTAAAGCTCAGATTCTTTGGATTGATTTAGAATGGTTAGGTGTTGGATCAGTACGCGTTGGATTTGTAATCAACGGTAAGTTTATTGTATGTCATACATTCAATCATGCAAATATCATTGGTAGTACCTATATTACAACTGCCTCATTACCATTACGTTATGAGATTGAAAATGTCTTAGGTATTACATCAAGCAGCACTTTAAAACAAATTTGTTCTACAGTTATTTCTGAAGGTGGTTATGAGTTAAGAGGTTTGCAACAAGCTGTTGGAACTCCTATCTTAACACCTAGACTATTTGCTGTAGCTGGTACATATTATCCTATAGTATCTTTACGTTTGAAGACTACAAGACTTGATGCTATTGCAATTGTTACTGCAATTTCATTACTTGGTACAGGAAACGGTAAAAGTTATCAATGGAGATTAGTAGCCGGTGCTACAACAACTAGTGGATCATGGACAGATGCTGGACCAAATTCTTCTGTAGAATATAATTTATCAGGAACAGCTGTAAGTGGTGGTAGAATCCTAGCTAGTGGTTATGTTAACTCATCTAACCAAGGATCACCAACAATAAACATATTAAAAGAAGCTCTCTTTGCTAATCAGTTAGAAAGAAACGGATTGACAGGAGTACCATATGAAGTTACAATAGAAGTAGCTGTAGCTACCACATCCGGTGGTGAAAGTGTTTATGCTTCAATGGACTGGGAGGAAGTAAGTAGATAATAAAATGAAAAAATTAGTCTTATTAATAGTATTAAGTAGTCTCTTGGCATCTTGTGTTGTTACAAGAAAGCAAAGAGAAAAGATCTGTAATGAGTGTAAAACTCATACTACAGAATATATCCGTGACAGCATCTATATAAAGGATACTGTGGTTTCCGTAGAACCTGATAGTTCTGCAATTGAAGCATTATTAGAATGTGATAGCTTGGGTCGTGTGAAGATTGTTGAGATGTCAAGTCTTCAGGGTAAGGTAGTTAATCTGGAGTTAGCTTTAAAGAACAATAGATTAAAAACAAAAGCCAAAATAGATACAATTAAAGTATACGTTCCAGGTGCAACAGAAGTACGTTATAGAATCAAAGAGGTTCAGATTGAAAAGCCTGTGACTATTTATAAAGATTACTGGTGGAAATGGCCTTTACTTATATGGGCACTGTTTGCAACTATAGTATTAGTGATTGTGTTTAGAAAAACAATATTCAGTTTCATAAAAACATTAATAGCATGACACCAAAATATAGATTAAGAGAAGGAGTAACTACCTTTATTGGATTACTCTTTTTGATTTCAGCATTAGCTATGGTTGTAATGAATCTTTTCTTTGAGAAAGACTTTGCAGCTTGGTCTACAATCATTCCTATCTCATTACTGGGATGGGTATTCTTGTGGGCTAAAAACTCTTTACTTGAGGGTATTACTTTAGGACTATTTAAAGTTAAAGGAAATGAAGAAGGATAGCCGTTTAGAAAAAGCCGGTGTAGAAGGTTTTAATAAACCTAAAAGAACACCATCACATCCAACAAAGTCTCACGTTGTTGTAGCTAAAGAAGGAGAGCAAGTTAAGACTATCCGCTTTGGTCAGCAAGGTGTTAAGACTAATCAAACTGTTGGTCAGAGAGAGGCTTTTAAATCTAGACATGCTAAGAACATTTCTAAGGGTAAGATGAGTGCGGCTTATTGGGCAGACAAAGTAAAATGGAGCCCAAGCAAGACTGCATCACCTAGCAAGAAATGGAAGAAAGGCAGCTAAAAATTCAGTAATTATTTGTATATTAATATATAACAACAACTACAATGGCAACATTTATACAAGAAGTATTAGGACTTCTAGCAAAAAAGAAAACAGTAAATACTCTTATCAAAGATAAAGATTACTTTGAGTTAGGTAGAAAAAGAGATAGCAAACTTGTAACGGGTGGTTATAGTCCGGAAATGGATGCTCTTGCTATTAAAGCAGAGGATCTTATGTGTGTTATGTTAAGTAACACATTACAAGGTGGTGTTAACTATGTTCCTATTTTTTCTCCTCCAATCCCTGGATCTAACTGTCCTAAAGGACCTTTAGTAAATTCTAAACTTTATCAGAATCCTAGTACAGGTACTCTTGAGTTTAAAGATGATGCTAAATTTGAGCACGGTGTAATTGACACTGCAGGTTCTTATGGTACTGCAGGTCAAGTACTTGCATCAACAGTAACTGGTGTGCAATGGGTTACTAATGGTTCAGGTACTGTAACATCAGTAGATGTTTCTGGTGGTACAACCGGTTTAACATTTAGTGGTGGTCCTATTACAGGTAGCGGTATTCTTACTTTAGGTGGAGTTCTTGCTCCTGCTAATGGTGGTGACCAAGTTGTAACAATTACTGCAGGTGCCAACGTAACTGTAACAGGATCTTATCCTAACTTTACTGTTGCTGCAACAGCTACTTCAGTTCCAAAAGCTTATTTATCAGCACAATGGAAAGGTACAATTAACCCATACTTTCCTATTCCTAATACAGGCTTGCCTGTAGAGATTCCTTTTGACAATACATATTATGCGTTCAATGATGGAGGTGCTGCTGGTATTGGATTTTATAATCCAACTCCAACTGAAGCAAGATTTGTAATTGGTCAAACTGGATTATACAAAGTTTCATTAAGCTTGAATCTAGATAATCAAAGTGAAACACTTGTCACAGCTTTGAGAGCTTTCTTATTTGACAATACAATTGGTCAAAGAGTGTTGCAGTTAATCTATGATGTCCCTGCAACATCTTCTATTGACAATTTAAGATTATACAAAGGTTCTTCAGACTTTATATTAACAGCATCACATGAGTATTCTATCATTGTTGATGCTAATGGTAGTGGATCAGGTAGCAATCCTGTTTATAACTATGCTGTTACTGATATCACCTTTGAGTCAATCAAGATTTAATCTTTTAAATTTAGGGGAGCATCCCAATAAGATGCTCCTTCTTATACTGTCTTTAATGTACTTAGAGGTCTTCAATTTTTTGAGGACTTCTTCCATTATATCCTCAAACAGTTTCTGATCAATCTCATACTGGTCATAGGGTATAACTCTTTGACCATGTTCATTTATAGGGGACTCTTCAATTAATAAATCAAAGTCAACCGGTGGAGTAGATGCAGCATATAACTCACGATAAATCTGCATCATTGCGTCTTCTATTCTTTTTTGTTTCACAATCTTACTAGCTTTCATTAACTACTGATATCTGGACTTTTTTAAGAAAGTTATCAAACTCTCTCTCAGAAATCCATCTGGGTTTTTGTAAATACATTACAGGTGAATGAACTGACCCATCTACTTTATAGATAATCACGGACTTTCTAATACTTCTACTTTTGTCTATATAGTATTTTACTTCCGGCATAATTCTGTAATCTTATCTTCAACAAGTCTTTCTTGTACTTTATCAAGACCTGTGCAATAGAATCTACCTTCACCAAACTTTGCTTTGATTTGGCTGTAAGTAAATCCGGGCTTCTTTATAAAGTCTTGGAATTGTTTATCCAACCACTCTGTAAATTCTGGTATATCTATACCAAGACCATAATGACCTTCTTCAAGGTGCTCCTTATACTTCTCATTAAATTGTTCTGATGTCATGTGTATGAAATTATAGGGTGTTGATGTTTTTCTAAACCACAGTTTACACACTTAGTAGCAGAACTGTTTGAAGGATCTGGTGTAAAAGCAGCACAAAGTCTTGTGGTTGATGTACCGGTGGTTATTGTAGTTGTTACTGTACTTTGCGGACAATGTAAGCACATTGAAGTAGTGGGAGAGTAAACTCTTTTACATTTAGGACACTCCCATCCTTGATTAATAAAATTGTAATTATACATTGTTATCTTTATTAGTGTTGGTTGGAAAATCTCTAGCTATCTTTTCATTGATAGCCTCAGCAATAAACTTACCTACAGTATCTTGAAATACTGCAGCTTCAATCTCGGTTTCAAATTCATTTTGCAATGCACCCCATCCTCTAATCTCTCCTACCATTTGAGAACCTCCATCATCATTTTGTTTGCTCCATAAATACTGACCCCATTGGTCATAGTAAACATCTTTAAGCCATTCTTTTAATGTCATTGCTCACCTCCTCCGTAGGTTTCGTTGTAGTATTGTTCACCAGTTATTGGTAATGTACTTTCAGGATAATCAATTCCATGAACTGTTCCTTTGTTGTATGCAGTTTCAATTCTTTCCTTCTCCATTTCTTTGGCTTTGTTATGCCCAGTAATAAAAGCATTTCTTTCTGAATTACTGAATGGATAAAGTTTCATTGCCAATTCTGCAACATCCACTGCCGTTTGTTGTTTATTGTTTGTCATTGCTTTTAAATATAAAAATTTATATCTTCAAATTTTATTTCAGTTATAGAATCATCCATAATTTCTTTATTACTATGTCCAATTACTATAACGGAATAATACTTACCATCCAATTCATACACTTGGTATGCGGAATCCTTAACCCATTCACCTTCTCCGATGAATTTTGCTTTATCTAAATCTATTTGTTGTTTATTGTTTGTCATTGCTCACCTCCTCCGTAGGTTTCGTTATAAGTGTATTCCTTTTGTTGTTCTGCCAAAATCTCTTTACCTCTTTTAGAGATAATATTATGTGCATCATTAATAAAAATGCTCTTAATTGCGTTCCATATATATTTCATTGCTCACCTCCTCCGTAGGTTATTGAGGACTAAGTCCACATTTATGTTTATGTTGTACATACCACATGATTCTAAATCTATATAGCACAAAGAAATATGTGTCAAATTCATTTATCTCATCAGTTGTTTTGTATATCCCTGTGTGATAAACTGACTTCGGTAATTTCACATTCTTTGCAGATTTAGGAAATATATTAAATGCAATAGAATGCCTCTTTGTTAATTGAAAACTTTTATACATACTCATCTTTTTAGAATTTCTAATACATAAATTGAGTTCTTAGTTCTGAACCTAATCTTATTCTTCTTTACATAAAAGAGTTCAGTAATTGCAGTGGTTTGCCATGTGAATGATATCCTTGGATCAAGAATCAAAGATCTACCTACTGCAGGTTCATCATATGCTTTTTTAAAACTACCATCAAAATTAAACTCAAGCCATTTAATACTGGTACCTCTTTTAGTTAAACCATCAGACTCTCTAGTGAGTTTATACTGAAAACGTTTAGGTACACTTAGTTTCATTTTGTCTTGCTCTAAAACTTCCGCTATAGAGTCATCCTTTCTAGATTTTTTATTAACTGTCATGGCCTTTGTATTTTACATATTCAATACTCATGTTTGTAACAACTTGCTGCAAGAGCATCATTAACTCCATAGCTTTATTATAGTCAAGATCTTTTTGATTAATCTTGGTTAGAATTTTAATGCCATTTCCATCATCACGTAATTTCATTACCGTGGTTTCTCTGACATGTTCAGACCATTCTTCTGAGTTACTGTATTTGAGTTCAAATACTAAACCCTTGTCTGTCATATATTCATGTAGAACATAATCAAATTTTCCTTCTACTAATACTATTGTTTGTTTTTCCATTGTTTCTTTTTAAAAGAGAGCCCGGATAGGACAGGCCGCTATCCGGGGTTGGTTCTCTCAGCTAGTTTAACCCTAAAACCTGTCTTTATTTTTCATGAGTCCTCTAATAATAAGGATGCCTCCAATAAGTGTTAATACTATCCACATTATTCAAGCATCATTTTAGAAAGCTCCATTGCTGCAAAAGTAGATTCAAAATCAACTTCTACTAAGTGGCTCTCATCAATCAAGACATCAAAGTCAGCAATCTTGATGCTGTCATTATTAGTAAAGTTATTATTAGATAAAAACTCTACAGTTATGAAGTCATGAAACTCCTTTGTATTTGATAACCAGCTTCTTGGATGTGTCTTTTTTAAGGCATGTGTAACGTGATTGTAAAAGGCCCATGCATTAGTTTGATCAACGCTGTAATCAAAGCTTGCTTTCTCCATTTCAGACTTAATAATAGTAAGCTGTGTAGGTTCAAGTATCTCATGTTCATAATACAAACGTCCTGCAAGTTCTGCTTGCTGCTTTTTAGATAACTCAATGTTCTTAAGATTGTCTCTATCTGCAAGGATACGTTTGAAAGTTTTCTCAGCATTCTTGATTTGACTAGAGATTTGAGAAATGATATCTAAATCTGCAGTACCTGTATGCTTTCTAGAGAAGTTCATTTCTCCACAAACCATTCCATTATTACAAACCATTACATAGGCCCCAATAGAACATTGGAAACGTATTGATTTGTCATAGGAGTTTGTCCAGGCAAACATCATCCCAAGCTCAGATTCATTATTGATTTCCGAATCTAATGTACTTGGTGTGATATAATAAATACCCTGAGCAACATTTGCTCCTTGATTAGCTCTAAACACTTCTTTGGTGATCTTGAAACCACTGTCAGTTAAGAGTTTAGTTGTGTTATCCATCACAAATTTATGTGATATAACTGTGTAAGAGTCTGCGTGATTAGGCAGACTGGCATTCTCCAGAAACATTCTGGATACTTCTGTTGGTTTTTTGTACCCCATGGTTTAAACTTTTGTTGTGTAAATATAATTAATTGTACTGTAACAAACAAATTAAAATATATATCTGATGGTATTTTCTTGAAAATACTGAGTGTATATAGTTTTAAATTTGTCAATGAGTTTGGATTTATAGGTCAATGGGTACCTCATTATTAGCTCACTATTCTTGATTTCTGAGCTGTATTTCATAAGCTCTTGAGCTAATTCTGAAGATCTGGCCATTTGTCTAGAATGATTAGTAAGTGCAATAACTTCACACTTGTTCTCACCGGCCACTTCTCTGACCTCTTTAAAAAGATTATTGTAATGTTCCTCCCATCCTGGATAGAATATAACAGGACTGTAATTACAATGTACTTCCCAACCCAAGGCTTTAATTCTATCTATGTCTCTGATTCTGCTTGATATACTTTGCATTTTAGGTTCCAGTATATCAGAATATATCTGAGGCATAAGGCTTACCCTAACTCTAGGTTTCTTATTGAAGTGATTTACATCTATCTTCAATAGACTAGGATACTTGGTAGCCATTGTAGTATTTAACCGTGGATGATTATCATATCTTTTTAAGTAATCTATCAGGGGTTCAGGTAAATGTTTCTGCATTAAGACTAAGTCTGTATTGCATGCTATATCTACCATAGTGTATATAGGGTCTTGTTGATCTGGTACCTTAGTGTATTCCTTTTCCCATTCAACTACAGACTGAAATATGTCTTCAACATTTGTGTTTACAAAGACTCTCTCACCATTATATCTAGACATATAGCAATAAGTGCTAACGCATCCACCAAAGCAACCGTATATTAGGTTAGGGGCAATGCAGTTAGCACTATTATTATTGTCTTTAGTTACAAGAGTCTTGGTCTTTTGAACCTTAATCACTTGCAATTATTTCTTGAATATCATTAATAGCAAGTTGGCACTCATGCATTTCAGAGCCACCTTCTTCTATTTCTGATAAAGCTAAATAGTAAATATCCTTAATGATTTCTTTCTTACTAGGATATTCAAGCATGCATTGCTGCACAAATTTGTATAAATCTGCTTTTACCATTTTGAATATGTAAATAGTACTGTAAAATAAAGCCAGCCTAAGTGAAGCTTAATGTCCCTTGGGCCTGTCTTTGAGATTGCAAATAAAGGCAGAGGATAAAAGTATACATATGGATACTGTCTCTGCCCCTGTTTCTTTTTATAAAAGTTGAAAGCTTCTACTTTAATCATTATTGTAAAGTCCTGAGTCCTCATCATCCTTCATCATTTGAATGAGAGCTTCTTTCTGTCTTTTCTTTTCTGCTTTTTTTTCTAAAGCTTGAAGTTGCTTTTCCAATCTATCAATACTTCCCCAAATAATACTTGCATTAGGATCTAATAACTTAATTTCAGCTACTATTTCTTCCTGTCTACCTCTACTATAAAATCCATGTTCAATATCATTAGCAAGATCTTGCAAGTGCATGGGAGCATGAATTGAAATACGTAAATCATAGTCTTGCCATTTTGCTTTCCAATCAATAAAAGCAATTCCATTTGTTAATTTCCTAAGCAAATTGTGCAAAGTCCAGTTACGGACTCTAACAATTGATTTGTCAGAACCAAATACATGTAAGAAACGTAAGAACCATCTTGGGCACCATTTTGGTTTAGCTTCATGGTCTAAAGCAAGTACTAAAGGATAGAGTGCTTTGAAATAGGAACCTTCTTCATTCCATATTTGTGTTCCTAAATATCCATACTTCTCAAATCCTTTTGGAAAGAAAATATAACGGATATCATCCAATTCTATACTTCTAGTGTAAATCATACCTTTAGAACGTCCTCTCCAGAACAAAAGACTTTTTAAAAAATCCTTTGTCTTTTGAGTGAATGTTCTCTTGTCTACTGCTTTGAACTTACTCATAACTTAAAAGCTTTAATTGTTTTTTCAAATGGATTACCTGGTAAATCTTTTACAATTTGTAACATCTGTTGTGCCAGTTCTCTTACTTCTTTTTGTGCGTGTTCTGAATTACGCAACTTTAGGAAGTGATAAAAGCTTCTCCAGTTAAACATAACATCCATGGTGATCTGTGAGTTAAAAGTTTTAAAGAATCTAGCAGATTCCTTAGCCCTCTTTCTACCAAGAACAGGTGTTAGATCTTTAAGACATGCATGATAAAGGTAATTTGATATCTCAGTAAAATCTTTCATTACCTGATACCAGTCATCAGCATTTACCTTCCAAGATAATTCATCATCAGAATTTTCATCATGTAAATACAAGTCTTCTGATAACGGGATACCTTTAAAGTCTTCAGGTAAATACATCTTGTCCTCTTTTAGTTCTTTATATCTAGCAGACTCACCATTAATAGAAACTCCAATACGGTGTTTTAATAAATGAATGTGAGTAGCTTGATCTACAGTGACTAAAAAGTGTAAACTAGATTTCTCAAATGGAGTATGATGACCTTCTGAGGCCAACATGTCTAGAAGTTTTTCAACTCTTTCTAATTTTTCTTCAGATAAATCTCTGGAAGTGCTGGTCCATGCAGATTGTGCATGAACCAAATCAGTTCCATAGAATCCTAAAAGTTCTACTTTATTCATAAAATTCCTTTTTCAATTAAGATTTCTTCAACTTTAATCCAATCAACAAATGGTCTAGGTGATACTGATAAGTCTAGTTTTAAGGGACATCCCAAAGCAGAATCATCAATCATAACTTCAGCATATGACTTTGGACTTGTTGTCCAATTCTGCTGAGTTGGATTAGACTGAATTCCATACAAGGGAATATCATTCTCTTTAAACCAGTTGACAGCATCTGTTAAAAAGTTACCAGTTACATCCATAATAGTAGGATCACCTGTTGCTTTTTTTTTAGATCTGTCAGCTCTCATAGTAAATAGAATTAACTGGTGACCAGCATCAGTTAACTTTTTTAATACCGGTACTGCACCAATATCTTTTCCTACGTGTGGAAAGTCATGGGATACAACTGTTCCATCAAAGTCAATGTTGAATGTCATATTACATTTTCTTTTTCCAGAATCTCTCTAACAAGACTAATAAGCTTCTCAAGATCTCCATCATTGTTAATTGTGTAGTCAAACTCAAAGCCATCTAATGCAGTTTCACTTACATGATAACTTAATGGCATTTCTTTGTATACTCCTGTATTAGGATCAGTATAACCATGGGGTCTAACTACTCTAATTGTAATACCGTGTCTTTTTTTAACAGCTTCCAATTCATTAGGAAATCTCATGTCTGTAATAATCCAATGCATATCTTCTTTGAAGTCAGCAAATAGAGCATTGACCCATACGTTTTGATGAAGTCCATTTCTCATTGCTTCTGTTCCTAGTTTCTGAAGTAAGTCCCTAACGCTCATCATTTCTACAAATGTGACATCCTTGAATGGCTCAATTGCATTTAATGGATTTGATTTAGTTTCTTTACCCCATTCAGGACCCAAGATAGTTTTCTTAAACTTCTGGTCCTCAAACTTTTCTATAGAGATTCCGGTTAGCAAGCTTGCAACAATTTTTAATTTACCTGCAAACTTTCTAATGTCCCAGTCAGCACCGTTGTTAGTGATTGCTAACTGTCTGATAATGACACCAACAGTGTCTTTACCTGCACCAATTTTACCGCTAATACCTATGAGTCTCATTCTTCTCCTGCTAATATGTCAAAGTGATCACCAAGACCTCTAACAACTTTACCAAGTTGCTTGGCCAAGTTCTTTACAGCTTCTGGTTCCAGAGAGTCAATCCATTTGTCTTGTACCTCTTCAGGGCAATCTTCAAAACAAGTTGGTTCACGCTTCTCTTCATCTTCAAACTTGTGGAATATATAGATCCCACTTAAATTTCTACGGTTGATTTTTTGTTCCATTTACTTTTTTATTAATTGTTTCAATATCCTTAAGGATTTTGTCAAGCATTTTTCCCATTTCTATTTGAGTACTATGCTTGCTTTTAGGATTATATAGTTGACTTAGTACTCTGTATTGAGCATTTAATTCAACTAATGTATTAGATATAGAGGATTCATAGTCAGTACGTAATTTAGCAGCTGTCATTAAATCAAAGTCAACACCCATGTGAATTGTCTCATGAATTGTATTTTGAATTAGATCTGCTAAGTTAGGATCAACGTTAATCCCAACCATATTTAAGGCTACTACAACATGGTTTTTAGGAAGTTTTGCTAGTGTGACCATTTAATTTTCTGTATTGAATTTCTTTTCTAATAAGATCTAAATGCCAATCAGCTCCTCCGTAATCTAATACAGCTTCAAGATGATCATCTTCCATTTCACATAGAGGTATCCAGTGCAATGGTTCTTTACCATCAATTCCCCGGCTTCCTCTAGTTGCATACTTTCTTACAAGTTCAAAGTCATCATCAGCATATACTGCAAAGATTTTGATTTTATTCATATCTTTTGCACCATATCTAAGATAAGCTGTTCCACCGTCTGCCATAGCTTGGTTAGGACAGGAACAAGTCTTATAGTCATGTCTATGGTAACTTACAATTGTTTCCATACACTCTTGACAAGTTACAGAGTTGTATACTAGTTGTTTATCTGTCATATTTACAATAATAAAAATGATAAGATCATCATAGTGCAAAGGTAAAGAAGTAAGTAAAGAAAACTTTTGAAGTTATCTTTATCAAAGTCATGCATTTGCATTATTTATCTTTTACAAACTGACCGTTGACCATCTTACCGGTCCGTTTACTAATAACATTATAAGCAGACTCTAAACAATCCTCAAGTTTGAGGTTTTGCATTTTAGCCTGGATAATAAGTGTGACCATAATATCTCCCATTGCATCAATGATTTCTGGGCGGTCATCTGTGTTTACTGCTCTACAAAACTCTGTAGTTTCTTCTAAAGTTTTTAGAGCTTGAGCCATAGGTGTAGCCTTGGACAAGATTCCCTTGTCCAAAGCCCACTGCTCTACTGCGGATTCTAATTCTGAGTAGTTCATATTAAAATAGAGATAGTTGATTTGCTGATACGTTCATGATATTGTTAATTTCAGATTCAATAGCTTCAATGTAATAAGACTTGTCAATACCATAGCTTTCCCACTGTGGTTTAACTTCTATCTTATTAAAAAGCTTTTGCATCCATTTACCAGCTTCTAACTGGATTTGTCTTCCGTCTACTGTATTTACTTTGATTATCTTAACCTCTTTATTACCACCTACTTTAGCAACATAGTATCTGTTGATCTTCTGTAGGTCTTCTTCATAGTACTCACCATTTCTGATTGCTTTAGCAACTTGTTTCCATTCACCTCTAGATTTACTACCAATGCAATAGTCTAGAATGTTTTTGTTCTGTTCTAAATAATCATGAGGGAGAATATCATGTATGAAATAATAGTAGATAGCTTTAGGAATAATTAATTTGGATTTGTTTTTATGAAGAGCTAGATCATAGAAGTCAAATCTGCCTTTAAGTTTAGACGGTGCATACATAAACTTATCACCCTCCACTTTAAACAAATAGTGTGGGTACTCTTTCTTAATGTTTCTCCAGGTAGTAATATCTACTTGCTTGAAGTTATTCAAACCAATATAGTTATTAACATCACCAAGTACCAATTTTTGGTACTCATCATGCTCAAGAGAAAGATTAGTGAGTTGTTCCCATTCTTCACAGATTTTCATATACTCATCCATATAAGTTCTAGGAATCCTTGTCTCAATACCATCTGTATTTTGCATTAAAGCAACTGCATTTGGTATTCTTTCCATAATCATTTCATATAACATCATCAGACTTAGCTGACCGTTAATTGTAATTCTCATGGTAAGTTCAGGATCATAAAAGAAACTATCCTTATCATTACTCAAACCAAAGGTTGAGTTCAAGATAATTTTGTAAACATAATTCATTGGGTCCTTCTTAGGAATCTTTTTTCTTTCCTCAAAGAACCATTCATACTGATCACAAAATTGTTCTGCTGGAAAATGACCGGGTGACCATTTATTCCTGATAACAAGATTAGGATAAAAGGATGTAACATCTGAAGACATGATTACAAATTCATCATCAGACTTATAGATGCCTGCTTTTCTTGCACCATGAACACCTCCTAAACCAAAGTGTGTTGTAACACCTTTATAGTTAACGGAGTATTTGAAACCACCTTTCAAATTTTCTGGACTGAGTTCAACAGCCCGGAATCTTTCTAGAAGAGATTTAAATTCAGGTGAATTGAATTGGACATAAGGTAAGATAATATCTGCCAGTTTGATGCTACTGCGGTAGGTTCTCATTGCCTTGATATCTCTCTTTTGTATATTAAGTTTCTCTGACATGTAATAAGCAAATAGTTCTTTACTTATCCGTGGTTCAGAGGCACTATACAAATTGATACCATATGTCTTGGTTAGTTCTTTTCTTAATCTAATTTGTGATTCAGATCTTTTAAATATTTCTTTGGTGGATTGTACATCATTAATACAGTACCCCACAATTGTGTCTAGCTGTTCTTTTGTTTCTATCAAAGTATTATGATGGATAGGCATTTCTAAGATGTTCTCCCAATCCATACTATACTGGATCCATTTTAGACTGGATCTTTTTGCGGGATTATCCCAATGATGCATTTTAAATAAATCAATCTGACCTATACACATCTTCCATAATGGATAATCCTGGAATTCTTTTGTGTCACTTTTAGCAATACACTTTGCAGCATACTGATAAATAATCTCAGCAATCTGGCAACCGCCTAGATTAACCCACAGAGGATAGTTTTCTATAATATAATGAGTAACTTGACCATCAAAGGCCAAACCATTATAAGATATATGCCACTCTCTGTTCTCTTCATTCTCTTTTAAGAATCCTATGAAGTCTTCAAAGTCATTTTGTAAATCATGAACAATGAAAACTTTTCTTTCTGAGGTCTTGTAATGTTCAAATACTGCAACAAAGCAATTCCTCAATGTCTCATAATCCATTATCCAATGATTCATTCTTGCTTAGATTTTTATATTTCTGTTTTACATTTGAAGATAAAGGAATGGGATCTCCATTCTCATCAATTCTAACAAACCTTATATTGGTTGATAGAATAACAACCTGATTACCTGAATAAACATTGTGTGCTCTAGCTTCCATGTAGAAGGTCATGCTGGTATTACCAACATGATTAACTTCTCCATAGATTTTAATTAGCTGTCCCTCTTTGGCAGGTTTTTTAAATATGCACTTATCAATCATAACCGTAACCATACGTGGTGTATCACATACTTCCATGGCAAATGCTGCAGCTGCTGCATCTAACCAGGCAAGTAGCTTTCCACCAAATAGATTTGCGTGAAAGCCTAAGTCTGATTTTTTAATTGGGTGTGTGGTTATTAACTGCATAAGGAAAAAAAAAGGGATACAATGTACCCCTTTGATTATGGTTTCACAGGAATAAAACTTAAGGCATTATAATGCTTGAAGTCTTAGTTTCCTTTACATCAACAAAGAAAGGGGCAATATCAAACTGCTCAGCATTCACTGCAAACATATAAACAAATTGTACAATCTCTTCTTTTTCTGTAATATAAATTTCAGAAAAAGTTTCAATCTGCAATCTTTGCTCTTTTACAGTTTTACCTGTCTCCATATTAGGAGCTTTAAGTCTGATTGGTTGACCATTTTCATCAAGTCTAGGCACCATGTGCATAGCTTGTTTCTTTACCTTGCTGATAACTGCAAGTATTCCAGATGTAGGATCAAACATTGCCTCTACATAGGGACAATCTTGAGTAACTGGGATCATACTGAAGGATTTTACTCCTCTAAATGCTGAACTAATCAGCATCATGTTTGTTCCAAAGGATGATTTTTCTGCCATTGTTATTATTGGTTTTGCTTCAAAGATATAAATTTATCTTTTAAAAATTGCAAATCTTCAGGGATTTTTTCACACAGTGTTTCTTTAACTATATCAGGTTTACTACAAACTTCATAAACTTCTTTGATTAACTCCACGTTGACTCCTAAACTTTCTGCATATACTTCATGAAATCCAGATGGATTAAGAAAACTTTCAATATAGTCTGAAGCTTTACCTTTAGAACCAAAGTACTGCAAGATTTTATTCTTGGTACCTATTGATATCTTAGAGTAATGACCTTTAGCAAACATCATGTGATCATGCTTGTAAGTTTTCATGTCAAATACATAAGCTTGTTTATTACCAAAGTCATGATAAAAATCCAATAGACTATGGTTTTTCAGGTGTTTTAATTCAAAGTTTTTAAAGTCAACTGTCTTTTCAGTCTCGTATACACATATAAGTTTGTAGTCTTTGGTATCAAAGAGTTTATCCCAGCAGATGTAAGTATCTGCCGGGACATACTCAAGGCCTTTCCTTAATCCTAATAAAGGATACAAGAAGACTTTGCTTTTTTGAAAATACTCTGTGTATACAATTTTCATATTACAACACTACTTTTCCAGTTATAAACTCATAAGGTAGTTTATAATTGTTGTTTGTGTAATGATAAGCAGCTTTACTAATTACATTTCCAAACTCTTCTGCCCAATTTGCTAAAGTTGACTGAGACACATCAAAAGGATATACCTGATTGTAACGGTCAATTACCACAAATTTAAACAAAATATCATAATCTTTCTTTTCTTCAGGAAGATTTTCATAAACTAGTTTGCAGTAAATAGAAGCCTGGAGCCAGTAATTATAGAAGTCAATGCTTTCAGGAAAATCAGCAAGAGCTTTTCCGCTAGTCTTTAAGTCACAAATTGTAACTACTTTAGCTTCATCATCAATCTGATAGAAATCAATGAATCCTTTTAAACCAAATGGTAATTCATCATTCAAATCACATTCTAAGTATTTCTCAGCAAAGGTTTGAATAGGATCTAAGGCAAAGTCAGTTTCCTTCTTTGCAAAAAGAACCTTGACATCTTCATTATCCATTATGATCTGAGCCTGCTCTTTGCATTTAGCAAGAGTGTCTTGATCTATAACATCAACCTTTGGATTGTTAATGAACTTCCAATACTCTAAGTTTTCATCACACTGAATCTTAACTACTCTGGCTGAGTCTTCTTTAAGACTTTGATACAGATTCTCTTCTTTTAAGATCTCAAGTATCTTTTCTTGAAGACCTTCAGACATAAGATCAATGTCTGATTTATCCGTCATTAACAAGCTTTCTGCTAGTTTATGTAGGATCTTTCGGACATTATCAGTTGGTGTTTTTCCAGGTACAATCTTAAACTTCTCTTCCAGTTTCTGAGGTTCAAAAACTAAGCAGTGAATAAGCTTACCTTCAATTAAATGTTTATCTAGCTTCTCCTCTTTGTCTCCTAGAATATAGTCTCTATAAAAAAGAGATGGAGAAAATAATAGCTTATTCAAAGATGAATAGCTGAACTTGAACGGCTTTGAGTAAAACTCTTTTTCTTTATCTGTCATGGTTTATTTGTTTTAAAAAGAAGGGAGTGGGGAGATCTCATTAAGAAATCCCCCCATCAATTATGGCATCTCCCTAAAAAGGTAAATATGAAGTTTCCTTAGTTATAACATCAATACCTAAGTCATTTTTCTTCATCATTCTTTCTTGAAACTGTGCTTTAAGTTTTACATCTTCTAGCTTGATATCAAAAACAGACTCTTGGTTAAAACCAACAGATGTTACAAGATGCTCAAGCATTTTGACTGATACAACTTTGAATGCAAATTCAGTTAAGAAGTTTTCCTCAATAAGATTTTTAAGCAATCTGTCATAGTAGTGAACATTAAGATTACCATAAGGGATGAAGTTATTAAATCTCTTCCTTAAAGTTTTAACATTCACACTGGTCCAGTTAGAACTTCTATCCTTGAGTGTGTGATGGTGCATGTAGAATAGCAAAGCAATAATGTCAAATGATTTTTCAACATTAGAGTTAGCCATCATCTCCAATACCAAATTAATATTGTCTGTATCATTACTGTTAATCATGGTAACCAAGTTGTTATACTCAGTCTCTCCAAGAATAATAGAATCTTCAACAGTGACACCACATAATGCAGTATCAAATATTAAATTCTTAGCAGCTAAAATGCTCTTTAAGGCCTCTTCATCAGAGATATAAGAAGCTTTGTCTTCTACTGATGGTATTTCTCTAGTGATATCATAAGCAGTGGTGTTGTGAAAACTCCAACTCATATTGCTTTTAATACTAATAGCAATCTTTTCATCACCTTCTCTAATACTTTTGATGTATTCTATTGCACGTTCAGTACTTGCAGTATCCCAGTGATTTATTGTTTTCTTATAGTATTCAACAAATGCATCAAACATAACTGTATCAGTCCACTTTCTTTCAAGAAGTGAATCAATATAATCACTGGATATAATTTTGTAATCAGCTGTTTCAGAAGTTCTTACTACAGATAAGTTGTACTTTTCTTTCAGAACATCTACTTTATTTCTAGGCAATACCAGCTTAGGATATCTGTAAATAGTTTTATCTTGTAAAGATATCTTATTTACATCAAGTGTTTTAACACTATAGTGAAGATTGCCTGTATTTCCATGTCTGAAAATAATTACAGGCTTTTCAGTTTGAGGAGCATTTACATGAATTTTATGTGTACCTGCCTCAGCCTTTATTTCTAATATTAATAAGAATGATTTCATTTCAAATATTGTTGGTATTTAGGTTTTACAGATACATTAAATACATATAGATCTCTGTTGTAGATTGTAATTTCTTTTCTGCAAATAGGTTCTAGATATTTAAAAGACTTGGTGTCTAATATCTCATCCTTCTCTAATTGTAGAATCATACCTTGGGCATCCAGTCTAGAGTACTTGTACTTAAGATTGTTTACCCAGAACTGCACATCTTTGTTTCTATTGAACTTATAAAGATTATTATCAATCTTTTTCATTAAAGCCCATAGTAGATGATGATTCTTACCATTATCAATGGTAGGTAATATCTTAGCAACAATCTCAGTATCCTCATCACTGTAACTACTAATCATATTTTCAACTGTTTCAAGTAAATCTTCAGTCAGTTCTGATGTACTAGTAGCAGAATGCATCAATGTATCTATATTAATAACTCCTTGAAGAGTACCTGCCTCTAATGCATATGCAATATTAAGAGCCATTCCGGTTATCATCCAAGAGTCATATAGATTTGTTGTATTACAATTCCAACTGTTAACTTTCTTAGCCCATTTGTCATCATAAATACACTCTAAGTTAGAGTTATCTACAGTAGGTATTCTACCTGATGTATTATCTATAACATCATAATTCCAAAGTTTTGCCAAAAGAAGAGTTGACTTGATTGTTTCAGAATTATTAAGAGGTTCATAAAAGTCTCCGTGACTAATAATAAAATCTGCTTTTTCATAATCCCCAACAATTACAATGTCATGCTCTTTGGCAACAACTTTAATTCTATCTAGTGATACGGGACATTTAGGTAATACAAAAGCCCGCTTCAAAGTTTTCCAACTAAATGTTGTCTCACTTAAAAGTTTGTCTTTTATATACTGATATTTGTCCGGATCTTGAACACATAATACTGGATCAACAGTGTCAAGATTTGAAGAAGATAGCACCCCATAAATAGGGGCACTATCTAATCCAAAGTGTTGTAATACTGTTTGATCTAAATCTTGATAAACAGATTTACTTGCCATTACTTCATTGTCATTTTGATGATATCTGGATTCATCATCATCTTGTTAAACTTCT